TTGAACTAATTCTTCAGCTTTCTTCTGATCAATACCTAAAGTCATTTTAAGAGCATAAGCTTCCATACCGTATGCAATACCTAATGAATAAGCTTTTGCTTTATTACGAGCAGGAGCATCTAAGTTCTTAAGGTAGTTGGGTGCTTTCTTGTCTGCTGAGACTCCGTTAGGGAATCTTTTACGATCCTGATCTAATCTTTCAGTTTTAATAGCAACTGTAGAGTAGAAGTCCCAGCCTTTGTTAAAGATTTCCTGTAAAGCAGTATCGCCTGTTACAGATGCAAAGCAATGAGGTTCTAATGATTCGTAATCGGCATCGATTACTTTTCTACCTTCTCCGGCAATCATAAACTTTCTCACGATATTGGTATACTTAACAATAATCGGAGCATCTTCTCCTTCCTCTTTGGGTTTAGGAAGCTGCTGTGCATCTGATCCATAGCGTCCTGATACAGTACCATTCTGTTTGAAGTAGAAATAGTATTTACCGTCTTCGGCTCTGTCTCTGAACCTGTCTACGTAGGTAGATTTAATTTTAAGTAACTTGTTATATACTCTTAGGTTTTCAGCCCAAGTATAAGTTTTAGATAACTCTTCGATCATATCCATATCGAATTGAGCTCTACCTGATTTAGTCTGCCCTGCTGCTTTAAGAGGTTCAATTCCCATATAACCGAAGACGATCTCACCCAAGTGTTTTTTAGACTGGATATTAATAAGATCTCCGTCGTTTGATTCCCTCCACATTGCCATCGAGATTCGGTATCTTTCTACCTCATCGATAAGGGTCTCGTCTCCGGTTAATAGGAACTGCTTTACTTTCTCTTCTTTTTCACTAGAGGGTTCAAATGCTTCTATATTTTTCTGGGTAAGTGAATACTTACCTGTTTTTTCTGATTTAGGTAAAGGAATAGAGTATCTTGCAACAATATTCTGTGCCCAGTTACCTTTTGGTGATACTGGGTAGTTATCTAATGCAGTCTTAACTACCCATGATTTCGCTTCTGAGGTCTCTAATAAGGATTTCATTACAATATCTTTATTATCTTCAAGATCTTCTGAGATCTCTTTGTGTGTTTGCTCTATTAAGTCCATATCGAGTTCTACACCGTATGATTCCATCGGTACAGTTACCTCTCTATAAACAGGCATTACTTCATCTTCAAAGAAGAATTTCTCCAAACCTTCATCTCGTAATTTATCCAAATATAGATTACAAATGCGAAGGGTAAGGTCAGTATCAGCACTAGCATACTTGCTAAGGATGTCAAGATCAGCCTTGTAGATTTCAAAGCTTTCTTTAGTAACAGAGCCACCATTTTTCTTAATAGATTCTTTAAGTTCAATTTGCTCCTGGTTAGCAGCTTCTTCTACGTTCAGGCCAAGAGCCTCCTGATTCATAATAGCTATAGATTTCAGTCCAAAAGGATTACCAAAGCCAAAAGCTCCTTCCTCATAAACAGTATGAACTAAGAGTCCAGTATCTACCCAGATGTCTTCTAATAAGTCAACACCGTAGTAATTTTTAATAAATTGAACGTCAAAGGAAGCATTGTGAAATACTAATTTCTTTCCTTTCAAAAGCTTAAGTAAATTTCTACTTAAAAGCTCGGTAGAGGTCTCATCAATCTCTTGTAAGATTAACTCTTCTCTATGATAATCCCATACTAAAGTAGGAAGATAGAACCCAATACCTTCATCTCCGGATACTGACCATCCGATAATTTTATCTTTTCTGGGGTTTAGACCAGTCGTCTCTGTATCGACTGCTATTACATCTGAGTCTAGGATGTGTTGGTGTAGTAGTTTTAACGTTTCACTATCTTGAACGGTGTAGTACTTCTTTTCTAACTGCATTTATAACCATTTTTATTTAATATAAAGATACGAATACTTTATATAAGATCCAACAACTCTTTTGGGTAATCTTCTTTTTTTATTATTATACCTAAATGATTTTCTAGGTTCTTTATTACAGCTAATTTTGCTGCTTTATCTCCTTTGCCGTACGCCCAGGCCATTGAACCTTTGTGACCTTGTATTTCTTCTTGAATGTTTGTAAACGTTTTATTAACTAGAGTTTCATCTTCCTCTTCAAGTTCAAAGTCCAAGTCGTAGAGACCGGCAAACTTAAGTAGTTCTAGTAGATTCTCCTTCTGATAAGCTTCTTTTACCGCATTAAAGTCATCTACCTTTCCTCCTTTATCAGGATGGGTGTAAGTAGATAACTTTTTATACAGTTTTTTAAGTTTTTCCGGTTTTTGTTTCTTTGTAGGTTTTTCCTCTTCTTTGCCTGGAGGATCTTTTCTCATCTCTCCGGTCTCTTCATTAACCCACATTTCAGATTCCTTTTGAACAAAATATTTTCCAAACAGTTTACTCCATTCACTTAGGTAGCTTTCGAGTTCTTCTTCAGTCTCTTCAAGTTCTAATTTGAGGAATTCATACTTATGGGATATTTTCTTGAGGTATCTAGACATTTATAGTTCTCCGTACAGATCAAACTTTTCTGGTTCGGGTTCTTCTATAAATATTTCTTTTTCTACGATTGCGTATAACTTTCCTCTTAATGGAGCTAATCTGTAGTCTCCTTTGAATTTAGTTTTCCTTAAGTACGTAGTAAGAGTTGGAACCAACCCTTCGATAATATTTTCTTTATCGATGGTCAGTTCCCAATTATCTCCAGGGGGTACTCTGGTTGCAATCAACTCTAGTTGTTCTTCGATTACTTTCTCAGCCATTACTGTCTTAAAGTTTTAGCGATTCTATAATCTGGAGAGGTAAAGAATTCAGGTATCAACATTGAATGTGAAGCCCTAATTGGATTAATATCTAATCCTCCTCTACGGGTATACAAACAAGTTACCATTAATTCTTCAGGATCAAAAGCTTCTTTTAAGTGCATATAAATCATTTCACAAATCTCTTCATGGAAGTGGGATACAGTTCTGTGAGATACAATATATTTGGCTAATGATTCAGCTGTTGGAACTTTTTCACCTTTAATATTAATAAATACATCCCCCCAGTCCGGTTGGTTTGTAACTCTACAGTTAGATCTTAATAAGTTTGATCTGTACTCCTTATGAAAACCATTTCCATCTTCTGCCTCTAACTGTGAAGAATCTGATTTAAAAGCTGTAAAGTCAATTGCATCTAAGTCTGTATATTCAGATAAATCTTTATATACAAATCCTATAGCTGGAACTTCATTTTCTGATTGATAAAAAGAAACAGTTGTGTTAGTTTCTAATAATTCATCTAAATCTCTTTTAACTCTTGCTTCAATTCCTAAAATACATTCTCTGGCTGATTCACCAATGCGGGTCATATTAAATGAATTCAAATATAACTTAATTGATTTGGATTCAACGTGATGAGATGAATCGGCAGGACAAACAATTTTAAGCATTCCGGCAACCGGTTGTCCTTTAGTTGTAATAGCTGATACTTCATATGCATTCCAAGTATCTACACCTACAAATGGAAGGTTGTTATCATCGATGCCGTATGCTTCACGATTAAGGTATCTCGGTACCTTTACTAACAATTCTGGGTTATACTGGTCTGAATAACCATCACCACCTACTTTACCTAAATGCTTTCCAGCAATTTTTACTACTTCTTCGTAATTTTTAACGTCTGACATAATTAACTAATAAATTCTAATATTTGTTCAACTCTCTGCAATGGTGACCCTGTTACAGTTAGGTAGGGCTGTCTTACTCCTTCTAGTAGATTTTGAAATTGTAAGTCAATATCTTTTCTCCATTCTTCATTTACACTTCTAACTCCATCATCAACTGATTGAAATTCGATAGGAAAATAAACATAATGGGTATATTCGTTTTTTACTCTCTCCCAAGTATCCATAATATAGTTGAATGCCTCGGTTGAGATATTAGGCATGAATGATGAATATACAGCTAAATCCATATAACATCTATCTAGTAGGGTATTGTTACCTGATAGTAACGCTTCTAAATGAAAACTACTAATAGCAAGCTGTGTTTCTGATGTTCCTAGTTCATTTATAGGAAAACCATATTTAGCTACACTACGGGTAGATTCGTTTATAAATTCGTATTTAGGTATTTTGTTTTTAAGTAATTCGTAAACAGTAGTCTTACCTGTACTACTAGCTCCTACTAATGCGATTCTTTTGATCATATAACCTATTTTATTTCTATAAAGATAAGAAGACTATTTCTTTTCTACAACTATTCCCTTAAGTAAATTTACCCATAAGTAGAGACTCCTGTCTCTTAAGGTGTCAAATAATTCATCAAGAGTGGCTATATCCCAAGTAGAAAATCTTTCAAAAGATAAAACCTTTCCTTCATCTACTCCAGCTGTAACTCTATGAATAACACATCCTGCTGTAGGGTAGATATCTTTCTTAATTCCATCCCAAGTTCTTACTTGAGGATCTTTACCTTTAAGTTCAGGATAGTCTGTAATGAGACCAGGGTGACCATTAAACATTGTATACTTTTCACAAAGTTCTGGAGGTATCACTCTTAGCCAGCCATGTAGAGTTATAACCGGATTATCAAACTTACTTAGAAGTCTTTCATAATCTTCTACAGTAGGTTTATTCGGAGTATAGTATAGAATCTCTTCTATGTTACCCCAAGAAAGGATCTGTTTATTAATCTGTCTGAGATTTTCAGGTCTTTCGTTAGTAATAATTCTATCTGGGAGTCTTCCGAGTCTCTCTACTAAATCTACTATCTCAGTTCCAGTTTGTGAGAAAAAACAAATCCAAGGTTTATTCATTTTATAACATTTATTACTTGTTCAACATCTACAGGGTAGGTATACTTTCCATCATCGACAGTTAGTCTTCCGGCTTCATTAATATGTGTAACTTTTCCTTTTTCAGTGCTACCTGCAAAAGCAAACTCTACAAACTCTCCTATTTTATACCGTTTTCTTTTCGCCATTTGTAAACCATCTAAATTTATTAATATTGTATAAGATCGTATTTGTATCTTCTACTTCGTAATTAATAAGTTCAAATAACTTTTGAGACTCTTTAGACCATAAGCCGTCTTCTCCGTACTCGATTCCTTTTATACCATGTACTACTGGGTTAGAAGTATCTAATGAGTAGATCCAGGGATACTGTGAGTAGAAGGAGAATTCTTGAGGTAGACCACATCCTAATAGGTGATGAGGTTTACTCTCATTGATTACACCGTCTTTCATTAAGTCTCCTAAGAGTTTAACCCTTCCAAGCATCCAACTTACATATTTGTTAGGATGTGGGACAGACTTAGTATAGTACGAGTAGTCAAAGGATATCGCTATCATATCAACATCAGCTAACTCATTCATATAAATGTAACAAGCTTTTATCTCTTCATATGACTTCCCTTGAACTACCCCTATCTTCTTGCCTGGCAGGTCTTTATATCTAAAATTCCATTCAGCCATTTGAGACATAGTCTTTTTAACATTCTCTAAGGCATCTGGTACTATATACCAGGTAGGTCTTAATCTTTCAACCCATCCGGCAAACTTTTCAGCATCAAAAGCTTCTTCTAATTCAAAGATAGAGTTATCTAGTATAACCTCTCTACCTTTTCTTAAAGCTACTTTAAACTGTTCTAAGTACTCTTCATCTTCTTCAAATAAATGTACTAAAGCATAATCATAATCGGTAACTTTTTGTACATCTGTAAATATACTTTTAGGGCTTTCGTGTGCTATTTTAATCATCTATTTCTTCTACTGTATTATTAATATCTTTAAAAGCATCATTCATCATTTTCATTGCTTCATCTAACTTAGCTTGATAGGCTTGTAAATTGCTAGCTTGTTCAATAGCTGCTATTGCAATAGAAAGGGGAACCATTTCCATTTTATGACTCTCTACATAAACTTTATGTTCTTCTAAATTAATTGCCATCAAAAAATTGTTTTAAGTCTGGTCTGAAGTAGTTAACAGATTTCATTACTTTTCGGTCTCTAGTACGGTACACAATATATCTTCCTTCTGCAATCTTTTCAAAATGGCAGGCCTCACCTTGCTCTTCACTTCTTTTGCTGACGGTAAGTATGGCTTCTGCTTCAGTTTTACAAGCTTTTGACATATTACTTGCTTGGACTTCTTGATAGGCTGGCCATATCTTTGCTTTAAGACCATGTAACATAGCACCGTTCCCAAGGGAAACATAAGTAATATCGCAAAGAGCGTCCAAAACTTCCACGATGTCTCCATTTTCACAAGCTTGTCTATATTCTTCAAGTTCTTCGAGGATAAAATCATAGACGAACTGCCATTCTTTCTTTTCAGGTATGGTTGGAACATAATTGTTTGGTTTACCAAAGGTTGCGTTAAATGTTTCTACTTCAGATACAAAAGGTATATACCCTTCTTCTTCAAATAATGATAATTGCATAACTTTTATTTTTTATATAATATAAAGATAAGAAAAAGGTCCCGAAGGACCAAATTCTAATAAACTTTTATAATTCTTGATTGTGTCAGGCTTACTACCTTAAAGTCTGATTCTCCTTCTAACTCTTTGTAGGTTTTAGCTTCTGCTTCTGTTCCGGTCATAGCATCTACTAAGTAAATTTCTTTTACTTTTTGAATTCGACCTCTATCGTTCTCTCTTTTGAATTCTACTGTGACTTGCCAGTAATATAATTCTGCGGGTATTATGCTCATAAAATTAATTTTAGTTTCTAATTGATAATTCTATATTTTTGTAGAACTCTGCTTTAGCTGAATCTTCGTGTAAAAATGCTCCTGTTAATTTTGCAGTCTGCATAGCTGCACCTTGATGCTTAACTCCTCTACAGGATACACAAGCATGTGTAGCATTTATCATTACGGCTACTCCTTGGTTTCCTTCACAGATTTTATCTACTGCATTATGGATTGCAACAGTTAATTGCTCTTGAATTGCTCCTCTTCTTCCAAATTGTTCTACAATTCTGTTTAGTTTGGATAATCCTACTACTTTACCATTTTCTGAGGCAATATAAGCAATGCTTACTTCTCCTCTAATTTGCTGATGGTGATGAGAACACATAGAGATAACAGGTATTCTGCTTTCTTGTACGATACCATCATACCCATCTGAAGGGAAAGCTGTAACTCTATCTAAAGGAGAATACCTTCCTGCCCATAAGTCGTTAACATATGCTTTAGCTACTCTAGTTGGAGTTTCTGATGAGTTAGGATCTGATTTGTAATCTACTCCTAAAGCTGTTAAGAAATCTGCAAATGCATTAGAAGCATTTAAAATGATTTCATTTTTCTCCATTTCGGTAAGTCTAGCTTCGGGTCCATCTTTAGCCTGCTTTTGAGCTAATTGAGTAGAAATACCATTTGCAAAACCTGCTTGAACCAATTCGGTTCCTTTAATAAATTTTTTAGCCATCTATAACTGTTTTTGTATACTTAAATATAAGAAATATCTTTCTATTTGACAAGATAATCTTGAATTGTTTTTGAATCTTTTTCTTCCCAGGGGAATACTAACCAATCATCGTTGGTAATTAATTCTCCGGTGAATGTAGGTATGATTTTACTTCCCTCTCTTGTAGCAAGTGTTGCTGTTCTAAACGCATACCCTTCTAATTCTGAAAGTGTAATTCCAGTATCTGCTATATCGTCAAATACTAAGACTTGTTTTCTAGCTGCTGTAGTTAGATTTTTAGCCTGTTCTAACTCCATAAATTTAAAACCATACCTATGTGAGAATAGAACTGCCGGAATTAAACCTCCTCTTGGAATTCCACTTACGTGCCTGATGTTGTATTTTACTTTTGAAACCTGTTGGTGAATTAGAGCTAATTGTAAATTAACCCAATCCCAATTAAAAAAAACCTTTTCTGTCATATCTTAGTTTGTTCTATATTCTATCCAATTTGAAATATGCGTTCCGTTATTAGGAAATTTAAAAATAACCTTTCTCCCGTCAAACTCTATAGTTTTTACGAACCCGGATGGTACTGTCGCTCCTGATGGTAAAACTGTTAATTTTCCTTCAAACAATACTTCTATTCTAACCTTAACCTCAAAAAAGTTTGCTAAATCTCTTTCAAAAGATTCTAATTGGCTCCACTGTCCTCTATTTAAGTTTTGATGCTGGAGTGCTGAATTAAGGTAGCTAAATGTTTTTTTAAGTGTCTTTACATCACAAGAAAAAGAGGCAGCAGGGGCTAAGTGTCCTTTGTCCCAAACATTATCTACGTAATCTAAATTGTCAGAAGTATGTATATCTTTATCGGTATAAAAATCCATTCCAGATCTAGATGCTTGTCCGTTGGGACATTTAACAGTATATTCCACATACAGTGGTTGTTCATAAACTTCAGAATAAATACCTTTATATAGATCATCTACTTGGAATTCTACCCTATGTCTTTTTTGTGCGAATACTACCTGAATTAATAGTATAAGGGTTAGGCTTAGTTTTACTCTCATTATGTTAGTTGATAAATTTAAGTCCAAAAAACTCGTAGTTCTTATGAACGTACTCTTCTTCTCCTGCTTCAATTGCATCTTGTTCTGAATCAAAGATTGCTTTTACCGGGCATTCTGGTAGGCAAGCTCCGCAGTCAATACATTCGTCAGGGTTAATATATAGCATTTTTCCTTCTATCTCCTCTTTGGTCATTCCGGCTACTTCTGCTCCTGCACCTGTTACGTCTATAGGGCCGTGAATACAGTCTACAGGGCAGACATCAACACAGGCAGTATCGCAGGTACTAACACAAGGTGATCCAATTATATAACTCATATCTTAGTTAGGATAATAACGTTCTATAGTTTCCAATACATCATCGGCTTCAGCCAATGCTTTAATTGCTTCTATTGCATTATTGTAAAAATCTTCTGTAGAGTGGTCTCCAATTCCAGCTGGATTTTGTGTAAGTAGCTCTAATGTCATTAGTGCTTTTTCTCTGTCTGCTTCTGTGATTTTACGAAGCATTTTAATTACTTGATATTGTGCCATAGTTTTAAACTTCTCTTTGATCTTCAAACGCAATAATATGCGGTCTCCATGTTAACCTGTATCCGTTATCTCTCACCCAGTCAAATAAAATCGGGTAAGACTTCTGTAATGCTTCTCTTGTATCTCCTGCTGGCATAAACCATACTTTGTCTTGAGGTGCGTCTAGAGTTTTAATACAGTCTAAAATCTCTTGTAAAGACTTTTCATCTTTTCCATCCCATACCGGTTTTAAATGGTAGTCTGAATGATAAGCAATGCTTTTTTTAATAGCATCGTAATTAAGCCTAAACTTATTATGCTGTTTTACCATTCTTTCGTCCGTGATTCCACCTTGAGGGGTCGCAACACCGATGACAGGTACTGAGTTGCTGAACTTAGGAGATATCGACAATAAATTGATAGGATAGTCAGTTTCCAGGTAATGGGAGCCTTCATTCTCCATAGTAATAAAAAGGCCTCTCTCATGAGCTAAATGTGTTAATTCGTTAACTAATTTTCCATGCATAGAAGGTGAACCTCCTGTCAACATCATTTCAGTGATGTGAGGATTATCATCATATGCTTTTATAATATCATTAAAGGAATATTTACCTTTTTCTGGATGAATAGAAGTATACCAGCTATCACACCAGCCTCCTTCACCAAAGTAACATCTATGGGTACACCCTGTAGTTCTAATAACCACTGTTGGGTACCCGGCTCTTGAACCTTCTGATTGTACTGCAGTATAAATCTCTACAATAGGTAGATTTTTATCGAAATCTTCTATTCTACCTAGGGACATATATAGCTGAGTTTTTACCGTGTTCTCTAAATTCTACTTTTATAACTTTTACTCGACCTTCAGTCTCAGTCTCTATAAAAGGCCCTACCTTGTCGTATACAAATTGTGCAAACCTTTCTGCACCGGTAGCAGGTACTATTCTTACCTGTGCTACACCAGCCTCATCCATCTTTAAGAAGGAATCTCTGAATGGATCATCTTCGGCTACGATAAAAGTGTGGTCAAACATATAGTCCATCCAATCTTTAGGAGACATCCCATCGATTGTTCCTTTAGCTCTTTTCATTCCTCCGAAATCCCAGACCCAGTTTCTTTCATCTAGATCTCCTTCAAACCATAGTTTAAAAGATACTCCGTATCCGTGTAATTTTTGGCAGTGAGTACCATCTGCCCTCCATTGACGAAATACCGTACTGAATCCGTCAAAGACTTTTGTTGATTGAAATTTTCCCATAACTTTAATTTAAACTAATTCTTCGTAAATACCAACTATTTCGGCTATTAGTAAGCCAAAAAATCCCAATTCATAAAATCCTATTATACCTACAAATGAGAATACAATTCGTATGGCGGATTTTACAAATGAGATTATTTGATGTAATTTAGGATTTGGTATATCCTTTAATTTTTGTGTAGTCTGTCTTTGATTGACTTCGTACAGATCTTTTTCAATCTGCTCTCTTAGGTTGTTAAGATCTTGTTCTAAATCTTCTCCTGTTTTTAAATCTACTGGGCGGTTAGCTCTATACATTGCCATTCCGGTGTTTTTAAAGTGGTGCTACGACACTATCGTCTTATATCTTAAGATAAGAATATAAATTTAATCTACAAACTTTTTTAGAAGTTTTTATACGTAAAAGGATCTCTTTTTTTTAATTCAGCGATCTTTTTCTTATACTCTTTTTCTTTTTTATATTCCCAAATTTTGGCTTTAATCCACTGTATTAATTTCATATTTTTCTTATTAAAAAATTATTGATTACTAAATAGTTTATTTCTGAATTTATAAATCTTTCTATTGCTTGTTTTGGAGTCATAGTGATTGTTTGATCTTTAAGATTAAAAGAGGTGTTGAGTACAACTGCTTTTTCATCTATTCTACCAAGTTCAGTAATGAGTGCGTGATATCTTGGATTTTGTTTTTTAGTTACTGTATGAACTCTACATGATCCGTCTACATGTGTTGCAGCTTCTAAGTCTCTTACTTTGGCGTTTACAACTTGATTCATATAAGGTATATTCTCTTGAACATAAAACCATCTATCGGCTTGTTCTTCTGTTACGGAAGGAGCGAATGGTCTAAATCCTTCTCTCTTTTTTATTACGTAATTTAGCTTCTCTCTCATTTTAGGATCTTTTGGAGATGCTAAAATTGAACGGTTTCCTAAAGCTCTTGCTCCAAACTCCATTCTACCTTGAAACCAAGCTATTATATTTTGACCTCTTAAAAGTTCTGCTGTTTTTTTAATTAACTTTTCTTCTGTTAATTTAAACCATTGAACTTTATCTTCATACCCATGTAATGTACTCTGAACTATGAAATTAGTGTATTCAGGACCTAAATATGGTGATGAATTATCTTGTCTTTCTCCTCTATACTGATATAGACAAGCTCCTATTGCTGATCCCGCATCGGAAGGTGCAAAAGGAATATGAATACTGTCAAAATGATCATATGCTAATGAATTTGCTACACCGTTGTAGGCACATCCGCCTCCTAGGCATAAATTTACTTCTCTTGTCATAAGTTTAGCTCTTTTGACCAGTCTTACAAATTCTCTTTCGTAGATTTTTTGTAAAGCTGCTGCTAAATCTTTATGGTCTTGTGTTAATTCATCTTCCGGAAGTCTTGGCGGTAATCCAAGTAATTTGCAAAACTTTTTATTGAACATTATACGTTCTGAATACTCCCAAGTAAAGTATCTTTGATCTATCCAGAATTTATTATCTGAATGACAAAATATCTTATCTAATTTATCGAAGTATTTAGAGGCATTTCCATACGGTGCTAGACCCATTACCTTGTACTCTCCTTCATTAGGTTTAAACCCTAAATAAGATGTTACCGTAGAGTATAACATACCGAGAGAGTTGGGGAAATCAATGGATAACACCTTCTCTATACCGTTTTCTGAACCTTTGTATATTCCTACTGTTTCCCATTCTCCTACACCGTCTACGGTTAGAATCGCGGCAGATTGGTAAGGGCTAGTAAGAAAACTAAAAGCAGCATGAGACATATGATGGTCAACGAAAGATATCCTTCCTGTGTATCCAATAGTTTGTAATAACGTAGCCGGATTCTTTGTTTTAAACTCCCGTAAGAATTTCTTCCGAAGAAAAAAAGTAGTAAATGGTCTTTTATTAAAGATTTTATTAACTCTATCTTTTTTAGTTTCAGGATTCTCATACCAACATACTTCATCTATGTCTGTGATTTTAATTCTTGCTTCTTTCAGACACCATTTTATTGCATTTACAGGAAATGCAGCATCGTGTTTAATTTCTGTAAATCTTTCTTCTTCTACTGCGGCTATTACTTTACCGTCTTTGACGATACATGCTGCTGAATCGTGGTAGAATGCTGCTATTCCTAATTGTATCATAACGTTCTTATATGTTATACTTAGTTGGAGTTATAAATTCTTGTAAATTACTCCATGCATTTTTTGCAGGTAGGGTATTATTTACTTCGTTTAGAAAATTATTGTATTCTGGGTGTTTTTTGTCCCATACTTTTATTTTGTTAAACTCCTCTTCAGAAAAGGTTCCCCAATTGTTAACTTTACCGTAGAATATATTTGCTTTATTGCCAAATACACTTACCATTAATTCGTAAAATATTTTCATTTCCCTATAGTTTCCTTTTTGCACAACAAAAGAAGGTTTAATTCTTTTGAGTGTAGGTATTGTAGAAATAAATTTTAAATTGTCTATCAATTCATTCCATTTACCTCCTATACGGGTTATATTTTCATAGGTATCTTTTGTTCCTGCATCAATAGAGATTTCACAACTTTTAACATATGGATGTATATTCTTCATAGAATTCCACATTTTCTTATTCCACTTTGTAGCGTTTGTATGTAGATGTATTTGTTTTAAATTAGGATACTTCTCTTTATTAAAATTCCGTAAAAAATTTCTAAATCCTACTGATATAAAAGGATCACCGGAACCGGTTATGTAAAGAATAGTTATAGAATTTGAATAGGTATCCTCTATTTCCTGTATTGTGGCTTCTACTTCTTTAATTTTTTTACTATTAGCAGTAATAATTCCTATTCTGCAAGTAGGGCATTCAAGGTTGCAACTTCTATCAAAAGAAAACTGAATTACTTGAGGTTCTAATTTTTTATTCTCAAAGTTACTTATTTGCTGCTTTAGTGCTCTAGGTAGTTGTTCTTTTAAGTACAGTGGTTCTACTTTTCCTATACTACCGAATTTCTGTACTTGATTTAAAAAAGGACATTGATTTTCATCGCAGTATTTATAGGATCCGTCTAAAATAGATTCCCTTATTTCATTAGCTTCAATAGAATTCCATGAATTTTTTATAGATTCACTTTTAGGAATAGACTTAGTAAGCCAAGAGGCACAGCACAGGTAATTCTCTTTATCCTGAATTTCAAACGAAGTAAACGGAACTGAGCATATGTAGTTTTCTTTCATACCTGTGTTTAGTTGGTCTACTAGGACTCGAACCTAGAACGACTGGACCAAAACCAGCTGTGTTGCCAATTACACCATAGACCAGTCATTTTGTAGCCCGTAGGGGAATCGAACCCCTGTTACCAGGATGAAAACCTGGCGTCCTAACCCCTAGACGAACGGGCCAATAAGTGGAGAATATCGGAGTCGAACCGATGACCTCCTGCGTGCAAGGCAGGCGCTCTAGCCAGCTGAGCTAATCCCCCATTAATTTATTTTGCGGTCTGGACGAGACTCGAACTCGCGACCCCCTGCGTGACAGGCAGGTATTCTAACCAACTGAACTACCAGACCAATATTGCGGAAGATGAGGGATTCGAACCCCCGGACCTGTTACAGTCAACAGTTTTCAAGACTGCCGCATTCGACCACTCTGCCAATCTTCCTATTTGTACTCGAGGCGGGACTTGAACCCGCACGGACTAATGTCCATTGGATTTTAAGTCCAACGTGTCTACCAATTCCACCACTCGAGCAATCTTGAGCCTCCAACCGGATTCGAACCGATGACCTGCTGATTACAAATCAGCTGCTCTACCAACTGAGCTACGGAGGCAATCCTTTTAACCTGCGTGATCGGCTAATACCTTCTCAACTGCAGACTTAGCTACTTCCCAGCTTACTGGGCCAGTTTCATCTTCATATTGAACTGGGTCTTTACGACCAAGTTTAATAAACGCTTCAATACGTTCTACTGAAGATGCTGATTTGTAATCTGAGTTACCTGATGGATAAGGTTTGTATGAGGTGTTAGTTCTTTTGTAAACTTCATCGAAGTCTAAATCTAACAGATCACATAAAATTAAACCATCTTGTAAAATACCGAACTTATCAGTTAATAAATATGGTGTAAAAAACCCAACCTTATCAGCATCCCAATTTCCTTGTCTAAATGCCTCATCATCTGCATCTCTAAACTCTTGTCTACAGTCTGGATATACGGCATGATCTCCGGCATGAATACCTAAAGCAATATCTGTATTATTACCAGTTCTATTTGCTACTGATAAAGCTACAGCTTGTGTGATAGAGCTAAAGATTTTGTTTCGGTTAGGTACTACAGTAGCTTTCATATTATCTTGCTCATAATGACCTTCCGGTACATCATCTCCGCCTGATACTAAAGCTGAGTCTAATAGGTTAACTAATCCATTTAGTTCAATTAATTGGTAAGTAACATTTTGACCTTTAGACTTAAGGTAGTCAACAAGTGCTTGAGCTCTTTGAAGTTCAACACTATGTTTCTGACCATAGTTAAAAGATAAAGCTGTTACTGTGTCATACGTAGAAAGAGCACGTAATAATAGAGTAGAGGAATCCATCCCTCCTGATAAGGATACTACAACATTTTTTGCCATTGTAATTATATTAAATTTTGCCAGGTATTCTTAAGCGTATAGGCAAACGCTGAATTATTAAGATAGTGAATAAAAGGGATAGTGTCAACTAATTTAGGATGAACATCCCCACATATTCCTAAGGCGTGCATAACCGTTTCTAACATGTCTACAACTCAATTGAAGTTATTGACAACATTTCTTTTTGAATATTTTCCCAACGAGTGACATACTCATTAAGAGAATATACTTTACTTTCACCATTATTGAGTTTTTCATTTGCTACTCTTTTTAATGCTCCATTAAATGAAGCTGGATAAGATACTGTTTTAATATACTCTGTATCGTTATTACCTTTAATTACTCTTTCGTAAACGGTATAACCGCCTGATTGAGATTTAGAGATAAAAAACGGTTCCATTACTGGGTCTGTAATAACTGTATCCCCTGCTGGGATTGAATCTGGTTTGCGTAACATTTATTTTGATTTTTAAGATAAAACTAATTCTTCTAACTCTTCTTGTGATATTCTACCACTTTTTGTAACTTCGGTTCCGTCTTCTTTAATTAGGACCGTATGTGGGATACTCTTTACTTTGTATTGTGCAGCTAAGCCTGTAGTATCTTCTTCAATGTTTATACTAACAAATTCTACTTGACCGTCATACTTTTTTGCTACCTTATCCCAAGACTTCCCGTATACCTTACAAGGACCGCACCAATCGGCATAAAATTTAATTATTTTTTTCATTATCTTTTGTCTCTATTATAAGTGTCTGCTTTTGAAAAAGTACGTGCAGGAGCTTTAGATCCTGGTGTTGATGCTTTACCTTGTTTAACTGTAGGTAACCATTCCATTAACTGAGTGTAGCGTTGTTTTGCTGATGTTTTTGACATATATAACTGTTTTATTTCTATAAATATAAGAAGAATCTTTCGTTATTCCAACTACAATCCTCCATATTTTTCTTTTTGTTTTGATCTAAATTTTTTAATCTGTTGTTTTAAGTATCTTTTGGCTGCTGGTGATCCTTCTACGATTGGGCATCTCATGTACCAGACTATATTCTTTTCTTCTTTTAGTAATGTTTTTAATTGTTCTACTTCAGGTAAATTACATGTTTGTTCATTCATAATTTATTCGTTAATTCATACTACATAACATATAACTTAATATATGAACTTATTTTTGAAATATAAACTACAAAGGGGGTAAAATTGGAAAAACCTATAAGGGACTACGGTACCGGAGAAGTGGGTTTTATCTCCGTACATCGGTGATGAAAAAAATTTGGGCGGTAATTTACCTACCCAATAGCTGACATAGTAACTATAAAACCTACTATAAATAATATAAATTTCATATTGTAGAAACGTTTTGCGTATAAATATTAAAAAACGATTGGTATAAAACTTATTTAATATAAATAGGGTTAATTTTCCCGTCTTTCTTCTTTTGGGTAGAATTCAAACCTATCATGTTCAGTAGGTGTTAACAATAGTATACCTGTTTCTATATTTTCCTTGACTGTCTCTTGGTATATATGTGACATCCAGGTCTGTTCGTATGGGTGGTCCCATTTAGTATTCAAAAACATTTTTTTATTTCCTTTTTTAGAAACTATTTGAGGCCAGTTACAATAGTAGATATCACCGGTAGCGTAAGGTAGCCCTCTATAGGATTTTATGTTTTTAAATTTTAAGAATGGGGCTTCTGTTTTACTGTCTGAAAATAATTCATCTTTAACATGTTGCGGTACATTATACCAGCTCCATTGACGGGTATTATCTCCGTAGAATTCAGTAAAGTTCATCTTAAGGTAATCAAAATCTTCTTTATGGGCTATCTCTAAAGATTTTTTATATAGACCGGATACTTTCCTTAAAAAACCATTTCTACAACTTTCATCTTGACCGTTATAAAAGAACATATCGTCTTCAAAAAATAAACAGTAATCTGTAGTAGTGTCTTGGTCAAAATGTTCAGCTACAAATTGACGGCCGCCGCATATCCCTATGTTGTCTTTTTTTATTTCCTCAAATCCGTACTTTTCACATAGCTCCTTATACTTTATATCTGTAGTTCTATCTATAGAGTTGTTAAGGAGTACTTTTTTAGGTAAGTCCAGGTAATGTTGATCGTATTGTTCAAAAGATTTACAAAGAGTTTCAAATTGAGTAGGTGAATTGTAAGTTATGACATATAATCCAACCCTTTTGTAATCAACCGGAGCTTTTCCTCTAACGTTCTCAAATATAACTTTACTATTTTTGACTTTTTCAAAGAAGTAACTCATCAACCCATTGGATTCTATTTTACTATATGAAAATAAATCTGGGTATTTATATACCATTATGGAAAATAGAGATTCTTCTGTTCCCATTAAACTATTTCCTAAAGTTTCACTAAGTAGGGAATAGTATATATTTACTGTTTGTTCTATAGAGTCTTTTGGTCCTCCAAAAAATCCACCTCTAGCTACTAATTCTACTTTTTTACCAGCTAAATTACATAATTCTTTAAATTTAAAACCATGTATTTCATTTTCAGCTTGGTAGGGGAAACAAACAAAATTAAAGTTAGTAACTTGTTTACTAATTTTATCTATAACTAAGTCCGATGTAAAGTACCCTTTATGAACAGTGTTTGTTAGTCCGGCATCAATCCAGTACATTTGATCTGAATCAAAAGTATCCATTATTCTTGCGTCATTGAGTAAGAACATTTTGGACATTACTAACGGATTATAGTACTCTAAACTAGCTTGTGTAGATTCTTTTAACCATCCAGCTAAATTGTACCAATCCGGGTTTTTTCTTATTTCTTGAATTTTATTAAAAAATTCGTTATTAAACCAAGTCTTATCTCTTACGATAAACTGTGTATTTTCTTTAGATCTAATACTAAACACCGTTTCTCTCAAAGACTCTTCACCGAATATTATTAAGTTATGCGGTACCTCTAAAAGTTCTTTAAACTTAGGTATATAGTGGTCTTCAAACGATCTTCCCCAACCTTCTGATAATTCGGATCTACTGATATCCCATAATCCGGTAACTAAAGTAACTTTACTCATCTTTAAAAATTTTGTAGAAAGAATTTGATCCTGGTTGGACCCCTAAATAGTTTCGTTCGGTAGGTATATCATGACCCCAGTCTGAGAATTTAATATAATCTTGGTCTAAGAAGTTTTCTTCATATACTATAGATAGTATCTCTTCCTCTAGTGTGAGTATTTTTGCTGAAATAACTTGTGAAATTTTATCATCAAACTTTTCACATAGTTCTAAGACTTTATTTTTATCTCCTCCAAACAATCCTCCTACTACATGGGTAATTTTATCAGGGCCAGCTAAATTACTCTTAATTAGTGAAAAATGACGGCTGTAGTAACTGTCTATTCCTATAAACAGTAGTTTATCTTTTACTTTTGTATTGAGTTTTTCAAAAAATAAGGGGTTACATAAACTTTTTTTATTCTGTGGCCAATAGTTGTCAGGATTAGGTACTGTTCTTCTTTCTATCCCTCCTAAACTTTCCGGAAATAGACCATGATGAAATAGACCTCCATCTATCCAATAGTACCTTTCTGATTCGAAGTAGTTATTTTTTATAACCTCAGAAACAAAGTATGTTTTGGATAAACATAAATGGTAATTTCTATCATTATCCACAATTGAACGACCTTCAGCTAATCCGTTTTTATCAATTATGTTATAAAGCTCCTTAAGTTTATATATACTGTCTGAGTGTTTATAGTTGTTGAGATTATAGGGTATTACTTTGTAATTAAAGAACGCTTTTTTGGTAAAGTAATCTTGAATAACCTGTACTAGGTCGTCTTGAGTATAGACTACAATATTACAACCTAAATGTAGTAGGTTTTCAAACGGGGCGACATAATCTTCCCATCTATAACCTCTTCCACCTATTCTTGAATGAGGGCTGTGGTTATAAATTGCAGTTACAAGTGTATTCATGTTAGTTACCTAAATTACCTTCTATTCTATCACACCAACCTTTAGAAACCGAATGTGGCCATACTAACCATTTATGAGGAAGTGGTCCGGTGTATTCTCTCCAAATATTTAACCATTCACCATCAGCGCTAAAAATACGATCCATTTCTGTTTTTTCTGCGTCTTTTCTATAAAGATCAGCTCCATTCTCATCTAAGAAAGCTACTACCAGTAAATCGTAATCTGTCTCCGGTAAAGAATTTCTATGTACATTTATACAATGTTTAAATATACTAAAGAATGAATTTTCATAATCGTCTACTGGAGGGTTAGGGGCAAGAAAGTTTCCGGTAGTGTATTTCTGCACTCCTCTATCTCTAAATCTGATACCAGCGTATCTTTGATAATCACTTAACGAACGTTCAGTACCTAATCCATATATTCCAAAATCATTAGTCATTTCTTCCCCATCGGTACCTAATAACTGTCTTACCCTTTTGTGTGTATACGTATTAGTCTGTGACCATGTTTTGCTATCATCCCAGTGTTTAGTCCGGCCTTTTCTAGTATATTCATGCCATGCTACTACCTTGTGAGGGTGAAATAAATCATACCCATGTGTATACGCTCTTACTGCTATGCTAATTTCTTCTCCATGAAAATAGAATTCTGGATCGTGCTGTACTTCTTTAGCGAATTCCCCAACTGTAAAAGCAAAGTGAGCAGAGTAAAATCTAGCGCTTATTGGTTTAGATAGATATTGGTGATTTTCTATAGTCGAAGGTAGAAAGAACACAACTCCTTCTGGGGTAAACCTATCGAAGTCCATTTTCCAGGGAACTTGTACTCTTCCTTCTGGGTCATTATCGGGGTCAAAAGAAGATATGTAACTTGTAAGAAGTGGTTTTTTGAACCCTTCTTGTTGTAGAGACCTCAACATATTAATTAAGATACTATCCCACCCTTCAATAAATCTATGATGGGAGTCTAGTTGAAAAGTATACTTCTCTCCTTTGTAGTGTTGCTGTATTAAATTTCTTGCCCAACAAGCCCCTTTAGACTCTTGATATGGGACCTCTACTACATTAACCCTACTATCATCTTTGTATTGGTCTAAATTATCCCACTGGTCTTCTTTGGAAGTTTGCCAAACTACCGTTACTCTTAAATTATCAGGAAAATCTGCTTTCTCAAATAGATCATTCAACGTTGGAACTAATTGTGGATCTCTATAAGATGCTATTTGTACAAATATTGTATCTTCTGCTGTAATTGGATCTTCTTTTTGCATAATTTCTTTATCTATTTTATCCCACTTACCTTCTGGGCAGGCTCCAATAACAGGAGAAAAAACTTTACCTTTAAGTGCACATCCACATACTCCACATCTGTTAATACCTAAATCTGTTTTCTTATGCTCACAGGCATTGCAAATTTTTATTCTTTGGGATGCTAATTCAGATTGTTTATTATCTGGATTAAAGGCAATATTCCAAGCTTTAAAAATTTCTTCTAATTTATTCATAACATTTCAACTTTTTTATCCGTCACAGGATAAACAGTCTTCTGAAGTTCTTGAACCTATATCTCCGTTTATAACTGAATCTGTTCTTAGGTAATATAGTGTTTTTATTCCTAATTTCCAAGCAGTTTGGTGAACTAAGTTGATAAATTTAGGGCTATCTGTTGGATCGAACGCTAAGTTTAGAGATTGTGTTTGATCAATATATTTCTGCCTAACAGAAGCTTGTTCTACTAGAGCAAGTTGGTTTATTTCGGCAAATGTTAAGAATATCTCTTTATCATCTACTGGCATGATATCTTCTGGTAGGTTTGCTACAGATCCTCTATCTTTCATAATTTGATCCCAAACCTCATCTGTGTTATGTCCTTTATCCTCTAAGTATGACTCTAGGGCCGGGTTCTTTCTAATAAAAGTACCTTTTGCCGAGTTAAAAGTATAAACGTTAGCCGGGATTGGTTCAATACCTGCTGATACTCCTCCTGAAATCGTACTATTAGATACTGTTGGTGCAATAGCAAGTAGGTGTGTATTTCTCATACCAGTTCCTTTACACCATAGCGGTTCCCCGTACTCTTCTGCTAATTTTCTTGAAGCTGCCTCTGCTTCATTTTTAATTTTAGAGAAAATCTGGTGTGTATAAGATGTAGCTGCAATAGAGTTAAAAGGGATTCTTTCGTTTTGTAAAAATGTATGCCATCCTAGTACCCCTAGTCCAATCGCTCTACCTTTTTTAGCTGATCTGTGTGATCTAACCAAAGATTCTTTACCGTTAGTTTTTACTAAAAACTCTTCCATTACACCATCTAAGAAATAAATTGAAGTTTCAATTAAATCCGAGTTTTTCCACTCGTGGTATTTAGTAAGGTTTACTGAAGATAGACAGCAAATAAATGAATGTTCCTCATCTGTGTGTAGTGTAATCTCTGAACAGATATTGGTCATTGTTACATCTAGGTTGTTTCTTGTATAAGCAGGAGGATTTGCGTTATTAACGTTATCCTTAAACATAATATAAGGTTCTCCTGTTTCAACTCTTGACTTAAGTATTTCCACCCATGTCTCCATAGCCTCCGGTACTCTCCTGTCGAGTTTCTCCATAAAGTTATCATCCACTACAACACACTGATGTAGGTTTAGACACTGTCTATTAGGGTCTCCTTTAGGTCTTCTAATCTGTAGGAACTCTTTAATGTCTGGGTGATTAATATCTAGGTTTACAGATGCTGCTCCTCTTCTTACTGCTCCTTGATTGGTAGCAATAATAGTAGAATCATAAATTTTTGCCCAAGGCACAATCCCTTCAGATTGACCCATATCATCTTTACCAATTTTTCCTCCTCTTCCTCTTACTCTTGAAAGTCCAATTCCTACTCCTCCTCCAAGGGATGTCAATCTCATGAGTTCGGCATTAGTTAATCCAATACCTCTAATAGAATCAGGGGTGTCTATACCGAAACAAGAGATTGGTAATCCTTTATCTGTACCGGTATTAGAAAGTACCGGTGAAGCTAAGTTCAACCAACCCTTCCACATATAACGGAAGAATTTACTCTCTAAGTCTGGTCTGTCTAATCTCTTGGCTACTGTTGAAGCAACTCTTTTATATGCTAATTTTGGTGTTTCTCCTGGTAATAGGTACCCTTTAGATACTGTTGCGATTGAAACTTCATTCATCCATTCCGGATAATCTTTACCTGCTTCCCAAGAGGAAGTATCTACTACTATACTCATAAAACTTTATATTAAAATGCTGAATCCCAATCCATATGCCCTTTTGAGTAGTTTGTTACTCTATTGGCAAAGAAATCTGTTTGTTGTTTTCCTGCGATAACTGCATCAAACCATTTCATAGTTTTTAATGCTCCTTTATCTATTTCCTCTGATGGTATTAAAGGTTTTAAACCTAAATCTCCCATCTTAGTATTTACTCTGTGTTTAATAAAGTTTTTTAATTCGTCTTTAGAAAGATTTTCTAAATCTCCCATTTCGAATACTTTATCTATAAAGTCAAACTCTAATTTTATTGCTGCTGCTGCAGCTTCTCTAATATCTGCTTCAAGTTGAGGTGTTTTAAACTCTGGGTGTTCTTCCATTAGAGTTTTAAATAACCAACAACCTGCATTACTGTGTAAAGATTCATCTCTTACAGACCATTCTACTATCTGTCCAACTCCTTTTAAAAGGTTTCTCATTTTAAATGAAAGTAACACTGCAAAGGAACTAAATAAGTTAACACCTTCTGTGAAAGCAGAGAAGATTGCGAGAGAGACAGCTCTTTGGTGCCAGTCTGGTGCATCATGAGAATCTCTAACTTCCATTAGATTTTCAATTTTAGCCATAGTAGCCTCATCTTCCATAAACTCAGCAAAGTTATCTAAACCTAACTGCTCATTTAATAATGAGTATGCTTCGGCGTGTATAGTTTCAAAAGAACCAAAAGTAACACCCATTGCAATAATTTCTGGTTTTCTAAACCAAGTAGTTACAAGGTTAGTCCAGTAATCGTTCACCACTGTTTCTGTCTGTGCAAATCCTTTTAAGATTCCTCCAATAAGATTCTTTTCATGGGGTTTAAGGTTGGATGACCAGTCGGTAACATCCTGTGCCATCGGTACTTCTGTATGTAACCAGTGAGCTTGTTGTTGCTTCATCCAATAGTCAAAAGCTTGTGGGTATTCAAATGGTTTGTAAACGACTCTTTCTTGCAATAAGCTCATATATAATTATATATTTGGTGTTAATTAAGACAAAAACATCCTCAAGTGGAAACCACCGAGGACGTGGTTATAAATAGAATATATATTTCGGTTTCAGATCAAAAAGTTATGACTTTTTATCAAAAACTTTAGCCATAGTTTCTCTATCTAAAGAGAAAACTGGTTTATCATCGGCTGCCATTAAATCAGCAGGATCTGCTTTGCCTTTAAATTCAATATGACCGTTATTTGTATCCATCATTACATCATAAGTCATACCATCTTGGCCGTATCTATTTTTCATAACGTGTATTCTACCTGTACCTAATACCTTGTCTTCTTTCTGACGAGAAAGTGATAAGCAGATATCGGCTACCATCATTTTATCATAAGAACCTGCAGCTTTATCTCCTTCAATTACTGAATCTTTGGCTCCCATTCGGTTAACTTGTGATGGGGTTAAGACAGGTATTTGAAACTCTTTGGCTAGCCCTTTAGTAGCGATAAATACATCATCGATTTCATCCTTGCGTTCTGCGAACTTACCTTTAGACGGTGCACGTAAATAATCAACGTAGTCGATTACAATCATATCTGGTTTATGGTCCATATCAATACATTTCTGGATATGAGACTTAATAGTGTTTACTGTAGCTCCTTTAGGCGGGTATTCTTTTACAATAAGTTTACCTTTAAGACCTTCAACTACTTTTTCAACTTCTCCTCTATGTTTATTTACTTCATCTATAGAGTATCCAGTAAAATAACAGTCGAATCGTTTACCTACATAATCTTCACCTAACTCTAAAGTATAGTAATTAACATTATACCCCATTTTAACAGCATGAGCTGCTGCAGCTACCATCGTCCAAGATTTACCTCCTCCTGGGTTACCAAATACGATAACTAAATCTCCTGGGCCAAAGCCTCCTTGGATTCCATCATTCATTAAAGGCCAAGGTGTAGGAACGGTAGGTCTATAGTTCTCTCTATATCGAGATTCTACATCTTTGTTGTACTCATGACCCATATTCTTATCCATTCCAGCTTTCATTGCTTTTTCAACCATATTTCTAATACCGTCGAAATCACCTTCTTTTAATAAGTCTGCTGAGGATAAGATTGCATGTTTCATTTCCTGGTTCTTACAAAATCCTAAGAACTCTTCCTGTACATACTCTAAATCGTCTTGGGTGGCTGCATAAGAGTTTCTTAACTCTTCTTTTAACGCTACAACTAAAATCTCGTTATCTAGTTTCTGAAGTTCTACTTTAAGCACATCCATTGTAACGGTAGTGTGGTACTTGTCAAAGTATTCCATAATGTTGTTGATAATCCACTTATGTGAATCGGCATCAAAATAGTCCTCTTTGAGTACGTCTCTAACGTTTAGTAGAAATTTCTTGTCTGTGAGTAATGATCCTAGTACTTTTAGTTGGAACCCCTTCCCGTACTGCTGTAAGCTCTTTAATGTCATCTAATAACCTTTTTATTATACTTAAATATATGATTTTTAATTCTATTTTCCTACTTTACTACTGTTAATCTTCTAAAGTTTTCTAACCACCCTTCAGTATTTTTTGTAATACCTTCAATCTTATCTTCATCAAGCAAATGTAAGAAAGCTCCGGTTTGTAGTTTATTGACCTCCTCTTTAAGTACATCCTTAACATGGTCCATTTCTTTCTGATCAAGATCAGTAATATGCAGGTCCATTAGTTTAAAGTTGGTTTCAACTCTATCCCATTCGGTAATTATTTTAGGAAAGATCTTCTTCTCATTCATCTTCTCTTCACATATGTTATAAACATAATCAAGAGTCATACCCGGTTTATTAACTAGGTCTGGAAATTGAGATAGAATAGTTTTAATTCCTAATCCTTTTACTCCGGCTAAATTATCAGAATTATCTCCTAATAACGCTTTTACAATATTATAATTTTCCGGTAGAACTTGAAGTTCTTCTTCTATATTACCTTTTGTAAACGTTTTCTTTTTTACTGGAGCGTATACTTCTACATATTCGTCTACAAGTTGTAAAAAATCTTTATCTGATGAAACTATTGTTAGTTTCTTTTTAGACTTAGAAGCTGTTTTAGCCAAATATGCTATAATATCATCAGCTTCCAATTTTTCCATCATAAGCTGCTGGACTGGTAGACATTCCAAGTAATCTTGAGTTCTAAATAACTGTCCAATTAATGCTTCAGTTTCTTCAGCTTTTGTATCATAAAGTCCCCAGTGGGTTATTCTTGAAGTAGCTCTCTGTGCTTTATAATTCGGATCAATATTTTTTCTGTTAGCTGAACCTCCCTTACCGTCCCATACAATTATAACTCTTGAAGGGTCAAAAGTTCTTGTAACAAACCCCAGTGATCGCAAGAAGCCTACCAGGCCGCCTACATGGTGACCTGATGGGTTCATTGCTTTGAGCAGTGAGAAGCTACGAATTAACATATTCATAGCATCTATGACCAAGATATGGTCATTCAGCTCTCGGGGTGGGGTGGGTTTGAGATTATCTAAAATGTTACTATAGTTCCCCATTAATCAAGAATTCCGGTAGTTATTTTTTCCTCTTCCATATCTCCTTCTTCAATAAGATCGAAGTCGATACTTCCAACTAATTTTAACCAGTGTTCTTTGTGGGCATCTCTATACTTATCAATAGCCTTTTTATCGTCTGGGATGAATCCATGTGCTGTCATTACAACTTTACCTCTAGACTGAACTCCTCCAATATGGTTCTTTTCAATCTGGATGTTAGTTCTTTTGGCAAACTCGACTTGAAGGCCGTCTTTTACAGCTTTAATCTTAGAAGTTCCAGGGTTTGTAATGTTACCAAAAGTAACTACTAATGTAGCATCATACCACATAGACATTCCTCCTTTATTCTGTAGTTTAGGCTGACCCATAGGGTGTTCAGGCTTTTGTGTCCATACCTTATTAATAGCTACTAGAGTATTTGTATAAGGTGAGTTCTCTTTTCTTGATAATAGAATCTTTTGATTCAAGTTATTACCAAATTGAGTAGACATCGCACCTGCATTCCATTCATTATTGTTCTTATTAGAACGTACTGATAAATCACAAGGAATAGATCCAATTGAATCCCAGAAGAAACACATATCGAATGGTAAGTTACCTTTAGACTGTTCGTCCATTAAGTCAGCCATATAGACTGCTACCTCTTCGATAGTATTTAATGTACCCCTATCAGCATATAGGAAGTGACCTTCATAATCGGTTACAGTTCCATCAGCATCTTTAACTTCTTCGAACTGTAGTCCCATTTCTTTAGCATGGTCCCAAGACCATTTCATCTCCGATATGATAAAAACTGGCAGTATGCCCAATTTCTGGGCATTGACTGCAGCTTCTAGTAGGGCAGTTGTTTTGCCCGTATCACTATGTCCGCGAAGGAGTGTGATGTGTCCGGTAGGAATACCGGGGAGGGAGGTGATATCTTGGTATGCTTGAGAAAGAGGTATCCATTCTTGTTGTTTGAACTTAACCGAGGCTTCAGAAAAACCTTTCTTCTTCTTAAAATTGCCAAGGTTAAAATTCTTCTTGACTGCCGCAGATGCGGCCTCTTGTACTTCTTTCTTCTTAGCCATAAATATTACTCGTTAAATAGATCGTCAAATTTACTAACTGTATCTTGTTTTCCTACAGTTGCTGCTTCAGTAGTAAACGCAGCAGGTACTTTCTCTTGTCCTAAACTTGCAGGTAAAGAAGTATCGATGTTTGAGTTTGTTGAGGCAGCAGGAGCTGCTTCAGCTACAGAAGAGGGATCTAAATAACCTTGTAATTGTTTCTTAATGAAAGCGTAATCGTATTCATTATGAACTTCTTTAGGGTCTGGTTGTTCTTTTAACCACTTATCCAATAACGCACTATCTTCTGTTAAACCTGAAGAGTTACGTTTAGGTCTTAATGAGGTTTCTGGGTAAGGATTACCTGCAGTCATAGTAACTGTAAGGTCTGTACCGTTTACCGGGTCTGTAATATCTCCGTAATCTTCGTCAGAAATAATAGCTAGTAAGGCTTTATAGATAGTAATACCAAATCCCCATAATCTAACTCCTTTTTCTTCTTCTCCTCTAACAATTACAGGAGCAAAGATTCTAGTCTTAGGATTCAATTTACCCGCTAATGACCAGTTGTCTTTATCAGAAGTCTTTTTTAGTTCGGCTACGAACTCCTCGATTGGATCTTGCTTACCAAAGTTTGATAAAGCTACCATCGGGTACTTTCCAACTCCATAATGGAATTTCATTTCCGTAAACGGCATGGAAGGATCATAAGTAGAAGGAACTAAACGTACTGTCTGTTCTCCTAATTGCGGTTTCCAAAAAATAGTTGAATAGTCAATTTTTTCTCTCTCTTGACCATTAGAGCTCAAAGCATCTAGCTTTGCTTGAATTGCACTCAAATCCATAATAATAACATTTTAATTATAACTTATTTATTCAATATAAGAACTAAATTCTAGTTTTCCAACTTTTAAAGTATATTTTTAAAAACTTCAACACTTTCTTTCCCTACTCTTAATCCATTTACATCACAATGTTTACACGCAGGTATTTCGATTCTATTCCCTTTTAAAAGTGTTTTTCTTATGTGGTTATATCTTGAACTAGTCCATAATTCTGGAAAGGGTTTATTTGTGATATTGTTTAAATTTTTTTCTTGTCTTTGCCAATCTTTACTACATAGTAATACGTCTCCATTCCAATCTACAATTGCTTTATAAAATGGAATGTAACATCCTCTTTGTTGGGGTTCTACTTTATTAAATATTCCTCCTCTATTGGTTAATCCATATTCTTTAAAAATTGTAACCTCACCTGTATCTTCTAAATGCCTAATCTGTATTTTAATTTGATTACCGTAAGGTTTAAAGTGGTGTGAAAGTTTCTCTAAATGCTCTTTGTTATCATAACAGTTTACAATCAGTAGTTGAACTCCTATATTTATATAATCTTCAACTTTTTGTCTTCCCTTTAAGAATACATCCCCGTTAGTCATGGTGTATGTATAAAAATACGGTGTAAATTCTGCTAGAAGGTCTAGTATGTTTTTTGCTAATACCGGTTCTCCAAACCCTACAAATCCTACTTCTCCTGTATACTTAGCTGCTTGCAATTGTTCTGAAAGTAGTTTTGCTGTTTCTAATTTCATATGTAGGTTAGAATTTGGATATAATTCTGCATTTACTCTTGGACAAAAACTACATGTTCTGTTACAAAGTTCAGTCGGATTTATCTCTAAATTACGTAGCCCGGGGAGTAGTGTATTATTAATACTATCTGCAGTAACTTCTTCCCACCTAAATTGAAATTTATTAACTTTCATACTACCTTGATTGATCTGGAGATTTATACCAGAGGCTGAGTTCTCCAATTTCTATATGTTGAGGAGTCTCAATCGCCCACTTTACTGCTGATGCAACTTCCATTGAGGTTAGCATTCCTTTTCCGGTTTTTTGTGTAGAGAGGGTCATATTGGTTTTAACTAACCCGGGATTTATAGTAATAATTCTACATTTCCTGTCTGTCTTAAATCCGCAAAGGTAAGCTTGATGGTTAAGTGACGCCTTGTATGCTGAGTATCCGGACCAGTTTTTACTCATACCTGGGTACTTTGATTGACTGGAAATATTTACAATTGTTTTGTTTTCATCGTAAATCCATTCAGTAAAGAATAATGTAAATAGTTCAGTTTGTGCATTTTCAAAGTATGCGTTATTAATAAATACATTACTATTTTTTGCTGCGTTAAGAATCTCTAACCTACCGTCTTCTGTAGATATATCGTAGTTATTAGACCTACTGTATCCTTTTACTGAGTAGGCGGTAGATAAACTCTCATATAGGGCTTTTCCAATTCCTTTTGTATGTCCTGTTAAGGAGATCTCCAACATAACCTTTATTAAACCTTATTTATCTAATTCAATAATTTGAAATAATTTAGTGTTGATTCTTTTTAGTTCTGGACCTTTAGTGAGTAGTATACAGTTTCTATAATCTGCCCAGTTGACTCTGTAGCTAGGGTCAGGTACGCCTCCGTTAAGTTCCTTAATCAAGGTATTCAAAGCGTTAATCGTATATAAGGTATTCGATTCTTTTTTTCTATGTACCAGGATGGTATTGTCTAAAAACGTTCCTACGTTTCCAAAATCAACATTATATGTACAGATGTATTCGTCTTGGCTTTTTGAATATAGGACAAATATTTTGCTGTAAATAATCTTGTATCTTTCCTGTATTGTATCAAGTACTCCTGCCAAAGTTTCTTCAGTGGCAAACGTACAAAACAGTTTGTTACTCATATCTTCATTTAAATAAATTGGCTCGATATCATAATCGAACAGTGGACTTACAACATTTTGTGTCATATATAAATATTAAACTGTTTTATAAAACAAGATCTTTACTAAATTTAAATTTTACCGGGTATTTCTTCTCGGATTCCATTATTCTCTGTACTTCTTCTAATGTTTCTTTCCCATCCTCTTTATAGAAGTCAAATAGTATAGCATCATAGGTATATAAGACAATTTTGGTTTTTTTGTCTTTTAAGTACCTTAGTACATCTTTTAAGATAAGTATATTTCTTGCGGTCTCCAACGATTGCATCATATAGTTCATTAATTTCGCTGGATGCATCTCTTTTAACTCTTTGGTGAAGGGTTTATCCGAGATAGGATTGTAGACTACTCCATTATCGTTGTAGAAGTTCCACATATCGTCAATATACTGTTGTATTTTTTGAAATATCTCTAAATTACGGTGCTGTTCAGGTATTTTTCCATAAATTGCCTGAAAGTTAATCTGTTTTGCCTCTAAATACTGTTCTTCAGTAATATCTTCTGTACCAAAGTAGTGTTTAGCAAGCTGTTTGTGTGCTGATTCATCTGTTAAAGGGTAATCAATCTGATCGCTAAGTAAACGAAGGTGGTAGCCATCAAAATCGAATTCAACAAAGAAATCACCGGTCGGGTGGAAGCAAGCTCTGTGCTCTGGATCTTTAGGTATAGCAGCGAAATTAACAGAATTAAAAGCATTAGTAGGTCTAGATGTCGCATTGTACAGGTTGTATTGGGTTAGAACTATATTATCTTGAATATTATATTTAGGATCTCGGGGAGTAAATAACCTTACAAAGTTTTCATAGTATATTCCTAAACCTTGCTGCTCTAATAAGAAGAATACATTAGTAGCTGTCGTATTATAAAATTCAAAACCTTTTGGTATGGTGTATTCCAGTACATGACCTACTTGTCCAAATATTTTCTCACATGATTCATGTAATTTAGATATAGGAATTAACTGGTTTATGTTTTCAAAGTCTTTAAATTTGTTGTAGAAGTAATTTAAAGTACTGTTCTCTTTTGTATACTCTAGTCTATCAAACTTTACCATTGAGTATAGTAACGATAGATCTATGGCACCTTGTAGATTAAAGTGGTAGAGTAGGTTTTTCTTGTCTAATGTGTAGAGTGTTGAAGCTTGTGAAAGAAGTCTGTAGACACGTTCTTTTGGTACGTTTATACCTTCGTCATGATTTATAGGAATAATGAATCCTTGTTCACTACCTACTATTCGGATATATACGGCAATTGTAGAGGTAAGTTTAGGATGGTATAAGTCATTTGAAGATACTACATCCACATAACAACCTAATTTTACTAAACCCTCTAAATGGACTAATTTAGATTCTTCTTCAACTATATAAAACATTTTTAAAATAACCTTTTATATAATATAAGAAGAATTTTCTATTCTACAAACTCTTTGTAGTCTTTAATATAGTCTTTTAATCCTGGAAGTAGATTATCGAATCCTTCTATGGTTTTTTTATTTTTAGATTCAGCTCCTTCATATAGGTATTTACCTTTAAATGCTGTTTCAGCTGGACCTTTAATTCTCCATTCTACTTCAACTCCTTTAATATAGGTTTTAGAAGTAAATTTATAATACGTCTCTTTTAAAACTTCTATTATACGTTTATTCCTAGTATCTTGAATATAGTATCTTTTGAAGGTAGGTTTAGTTCTATCTAATGTTGATTCATCTACTCTTTGTGGAATAAACCGGAGTGTATTCTCTTCTACGCTGCCATTACTTAACTGTGTAAGTAGTTTGTTATCTGTACCTGGTGATTCACCTGTATAGAATTCCTGTTTATATGTCTCAAAATACCATCCGGTATAAGGTCTACCGGAAGGTAATGTAAATTCTTCTCCTCGGGTGTATTTAGCGGCTTTATATTTTGACTTAGGTAGGTACATTATGCTGGGTTTCCTGGTGAGTTAGTTAAGAACATTTGTTTTTCAGCAGCTCTTCTTTTTGTAAGACCGGGTAGAACTTTACCTGCAGCTTTATTCCAAACTAAGAATTGATCTGCTGCTGCTACATAATCTTTACTGTTTATCTTCTTACGTAAGGTACTGTTTGCTAGATTTCCTGGCCCTAAGTTGTAGGTGAACGAAACTAAAGCGTCAAATTCCTCTTGAGTTACATCTACTCTTATATACCTCTTAACGTGATTTTCAAATTCTGCTATATCTGCTTTAAAATATTCTTCTGCTTGTCCTTCTGTAATGGTGGTTCCAAGCTGGACGGGTTTTCCTTTTATTCTTGTTGTTCCATACCCAATTGTAATAGGGTTGAATCCGCTGCCTGGATCTACATATGCATTTAATCTGAGATCTTCGTGTTTTTTAATTTCTTGTAAACCTCTGTTTGAAACTTTTAAATCAGCTATAGGCTTTCTAAATCCTTTTCCTGCTGAAATTGCAGCTACTTCTGATACAAAGTCATCTACCTGTTCTAATGGTTTCTGTATATCATATGTGGGTATTTCTTCGTCAAGTTTCTTTATGATTATCATTTGAGCTTTAATATCGGTTACCCATCTACTGCTTTTAATTGAATGTGATACTCCGGTAATCATAAATCCAATACTACCTCTATATCTTTTTGGTATTATTGTATCGTCTATTCTGAATGCTTGTCCAATTTTCATACCTCCGATTCCTTTCATTGTAAAAGAAAGCTCAAAAGGTATTAGGCCTGCAGGATTAGTTTTCTGCTTTTTTGAATAATATTCTAAGATTCTTACCATTAATAGACGGAAAGTAGGTCCTAATCCCTGTATATCTTCAGTATTGTATTTTATAAAATACTTATTTGCTCCATTTAATTTTTTAACAAATTCACCTAGCCTTTTAATATCTTCTTGTGGTATTTCAGCTTTTTCGTAAGTTGAATTAGTAGTTACGTTTTTCCGTCTATTATGCCTGTCTTCCAAACCTCTCTGCCAAGTTTGCATAGCTAGCATATCTGTTCCTACATTAGTACTTCCTGCTTGAGCAGCTATTGCCATCATAGTAGTAACTGAGCTGCTTAGTTTAGATGCAAAAGTTAAATTTTCTAATGTCGAATTTAATCCAATAAGGTCTACAAAAGATTCTTTTAATACTCCTTCATCCGGTGTTAATTTTTTATCTACAATATAGTATGTAGATTCAAATTCTTCGTAATGTAGTTGAAATTCGTTTATGTCACCTAAATTACCCTGTATTCCAGTTATAACTGAATTTAAGAAATCAAAGACACTTTTTGCTTTTACATCTTCTGCAGCGATTGTTTGATCTGCACATCCTAAAATATAATCTATATTTACATATATATTTAGTAAATCCTCTTCACTAAAAGGTATTTTTCCTTGTTCTGATACTTTATAATGTAATGCTCTAGTTTCAGCAAGAAGAGAAGAACTAGTTTTAGGTAGTACGCAAATTAGAGGATCTAATCCAAAATGAGCGTCAAATGTTAAAAAGGAAGTAGGTGTTTCATTTCCTTTAGACCCAAAGTGGAATTTAATTATTTCACCGTGTTCATTTTTTAAAGTAAAGATCTGGTTTATAAGTTGCATCAAAGTGCTTAATGTAATATACCTTGTCCACTGTTGGGAGTTATTTACTATATTACCATCAAGCTGTGTTCTTATTACATGGAAAGACCTTCCTACTTCTTCTACTTGTGTTTTTAGTGTTTTGTATAATTGAGGTACATTTTTTTCTAGTGCATCTGTTATAGAATTTGTACTAAGATCTTCTTCTTCTACAGGGCCAGTAAAGTATTTTCTAGTTTCCGCATACTTAACTGTATTAAGAAAAGCATGTAACGGTGTTGTATTTAAACTTTCATTAAAATATGGAGAAGAAGTATCTAAATTTATATTTGATGAAGGAGAAATGATCATACTAAGTGATTCAATTAATTCTCCTTTTGATACTATGTCTACTTTACAATCATAACCGCCATCTAAGTTAAATGACCATACAAAGTTTTTTATAATACCGTACATACCGTCATAGTTACCGGAACTGTATTCTTTTATTCTAGTGATTTGATCATGTATATCCTGACCTTTCATTGAATTAAAAAACGTATCCGGGAAAGGGAAAATAGTATTTTGGAATACTCCTGCATTATTATAATATAGTGAATGTCCCCATTCAAGTAGTACTGAAAATCCTGGTCTTAAAAATAACTGCTCTAACTCATCTAACTCTTCTACAGAGTTAACTTTGAAATCTACTGAGGCTATTCTTAGTGTACCGAAGTTATTTTTAGCTTCTACTTGGAAGCCTGTTATACCGGCCATTGGTCTGTATCCTAATGTATCCGATTTACTATAAGCATTGTCTTTATCATTAAAGATACCTCCTTGTATTCTATTATTGGCTAAAGTTCCTCCTAGTAGCACTCTATTTTTAGAGGGTAAATTTGAATATCCACCATTTTCACTTAATACGTCTACAGAAGAAGTCATTTTTACCCAACCTGTATTGCTATTCAGGTATAGAATATCTTCATTTATCCTACCAGCCTGTTTAGATACTTTCTCTTTTCTTACTGAAAGTTGATCGATTACAGTATCATCTAGAGGGCCTCCTACTATTGAACTTGGTTTATATCCTAATGACATTTTATCTTGTTGAGTTTACCTCGTTATATAACTTAATTGCATTTGACTTATCAGCTGGTATTCTTAATTGAACACCCGGTGTAACTGCTAAAGAAGCTCTTTGGTGATTATTTGCTGATGCTATAACCCACCATAGAGATGAGTCTTTATAGAACTGCAGAGCAAGTGTATCATACCTATCTCCTATAGTTGTTATAATGTAAATATCGTCTTCTGTAGGTGGAACTGTAGGGTATATAGGGTTACTCCTGTACCTAGTTCCTCCTTCTGTTACGCTGCTGTCTATGTCTCTATATCTACTCATATAACTATGCTTTTACTTCGGGCTGTCTTACAGGAGTTCCTGGTTCACCATTTTGACTTTTTGTAAAGAATAATGTTTCAGGATTTGTTTCAGGTGCAACATCTGTAGTAATATAGTGATACAGTCCTGTTTGAGGGGTAAATGTATGAATTGGTGTAAAGTTTACCTGGCAGTCTAATACCATAGGTAATTCTTGCTGATCATTATCAACTCCAGTATTTCCATTACCAGCTCCATTATTATTTAATGCTATTTCCCATTGATAGTCTTGCTGCCAACTATAATTAACACTTGATAAAAATCCGGGTACTTCTCTTAAATAGTCTCCTACTGTTAGTTTAACTAAAGTTCCTCTCATAAATCCATCTTGATAAGTTGGAGCTGTAGTAGAAGCAAGAGTAACTATTTTCTGGTATAGAGGACGCATTTCCCATCTTGTCTGAGCTGCTATCTTAAACCCTAAGCTAATCTGTCTATCAAAACCTTGGTATGTATGAAAGTTTTCACCTCTTCCAACATAATTAAAAGAATTCCAATTTCCTGTAAAGTTATCAGAAAAAGTATCTAGGTAAGCTCTAAAATGTAAATATGTGTTATCTTCAGGAGTTATGACGTTAAATCTAAATTTAATTAGATCGTTGACTTCTTTTGCCGGTTTTTTCTCTCCTTTATATGGTCCAAGTAAATTTATTTTGTCTTGAGTTTGTATAAAGTTTCCTGTAGCGTATGAATCAGAAATATTACGTTTTATACTTGCAACATCCCCTAGTAGAATTCGGTTTTCTTTTCTAACCTCATTTTTCGGATTGTTTACTTTTGGAACTCCATTACCGTCTGAGGGAAGAAACTTTGTACTTACTTGAGGGGTGTTATCTACTTCTCTTTCTCTAGGTGCTTCGACCGGTGCTTCGGATGCCCATGTTGCGTCTGCAAGTATTGGAGCGCCATTTCTTGCTAGAACGTGCGGGGCAACATCTATTTTACCGTACAAGTAAGTACCTTTCCCTTTACCTGCAAAACCTTTGACAAAATGAGTACCAGTTCCATTCAAAGGAACTTGAGCTAGGGTAGAACCAATAATTTTAACAGAGTTAAAAAGATTTGCACCTATACCGCTTAATATATTTCCTGCTACTGTTTTATTCGGATCACTTTTTGGTGTTACCTTAGCTGCATTTAAAGCTGTTTCGTTAGCAAGGTACTTTAGACCAGGTTTCTGGGTTAGTATAGTTCCAATTCGTTTTAAATCGTCTATTCTTTTAGAAGCTTGATTTGAGGACGGTCCAGCCTGTCTTATATCTGTAGGTATGGTTTTTTGTACAATAGGTTCTGTACCTATGGTAGCGGTATCTCCATACTTCAGTTTATTCAACTGGGTTAAGTTACCCTCTATGTAGTTTCTTAGAATAGCCATTTAGTCTTACTTGGGTAAGTTATCTACGTACTTTGCTCCTATCTTCCCGTTTAAGTCTAAAGTAGACGCTGGATATTCTCCTTCTGGGGTGTTATTAATAGAGGTGGTGTTGTGTAAAGTCGAAGCTTTATCTGCACCAGGTAGTTTAGAAGGTGTTTGACCTTTTAATCCGTAGGGTGATTGTGTTAGTTTATCTAATAATGCCATATCTTTTTAGTATAAATAGTTTAGTATGATTTATATGTTGATAAAGCTAGTGTATGTCCAACTTTATTTCCATCCATGTATACGTGCCCTCCTGATTTAACAACTGATATTAATTCGTCAAGTTTTGCATATAGTTGATTGAGCGGTATCACAGCTTCTGGGCCTGCTTCTCCTATTAATGCTCTTGTAGGGCTGGTAACTATCCCTCCTGTTGCCAGTTCAGGTTCCTCGTTTGCTGTAGGAGTTATAGTACCGGAATTGCTTAAGTCTCGAGCTGCTATACCAGCGTCTATACCGAGTGAAGATACAGTTCCAAGACCTGGTGCTACTAAGTCGAGTAGACCTGCTGCTGCAGATAATGTTTCAAGACCGGCTCCTGTAAGATCTCCTTTTATTAATCGATCAATAGCAAATCCAATTCCAAGTACAGATCCTAAGATGGGTATTCTTTTGACTAACCCTTTACCGGTAAATTTGGCAGCCATTTTTCCCATACCCTTAGCACCTACTTTTTCTGCTGCTTTTACTTCTTGCATTGCAGTTTTTCCTCCAAAATCTGAAAGTATTTGTTTATCGGGTAAATTTTTAGCTGAAGCTTTTGCAAAGTTAGAACCTCCTTTTTCTCCACCTTTGCTGAATATTTTTCCAATACTTTTAAAAACACTTCCTAATTTAGATATATTTCCAAACCTAAGAGCTGCCAAACTTGTTAAAGCTATTAAAGCAGTACCTGCATGACCTGCAAAGAAGGACATTATATTAGCTATTATATTGAGCGGGTCTTTAAAAGCTTTCATAGATTCTTGCATCTGCGTTGTTAGGTTTGCTGTTGCTTCAGCATTAGACATATTAGATTTTTGAAAATCTATTTCGTCTTTACCTAGTTTTTTTAATGCTTCTGCCCTATCTAACCCTTTACCTTCTAGTACTGCAACTTGTTGAGCGAGTGAAAGTTCTTTAAATCTATCTTGTAGTAGTGTTTTATCTAAACTTTTTAGTGTTTCTCTACGAAGTAGCATTTTAGATGCTTCCTCTCGTGAAAGACCCATACTTTTAGCAAGAGCTTCTTGCTGGAGTACATTCATTTCTGAGTACTCTGCAAAAGACCCGAAGTTTTTTGCAAGTTCTTCTGCTAAAACAGCTGTGTTTCCTGTTAGGGCTGCTGTTCTAGCCCGCTCTAAATTTAATTGCTTACCAGTTAGTAACTCTGCTTCTAATTCTGCTTCTATAGAAGACTCAAAGTTTAATAGTCCACCAGCGGAACTTTCAAGTTGTGCTAAAGTTAGACCAAATTTTCTAGCTTGGAAAGCGGCTTTGGCTATACCTCCGGGAAATTTCTGGGTAGTGATTACGGTTGCTGCAGATGCGTCAGCAACGTCTTTCATCACTTGCTTATAATCTACTGCAGTGTCATTAGCAATATTTAGCCCAAGGACTTGACCGGTGAGTTCTTCTGTTATCTGTTTTACTGTTTTTCCAGTAGTTGCAGAGAGTGTTTGAAATTTAGCAGCTTGTTCATTACTTAGTCCAAGACGTTTAACCATTAACGCCATTGATTCAGCGGATTCTGCTGATATAGTTCCTGTAGAGCCTAGTTCCTTATTAACAGCTGCTTGAGCTTCTATTAGGTCCTGAATTGCAAATAATGTTGGAGCACTAAATTCTTCTCTAAGTGCTGCTGCTTGATCTCTAGATATATTAAGATTTCTTGAAAGATCGGTAACTTGATCGTTAGTGAGTTTTAATCCTTTAACCGCAATTGTCATACCAAGAGCGCTTCCTGCTTTTGCAATGGAGCCAGTTAGTACTTTAGCTCCTGCTAGAAATCGGTTTCCATCTGCTTCTCTTGCTGCTTTTGCTGCTTTCCCGAAATCACTAAAAAGTTTACTGAGTATAGGTACATCTTTAACAAGATCAGCCATGTCATCGAAAAACTGTACTTCTTTATCTATTTCTTCTAGAATATCTTTTAAATCACCGGCATGTTCTGTTGCTTCGTCTAGTAAGTTAACCTTATCTGTATACTGTGTAATTAGTTTTGCAAGGATTTTAGATTCCTCTCCTGTAGCGGTAGCAAGTTTCTGCTCAAAGAATACTATTTTACTTTGTAGTTTTACTCTTTCGTTTGCAGCTTTGACTAAGTCTTTCTCTAATTTTTTTGACTCTCCTTTTATTTTTAACTGCTCTTTTGAGTACCCTTGTAGTTTACCGGCCAAACTGTCTGCTACCCTTGATTGAGATGTAAATACAGATGCTGCTTCATTTGTTACAGCTGCTGCTTCTTTACTTGTCTGTGCTATAGATGCATTAAGAGATCGTATAGCTTCCTGTAGCCCAACGACTACGCTTGCTAATCTCCCTAATTCTTCGGATTGTTTATTCTGTTTTTCCATTAACGGTAAATCTATATACTATAAATAGTAAAGGCCTCTAATTATTTAGAAGCCTTTGTGCTGTAAGAAGGACCTATATTAGGTTGATGTACCTTCTTTTGAGTTTTTGGAGTTGGGTTTTTTTGCTCTTGCTGTTTAGAGTAGTGTTCTTGTATTTTTTGGAATGTAAACCTTCTAAGCCAGATTGGCATATTATATACATCGTACCAAGTATACCCTCCTTTTCCATGAAAAACTATTTCATGTATTTGGCTGTAAACATACAGTTTATAATCAGGCGTCAGGCCAAAAAAAGTTAAGACCTATTGGAAGGTCAACGTCCTCCTCTACGCCATTTTCATTTTCATATGGAAAAACTAAGTTTACATCAGGTGTTATTTTAGAATACTCCTCTCTCAACGCTCTTGCGTCTTTAGCAAGAAGGTATCCGTCAACGAAATCTCTAACTTCTTTTCTATCAGAAAGGCCGTTAACTGAAAGTAACATATGTTTTAATCGGGTTGTTACTTCAGAACTCTCCTCTTTATTAAGTTTTTTAAGTCCCTGTAGTTCCCTATCAATAGCTTTTTCATCTTCGTGAGTAAGTATTTTATATGTTACTACGTTACCTGATGTGGGTAAAGTAAAAGTAAATTGATTTTTGCGGCTTTCGTACAAGCTATAATCAACTGCTTTAGGATTTAGTGAAGTCAAGTCTACAGTTAATTCTTCACCTTTAAAATTAAAAGAGTAATCTTTCCCGTAAGATAAAATACGTGCTGCTACCATTATAGCATTTTTATCACCAATTAGTAGTTGATTGTATTCAACTTCTTTTTCTACAATTAGTGATTGTAGTAATTTATCAATTACTGTTCCTTTCTGAATATAATTTTGATTAGTAAGTATATCTTCCTCTTTAGCAGTCATGTACTTCATTTCGATAGTACCTTTAGCTAATGGAGAATCTTCAGGATAAAGCAAACCCTTAGATGGTAATTCTACCGTTTCGGTAGGTAATTGAAATTTTGATTCCATAAATTTTATTTAATAGTAACTAGTTCTAGATATAAATATAAGAACATTTTATTTTATAAACAACAAAAACCCGGACTAAATCCGGGTCTTTATAAATTATATTGTTTTGTCTTAGTAGTTTAAGATACAGTAGTCCATTGCTACTGTAATGTTTAGGTCTACTACCTCATCTGAAGCCCAGTCAAATTGACCAAAATCTCCATTTGTTAAGAAAGCACCTTTGATAATCCATTCTCCTACAATATCTCCAACAGGCCCTAAAATATTTAAAGTTAAGTCCTTTTTGTAGAAGTCTGAATAACCAGCTCTACCGGTTACTGATTCGTAAGATAGACGTGCCCATTCCATTACAGCTTGTGCCCCTGATGGAGTGATTGGATCGTAAAGTGTCATGGTCATATCTTCCCACTCTCTTTTTCCTCTAATCTTTCTGTATGTGTTAATATGGTCTAATTTAACTACGTTATCTGTAAATGTTGGAGCTTTTACATTTTTAACCAAGAAGGAAGGAATTCCATCCATGTACATAACAAATCTGTTTTGTACTTTTGGTTCAAATGCTCTGAACATTATTTCGTTTGGATCTAATACTGCCATGTTATATTTGCTTTATTATAAATATCGTTTAAAAAATTATCCTGCGAAAGAAGCTCCTGTTGGTTCTACTACGAAGTCTAATACTATAAATTCTGCTGTTTTAGCTGGCTGTATAAAGATCTGACCAACTAATTGGTTTCTATCAATAACATCTGCTGTGTTGTTTGTATCATCCATTACTACTCTATAAGCATAAAGACCTTGTCTTTGTGTTACTGATTCTAAGTAAGGATTAACTGTAGATAAGAATTTATTTCTTGTTGTAATAGTATTTTGTTCAAATACTAAGTTTTGTGCTTGATCACCAATAAACTTCTTAAGGTCGATTAATAATCTTCTAACGTTTACTCTATCTAAAGCAGAAGCTTTAGTTTGTAAAGTTTTCTGTCCAAATACTGCTAAACCTGTTCCAGGGAAAGTAGCGATTGGGTTAACTTTACCGTTATATAAAGTATCTCTATCTGTTCTAGATAACTTTCTTTCTGCTTGAATTACTCCAACGATTCCTCCTCGTACAAGACCTGCTGGTGCGAACCATGGTGCTGCTGCTCCATCAGTGAAAGCGTAAATTCCTGGGATAACAACTGAAGCTGGTACCCATACATTTTTACCTGTAGAAGATTGAGTTTGTAACCATGGCCAGTAAGATGCTGCATATGAGCTGTTTTGATCAGCTGCCTCTGTTGCTGCATTTGCTACTGTAGACCCGTAAGCTACTAAATCTACTACTGCTATACTATCTCCTCTAGATTCTACAAGAGAGATAAGATTATCCACTTGTGTACCGTGTAAAGCGTTAACTAAACCAGGTGCAGAGATAACATTGAACTGGTAATCATCTGCATTTCCTAATAATGTAATAACGTTATCGTAGTTACCTCCTTCTAAACCTTGAGTTTGAGTAGAAATGTTATTGTAGAGTAACGCTCCTCCTTTTACATCTCCTGTAGCTGCTTGGAATCCTCCTTGCTGTGCGATAGGAAGTAAATCTGCGTAATTACTTCTTACAGTAACTCCGTCGTTTTCTAAGTAGTTGAGTGTTGGAGAGTTAACTGCTGATACTCTAATAAAGTTAGACTTATTAACATAATCTCCTGTTACGGTTACTTGTGAAGCATCTCCTGAGATTGCTTTAACTTGGTTACCGATAACTTTCTCAATATAATTCGGAGAGTTAGGATCCAATGATAAGTTTACGAATGATTCTAATACTACTTTATTTTTAGTATTATCATCTCCTCTTCTTACAGCTAAAGCAAAAGTACCTCTTGTACTGTCTACATTTGAGATTTCAAATCTTAAGTTATCAGAAGAACCGGATACTAAAGAGCCGTCTGAGTTTTGTTCACCGTAAGTTGATCCTGAATGGTTGTTGTAGATAACACCTTTACCTAAAGTTTCTAGTTCAAAAGGTGAAGTTCCAGATCCTGATACATCTGTGATGTCTGTAGAAGTTGCTGCTGTATAAGAACCGCTTACTACTCTTGTTACTAAACAAGTATTTCCTCCCTGATCAAAATAGCTTTTTACAGCCATTGAAGTTAAGAACTCATGTTTATCTGATCCTGATTCAAATGTTACTCCAAACTTTCTTGTATAGTCGTTATAAGAAGTAACGATTGTAGGAATCTCAACCGGTCCTTTTACTGTTGGTCCAAGGATTGCTGCTCCTGCCTCTACTGGTGCGGGTTGGATGAATGAAATATCATTCTCTCTTTGAAATACACCTGGTGAGATTATTGTTTCTGCCATGTTAGGTAAAATTTATTTTGTGTCTATTATAAATATATGTAGAATATCTAAACCTGTTGGTAAGCAAACGGTATTTAACTACGTATATAAATAGACTAAAAGTTATTAAACCTTCCTACGGAATGGGAGTAAATTCTCCACTTTCTATATCAATATTACCTTTCCCGTATTTAGCTTGTATATCGGCTGCTGTTTTTTGCTCCATTTCAATCGTTTGGGAGTAAAAAGTTTCAAGCTTATATTGCCTCATCTTTAAATTAAGTTTAATTTGTCCAATTGAACTCAATTCTTCTTTAATTGCAGCATGACGTTGTTGAACTTCTTTAATTGTCTGTAACTCTTCTTGTGTTAATTTCATAACTGTCTGTTATTAGGTATTTTTAAATCTAAATCTTGTATTAGTTTTATTCCTTTACTCTCAAACCACTCCTTCCAAAAAATACTACCTTCGTAGTCATTACCGTACTTTAAAGATAATTGGTTGTCTAAGTTAACCATATTTAGGTGAAACTCTTTATACAATGTATGAAATACTTTCCTAAATCCCAACGGATACCCAGAGAACATTCTTTCATCCATAGTTTGGTAGTAAATTGACCCGTAAAAACATTCTTCTTTTTTAATCCCCTGTAGTAATGGTCTAGATTGTATAGAAGCTTTTTGAAAGTAAAATTCTAAGTTTCCTTTATACTCTATGTTATATGTATCTAGATTAGGTTTGAATTTTAAAATAGATGTATACTGTTCAATTTCTGTGATCAAGTTTACAGCTCGCCAAGTTGAATATACATAAGAATATAATTTTTTTTCGAATTTAGGTTCTTCTTCAATAATATTAATTGAGTTACAAAATTTATTATACCTCTGTAGCTTTTTTACCCATCTTTCATTCTCTTTGGTTTTCCAGGTATGTACAAACATATCTGTTTTAAGATCTAAAACGGATTTAATATTGTCTGATAGGTTTTCTAAATATCCTGAAAGTATTACTGCTTTCATCCCAGTCGGGTGTTTCCGTAATGTATTACTTTAACTTTATCTGATTTATATGCTCTCCATGGATCGATAACTATAGAGCCTTCAGGAAACCGGTATTCATGAAATTTACCCATATGTCCTAATAAATAAACTGCCTTATTTGGAACTTCTAAATCAAATTCAGGTTTTATTCCTAATTCTTCACAGAAATAACCTGTTAGTATAGTTGTAGAACCGTCTTCGTAGTGTACATCCGGTTTATAAGATTTACCGAGTATTGTTATAGGTAGGGAATTTTCTTGAGCGTGTTTAACTAAAGTCTCTGCAAGATTTTTAGCTTGTTTCTCTCTAGCATTCATTATTGCATCAAATAAATCATACCCTAAACCTAACTTTTCTGCCATATGACGTAAGGCGATATTGTCCCTTGGGTGGCATCCTCCTCCATCTCCCATACCTGCTGTCATATAAGCTTTACCGAGTATACGGTATGTGGATCTTTCTAATGCTCCTGTTACTACGTCTACATTCATATTACCTCCTTTTTCGGCAACATCTTGTATCATGTTAACTAAAGTTACTTTTGTAGAAATAAATGTATTGTAAAATATTTTAATACCTTCTGCTTCATCCCAAGTTCCTACTTCATACCGTGTACCTTCTGTGATAAACGTTTTGTAAAAATCGAGTAACATCTTAGCATCTCCGGTCATTGAACCGTCTTCAGTTCCAATAATAACCATCTCAGGATTAACCATATCCCATTTAACTGTACCCATTGCAATTAAATAAGGATTGTAGATAAATCTTCCGTTAGGAATTAAATCTATAAACTCTCTTCTAATTGTTCCTGGTAGTACAGTTGAGATTAAAACTACTAATTGATCTTTTGTAACATACTTGTTTGTTTCAGTAAGTACGTCTTTTACAATCTGGTAGTTAAAGTCTTTGTTTGGTAAATGTGCTGTTGGATACCTACCATCATAGGCAGGATCGTGAGGTGTTGGAACCGCTATAAATATCATTTCTCTACCTTTACAAACTTCTCCTATGGTTTCTACCATATTAAAGTTTTCCGGTTCAACTTTTGTTACATCGTAACCTATAACGTCGTGTTTTTCTGCCATTACTTCGGCAGCATCTTTTCCGAGTTTTCCAACTCCTATAAAGCCTATTTTCATACTAACATTTATTATTTTTATAAATAGAGCACTGTTAAAAGTTCATTGTAGTTTTAGTAGGCCAGGTTGAAGGTTTATACTCTAACTTATCTTCTAAATTTTTTTTAATTTTAGCAAAATTATTCCAGTCTTTTAATAGACTGATAGATACCGGGGTTTCTTTCTGCTGTATGTATTTTAGTTTAGGGAGTAAATACTTCTCCATGAAACTGTAATGCTGATTTGGACTAGGGTGAGAGTCTGGGTTTACCTCTCCTTTAGGGGAGAAGCAGTATACTTTATCACTGCAGTCTAATTGGTGCATAGTAATACATAAATCGGTAAAATTATTATCAACTAAATAGTCAAGTTTTTTAAATATAGGTTTACATTTATTTAACTCTATCTCAGTTAAGTATTCAAAGTTACTGTTGAATCCCGGCTCTCCTAAATGTGTGCCTATCCTTAAATCTAACATAAAAGTCATTAAGTACTTAATGTTATGATATTCAAGTAGGTCTTTTACCGTTTTTATGTAATTTACCGTTTCTACTAAGTCTTGTTGAAATGAAAAGTACTTATCTACATATTCTTTGGTATAGAAAGGATTATTAGTAATATTTCCTGCGCAAAGATATTCCTGGTTAGAATGTTTATCGTATTTGTCTTCTCTAGCGCAGCTGCTCCACTGAATTATAACTTGATCTTGTGTAAAATTTTCTTTTGAATCTAGGTATTTAATAATTTTATGAAAAATCGCTCTGTTTCCTGATCCTGCTTTTCCATAATTTGTATATGTGCTGTAATATGAACTAAGAAAATCTGCCCAAGTTGGCCAATCAAATTTAGTATAACTACATCCAAAGGTTATAAGGTTGCTTTTCATTAATATTGATATGGAGGTAGTTTTTCAAAATATTGTTGAAAAGTTAGAAAATTTAAATAATCTAATGTTTCTTGTTTACTTTCAAATAGAAATCTGTTAAAGTTATGTATTAATGTTTCTTCCATTTCTTGAGTAATTTTGTAGAGTTCTTCAAAGCTTAACTTACTTAGTTTATTTAAAATTATTTCTACTTTTAACACTCTTTGTACCAAGTCCTCTTCTTCATCGTAACTTTCATCCCACCATCTATCAAAAGTTTTATACCCAAGTTGCTTAAGTTCTTTTAAAGTATTAGGATTTCCAATCACTACAAAAGGTTGTAGCATATACATTGGTTTAAATATTTTTTCCGAAAGAAACATTATCTCTTTATTGTATAGTGTTTCTGTAACAACGTTTAAAAATGTACTTTGGTGAAACTCAAGATTTATATCATGTGCTTTATTACTATTATCTGGATTATCTATTACATGTATGGGTTTTTCAAAGTCGTATGAGTCTACATAATCATATATCCAAGATGGGATATATTTCCTTTCTATTGCTTTTAACGGTCGAAACTCTGTTCCCTCAGGAAGTTCATGAGGACCCATTGTTAGTATAGTCTTATCTCTTAAATAAGGGTTAGTTTCAATAGCTCCAAATATTAATACTCTACCTAGTCTCGGTCTTCTGTTCAAACATAAAAAATGCTTTACTTTTTGTTCTTCCCTGTTCCTGGTTAATATTTTATTGAAGTGCTCTAATAATTGCTCTTTAGTTTTTGATTTTCTTAATTTATAATCACCGGGAATAAACCAAGGAAAATTTTCAAAATAAGAGTATTTTAAAATCTCAACTTTAGGTTTTACTTCTAACGTAGGATTTAATTCTCTTTTCTTTATTAAAAAATCTCTATAGGTTTGTATTAACTGTCTATTCCCATGTGCGAAAAAAAAGTTAGTTTCATCTAATTCATTTAACTCTGCAAATTCTTCTAGCCAAAAAAGGTACCGGTCCTGATATGTTGTTCCTTCTGTATCGTACATTATACCTACTTTACACAGGCCATTCTTGCATGCTTCAATAACATTGCTTTCTAATAAAAAAGCAGGAGAGATATACATAGTTTCACTTAATCCTGAGATTGGGTATATAAATTTTTTACCAGTTTCTATAAAGTACGATGTGCTTTCTTTAAAGACTAGAGTTTCAAGTATCGGACTACCGTGTACAAACCCGATGTCTGGTTTAGTATTTAATTTATCAAAACCGAAATTTATAGCTTGGTTATAGTTTATTTCTAAGTAATGATTAAATGACATTGTGGTGTACCTTTTCTTTATTAGTTATAAACTTTAGTAAGTCGTTCGCAAACTCTTTATTATCTACCAAACCTGGATGTCCTCCATCTCTAGCATATAGGTTATCTTTTGCATCATTTTTAAATTCAAAATATGGTGCTATTTGAGTTGTGTCAAATACTTTTTCTAAAGTTGAGTAAGTCCAAGGGCACCAGCTGGAGATGTATAACTTTATGTTCAGCTGGTCTGTGAGAAACTTAATAATTTGTAGATTTTTGTATGTATTGACTTTGTTATTTTCCGTAACTAGTGTGTTCATGTACCTCTTAATATGGTACATTACCTCTTGGTTTTCAGGTAGATACCTAGGGACAAAATTTATAGTTTCAAAATTATTACGTACTTTTTTACTTGCGTTACTATCTTTTTCGGTAATTATTTCTTCCCGGTTGTAATCCGGTAGCAGTATAATAATTCTTTTTGGCTTTTTAAATTGAGCTATACTATATAAAAGTCTTGTAATTTTAGAAATTGAGCTTCCCGGTATAGCTAGGTTAATGTATCGGTTGTCTAAAATTTGGGTGTTAACACTATAGGCCCATGTTTTTTCCAATGGCACTCCTACTCCGTATGTAAAAGAACATCCAAATACTAAAGTATCGACTTCATCTTCAAGTATGTTCACCCCTGTATGTCTTAGTCCAAAACGGTCAAGGTTATAACATACATCTCCTTCTTTTAGGTCTGTTGTATTTTTACTAATAGCTGCAAGGGTTTCAGCCTCTTCTTCCTCATCTAAGTACCTTACACTGTACACCTCTCCTGGGTCTGTTTTATTACAGTTTTTTATTATTTCATCTGTGTAATAAGCTAGGTGGTTTCTTCTTAAAAGATTTCTAACTCCAAATTCAGTTGGAGATTCCCATAAGTAGTCGTAAAGGTAGTGCATATTAAAAATAAGGTTTAAATTCAGGAACCGTTTCAACAAAATTTTGATTTCTCATTTTGTCTAATTTCTTAGTAGTCTCTACAAATCTCCTGAATACTTCCATATCACATGGTTGGCTATTCATAATACTAATTAACGATTCCCAACCCGATACCGGTATCCCGTTTTCTTTTAGACTTGTATTGGCGTATTCTCTAATTTTCTGTGTAGCTATTGCTTTTAGATTTTCAGGTATATTGGTTATTGAATAAATATCTGGGGTCACACAAGGGTTGATGTGAAATCTTTTAATAAAGTAATCATTACTATTATATCCGGATTTTCCTACTTCACATTCTCTTATTTCATTTGGAATAATATTTAAATCAAATAGCTCTTTATGTAGTTCTACTATATTAAAAATGTTTAATATACTAACGGTAGGATGTATCCAGTACTCTATATTGCTATTAGAAATCTCAATTAAATTATTTCTAGTAGATTCCCAATTGCCTTTATGTCTTGTAAGTTCGAATACATCGCCTGTTCCGTCTATAGATAGACTTAAATGTACATTTTTAAATTTTTTCCATACATCAATAATATTTCTACCTTTAACTACTAATTTTGTAGCATTGGTGGAATATTTTAATTTTGTATCAAACCTCTGGTTCTCTTCTAAGAAGCTAATAAGCTTCCAATGTTCCGGCATTAATACGGGCTCTCCTCCGGCGAAGTGTATCTCTTGGGCTACATCTAGATTGGCATCTAACTCATTCCAGAAATTAGTTTCATTATCTAAATTTATTAGACCGGTTTCAATATTATCATTATGGTCTCTTAATCTTATATAATCATTTGCCCAAGAAGTTGAAAATGTAGGAGAACAGGTTCTACAAGCTAGATTACAGTAGTTAGAAAATCTTATGTCCCAATATAGAAGTCTTAAATTTGTTACTTCTCCGTCTGGTTTTGTATTTTCTATTAGGTCTTTTACTTTATCGTACCAATTATTGTTCATGCCTATTCTCATTGAACTAAATCCAGCATCTTCCCTTCCTTTACATCTTTCACAGGAAGCTGGGAGAGGTTTACCTTCAAGCATTCCCTTTCTCATTTCTTTCATCTTAGGGCTGTTTACTACTTCCTTTAGTGTCTGAGTTTTAACATTACCTACTGCTAATTCGTTAGTAATTTCAGTCATACAGCAAGGATATGCTCTTCCATCGTTAATTATGTGTAAGTGCATCCACGGAGCTGTGCATAATGTTTTACTGTCTTTCATAATTCTTTATTTAAAATAAGGTTCCCACTCAGGTAGGTAATTTTGTATTTTTAAATTTCTTGCTCTATCAAGTAAATTAATATAGGATTTAAATTTATCTAATTCTTTTGGACTAGCTGATTTATATAGTTCAGATTTTAGTCTATCTATTTCCATCTCTGTTAAATCTGAATTATTTTCTAAAACCTGTTGTTTTAATTCTTCTGGTAAGATCGAAACCTGTAAATGAGATGGATAATGTACGTAGTTGTGAGAAAAAAGTAATCCGAATTCTTTAAAAAAGTTTTTAAAGTTACTTAAATTATGAACATTTAAAGCACTAACAGTCTGGCATATCTCTAACTCAAATACATCTTTATATTTAGCAATTTTTGTAAAAGCAGTCATTATTGTATTCCAGTCTGATGGATATCGTACATAGTGGTTTCTATCTTCAATATCATCTATGGAGATTTGTATCTTTACCTTTTTAAATTTTTTCCATATCTCTAAAAAACTGTCCGGGAATTTTGTACTGTTTAAACTGTAACTAATTTTAATATCCTTTGCTTGGTTATTATCTATAAGCTTTTGTAAGAAGTACCCATGTTCTTTAATTAAGGTAGGCTCTCCTCCATTTATCCAAATTTCCTGTAAGTCCTTACACTTATCGAGAAGGTTATCGTAAAATCCGTAATCTCTATACCACTCTGTTTTTATCTCGTTTTTAAAATATTCTTTTTCAAACTCAGTACCCTTAAACACATGTATATCTTGGTTCCACCTGTTTGAAGAAAAAGGGTTACATGTGACACATTTCAAGTTGCATACTGAGCCTAGTCTTAGTTCTATGTATCTATAATTTATATCTTTTATGTGTCCTGTAGAATCAGTGTTTTTTATATACTCTTCTAAGTATTTCCCATACTCCCTATTAGAAACTTCCCTTTTAGATTCTACACCTGCAGCTTCGTATTTGTAACATTTCTGACATAAAGAGGAGAATTCTCCGTTCATCATGTCTTTACGTAGCTTTTTAAACTTTTTTGAATTAGCTATTGAATCAAGCGAATCTTTGCTAAGAAATAAGTGCTGAGCTTCATCATGATCTGTAGCTGCTGTAGAAGCACTATCTTTCATATCGGTAATACAGCAAGGTGTAATAGTACCTATAGGATGTGTAGCTAAATGTAGCCACGGTAGTGCACATATAGACTTACTCTTTTTACTACTTTCTATATGTTTCTCCACCAGTTTAATACTTTAGGGTTTTCCGAATAGATTTCTTCTAGAGTATTTTCGTTTTTTCTCCACTTATCTACTCTAGTCAAATTTTGTTTACCTCTAACTAAGGCCTCCTTCCAATCAGGGTACTTTTCTTCAAATGTCTCTCTGTTTTTTAAATCTTCAAGACATTCTATCCAATTAGCATGTTTTGGGTTTACTTCTACTTTAGGTCTTATGTAGTCTAATATATCATCAATAACTTCGTTAAAGAGTTCTCTAGGTAGTACTTGGGGACACATAGTAACACTCCCGTCAAATGCAAATGTTGTTTTAATCAGGGTGTTGACATCTAGTTCAACTGCTAAATCAAATAAACTCTTTAGGCTGAAAAGACCTGGGGTGGTTATAGTAAGGTCAAATGCAATACCGTATTGTCCATATTTTTGATTAAGAAATAAATATTCTTTAAAATTATGTATCCATTGATCCCACTTAATACCATGTCTTACGTATTCAACATTTTTTCCAGTTCCGTCTATGGAAGCACAGATTTGAACCATTTTAAAGTGGGGAAGTAGGTTTTTTAGGTCCCAGTGTTTATAAGTCGTTCTACTAAAATTAGTATTGTAACGCACCCATACGTTTTTAGCTAAATCATTATTAACTAAATATTCCATTACTTCCCAGTGTACTTCCCACATTAAAGGTTCTCCTCCTACCCAGTATATTTCCTCTATAGTACCATTCTTCACAGCTTCCCAAAGTTCAGCTTCTGCTACATCTTTTTGAAAGTTTTCAATAACTGGTTTATTTTCTTTTTTAGCCCAATGGTCACCATTTCCTTCTCTATCGTAATCGCCCATTGCTCTTCTCTCTGCTTCCCATGAAGATGAAAGTTGATCTCCGCACATTCTGCATTTAAAATTACAAAGGTTTCTTACCCTGTAATCAAAAGATATAGGAGGCATAGTTGTAAAGCCTGTTTCATCTGTTTTACTAAATGCTTCCTCAATTTTATTAGGGAATAAAGATTTATTAAAATAATCTCTATAAACAGATATATTTAGTAGTTGTTCATTACATACCGAACATTGAGGTATAACCTTACCTGCCATAAGGTCTCGTCTCACTCCTTTCATATATTCAGAGTTCCAATGTTCTTTGAGAGTACCGGGTTTATAAGAAGAAGTTCCGTCTGCTGCATCTGAGTCTAAATACTGTGTTGCCCAGGAAGCTTTTTCCCTAGATGCACAGCACATCCTCCTCTCACTCTGAGGAGAGAGGTAGGTGTGTGTCCATGGTGCTATACAAAACGTCTTATTACCTTCTTCTGGTTTAATTTTCATGCTTACCTTTTAGCTACTCCTCCAACAAATTTAGAATCTGAATCTTTTTTTAGTTGTTCAACTAAGTCAATCATATCATCTTGTTGTTGATCGTCTGGTTCTACATACTCTTGTGATCCAGGATTAGCCCACTGTGGGTTCAGTACCCATCCTTCATCTTTTGCTTTTTTCAGTACTTCGTGAACATACCTGTTAGATTTAGCATCGTCTCCGTCTCTAACTCCTTTTAGTAGTTCGATATTTGTTTCTGGAATACTGTCCCACCATTCTTTTAACATTGGAAAGGCAGTTAAGAAATCTTTCTTTCTTCTCTTATCATATTGAGTGTAAAAAGATTTAAAATCTCTTTCTCTAGACTCTAATGAAGAGGTATGAGCGTGTCCTGAATCTACTTGTTTAATATATTCAATAAGTCTAAGTACCCCGTCTCTTTCCATATCCATAAAACCATTTGAGCCTCCATTCCAATTAGCTTCTAACCACTTTTCAATGTGTGCAGCTCTTTCCATCCTTACGTTAACAGGAAGTGTGACAATAGACTGGAAAGAAGGAAATCTTAATATGTTAAATGACATTACCGCGGCATGATGTCCAAACTCTTTTTTTAGTTTTAACATTTCATCCATAAATTCTGTAATGGAGAATAAGCATAATGCATTAATAGTCATCATAACGTTAACAGAGGATACTTTTGCTTCTCTATTAACTCTGTAAATATTCTTTAACCATACATCCCATTCTAATCCGTATCTAATATACTCTGCTTGTAACCCTGTTGCCTCATTAGACGTATATATACTAAAATCTTTGAAGTTATGAGTTGAATCAATTAAAGCATCAAGTAGCTGTGTCTTCTGTCCTAAGTTAGAGTTTACAGCAAAAGGTACCTCACATTCAGGATGATCTTTCCACCAATCCATTAGCTTCCAAAAATCAGGCGACATTGAAGGTTCCCCTCCAGTTACTCTTAATTCTCTTAAGGTGTACTGCAGCTCTGCTTCCCACCACTTCCAGAAAGCTTCAACATATGGATTATCTTTATTTTTTCTACCATACGGCATTGCATGTTTACCATCATGTTGAAATGCTCCTGCACCATCGGATACTAGATTCTGGTAAGGTCCGAACATCTTAATGTCTTTTTGCCAAGTAGTAGAAAAAGAAGCATTACAATATGAACATCCAAAGTTACAGTTAGCATCAAAAGCAATCTCTAATGTCTTGAGATCAACGTCAAAGCCTGCTCCAAATTTCTCTTTAGCATCTTTGAGTTCTTCGTCTGTATATATAACAGATTTATAAACCCTATCTGATACTTTATCTGCTCCTAAGTCTTCTATCTTCCAGCAGTATTCACATTCTTTAGGACGAACTCCGTCCATCATTTGTTTTCTTACTGCTTTTTTATAGGTAGTATTATGAATAGCTTTATAAGATTTAGCTACTTCCTCTAGAGGTATTTTATGTGCAGGTGGGTGATGACAGGAAGCGGTAGTTCCGTTTCCTAACCAGATTGTTGCATTATACCATTTAGCTCCACAAAATGAGCCGGATAATTTGTTTACTACTCTATCTCTGTATTCCTGAAACGTTTCGTCGTCTCTTTTTGCAAAAACTCCTGCCATTATAACTTGTGTATAAAATTACATTTACCGGTAATATCTACCGATTTATCAAAAATAAATTGTTCAAATTTGTGATGAGATATAATTTCGTTCTCATCTTTCAATATAAACTCATGTAGATCAAAATCTGTATAGTTTAAATTAAAATCATTCTTTGGAAAATTTCCTGCTCCTATTAATATGTGCGGGCTATCTGCTAATCCAAAAATTTTGTCCTTTAAATCTACTTCGTGGACAACCTTATTATCTATAAATAATCTAAAATTACCTTTAGGAGTGTGTTCTAATGAAATAATTACCTCTTCGTTATAGTTAACCAGTAAAGGTAAGTCTACATATATAGGACCGTCTTCGCAAGTTACTGTGAGTATCATCTTATCCTTATATAAATCTAGACCAGTATACCTCGGTACTATTGTGAATAAGGTTTTTTGATCGTCTGATTTATCCTTTAATGTAAGTCTGAAGGTAAGGTGAAAGTAATGTTGCCCAGATAGTATCTTGTTTGCAGGTTTATCAGGAAATGTATCACATATGCTACTAGGCCAAAATACCCAAGGCGAGCCTTTTCTTATATCTATCATATAGGTTATTTAATTCAGGAAATGTTTTATTAAAATCGGTACCTCTTCTTTTATCTAATTCATCTACAAATTTAACAAAATCAGTCCTGTACTTATGTGTTTCAAAGCTATCCGTACCGGTTGCATAATCGTAGATTCTTTTCATTTTTTGTATCTCTACGTTAGAGAATCCATAATTATCGGTAGTAAACTCCTTTATACCGTAATATAGCATTTTTTCTGCAGACTTCAAAATTAATTCATGGTGGTCTGGTTCTAATATCTTTACAGATAAATGAGCTGGCCACCTCAGATAAGATGTATCTAACTGTAAAGCAGATATCCAATATCTCTGTCCATTAGCGTGTTTCTTTTTAAGCTCAAATGTTCTATCTATTACCTCATCATATGTAAAGACAGACAGGGCGTTAAAGGTAGCCATAATGTTAATGGTTACTTTTGGGAGGGCAGTTAAAATTTTATCTACATTAGACCAAAATTTTTCTGAATCTAATCCATATCTTGTGTATTCTGCTTGAGCTCCTTTTGCTTCAATAGATGTAAATAAAGTTAATTCTCTTACTTTATCGTTTTCACATAAATCTTTAGCTATATCGATAAATTTATCAATTAGTGCATCTGGTACCCCTAAATTTGTGTTAATGGATAAAGATAGTTGGGAGTTTTTATCATGATGTTTTTGAATATACTCTAATACTTTAAATGTATCTTTTGATAAAAGAGGTTCCCCTCCTGTAATTCTGAAGGTATGTAAATCTTTAAATAAATCTGGCCACCATTTCCAAAATGCCTCTACATATGGGTTTTCTTCCGAATGTTTATAAGGCATTTCTCCCTTAGCTTTTAAATTTGATATATCATTAAAGTTATAAGTGGTTGGATAAGGCCCTTCTTTTTCTATTTCTTCTACCCATTTTGAAGAATACTGTGGTCCGCAATATGCACATTTAAAATTACATGTATTAGAGAACGACACTTCAACATACCTTGGGTTAAAATCAGATCTCCAATGTGACTCCACAATCTTATCGTATTGGTCTAATGACCAAGGTTCTGAAGATTTAAATGTTCTATCTGAAAATGAGTTAGAATTATCTTCTACGTTCCAACAGTAGTTACATTCTTGAGGTCTTTTTCCTTCTAACATCTCTTTACGTTTTTGTTTTTTATAAGACGTATTATGTAATGCAGAAGGATTTCTTTTAATCTCTTTTAGTGAAATCTTATGTGGAGAGGGATGGTGACAGGAGTGTGTCATTCCAAGACCTAAGTGTATAGTAACTTGGGTCCATTTTGCTAAACAAAAACCACAACCTACTTTATCTAACTTTTCCTTTACTTGCTGTAGTTTCATAGTTTTATATTAATCATTTTAGCCCACGGTGTAAGAATGTTTTCGTTTTCTACTGTATACTCTAAGGTAGTAATTCCATCTTCTTTATAATTGATCTTACCTTGTTGCATTTGTAAAACGTACCGTTCTTCGTTTGCTGCTGTAGTATCTCCTTTTGCCCATTTGCCGTCTACTAATCCTTCATCAATATGGGGTAAACATGTAAATCTACCTTCTTTTCTATAGGGTAAAATTGAATTTGGAATGTCTATCTCTTCCTCTCTTAATTCTACATTGAAGCTTTCTATTTCGGTATTGGGACTGTTAAAATCTGAGTCAATCACTAATCCATCGGTAGGAATATCTAAATGTAAGTCTTGGACTTCTTCTGGTGTTAAGTTTCTATCCCAAGCAAACACTTTTGCTATATCTCCTTTAAAGTATCTGTATCCACTATCTTCTGGTACAGATGGTGTAGTGCCTATGTATATTCCGTTAGGGCCGTATTTTTTTAATTTACCGGTCCAGTTAAGGGGAGAAGGGCTTCCGTACCCTCCTTTGGAATCAACTTCTGTACCGTTTAGGTATAAGTGGCTGGTTCTTGTTTCTTCATTAAATACCGCAGTTACCCAGCTCCATTGGTTATCGTATCTTTTCACCCACATGTAGTGGTGGTTACTAAACATATCCCAGTATGTGAGAGAAAGTGCTCTTGAGTTATTAAATGATAATCCGTAGTCATACCCCGGTATTCTTAGAATAGGGTACTCAACGTATTTATTATCCTTATCTCCTATTAAGAAAATTTTATTTTTATTTGGCTGTTGAAAAGCTCGACACAGTATTGAGATTGTATGTGATTTTGAAGTTAACCCTCTAAGTTTTCTAGTAAATGGAACTTTACTATAAGAACTGTCTCCATTATATCGTAGGTATTTTTGTTTAGTCTTTTTCTGTAAGTATGTATCTAATGTTAAACCTTCTTCGTGACATCTCCAAAAAAGATCATCATCTTCCATTCCCCAATCCCAATATCCGTTAGAGTAACCGTTTGTGGCTTCTAAATGTTCTTTAGTAAATAAGACTGCACCTCCAAAGTACTCATGATACTTTAATTGATAGTCCATTTGTGAAATTTGAGTTGCAATATGGCGAGGACCTTCTGTAGGGTACGAATAATCTGCGCCGTCTTCTGGTATCATGTCTATATCATGGAAAACGACGTAGTCACATCCGTCTTCAATAGCGTGTTTTGCAGCTATGTTTTTAGTTGCACCTCTATTAAAAAGTTTTTCGTCTACTTGATGGCATATATAAATTTGAAAATCTATATTTCTTTCTTTAAGAAACCTCCCAACTCTTGGTATAAAGGTGTGTAAGTGTTCTTCTCTGTTTCTGTATGGTACACATACTCCTAATTTATGTTTCATTATATGCCTATATTTAAATGTAAAACTTTATCTTTAAACTGTTTACTATGTAGAATATATTCACAGTCTTTTAGTCCGTCTTTAGAGTTATTATAAACTCCTCTTTTTACTTCGTTATTATATCTTAATTGATTCCATCTAGTTAAATCACTTCTCCATCTTCCTTCTACGTACCCGTTATCCGGGTGGGGAAGTTTGTATATGTCTCCTTTTCTTCTATAAGGTACTGTGCTGTCTATTTCGGTAGATTCAGGTGCATCATATGGAGCTACATCTACATTATCTAATGTTCCTTTATCTCTTCTTATATGGTCAACCCATATATATTTTATTTTATTAGGTTTTAAGTACCTGTTAACTACTTCATCTTTTCTCGTATATAGTGTTATACTGTCTATAGCACCGTGATAGTGGTTAGTGTCTTCTGAATCTGCTCCTACAATAATTGTCGATTGCTTACTATAGTCAAGTATTCTGTTTTTAAGTGTGGTAGAAGCTTCTAAAGAATCGTTTACATATAACGATACTGTTTTAGTTCGTGCTACATATTGTAGTTTTACATTAAATTCACTGTTAATAAAGACATCTGAATTAATAGTGTACTTATCAAAACTTTTATCAAAAAGCTGCACTGAGAATCTGTTAAAAGAATTGTAGGTAATGTTTAATTCATTTCCTCTTATACTTAATAAAGTGTACTGATCAAATACTTTTTTTGGATCCATTTCTACATGGTCAAGCCTTCCAGAAATCTCTATAGTAAAATCCGTACTAAATTTTAAGTTATTGGGAATACGTGCGATTGAGTTTTTACCGTTAAATATAGCGGTGTCTCTACTAATTCCTTCTGAGGTTTTATAAGGTGTGCCAAAATCTATATTATGTAAAGCACATCTGTACCTTAAATCGTCATCTTCATATCCCCAGCCCCAGTACATATTAGAGAATCCGTTTATTTTTTTAAAATCTTCAACCGGAAACATTGTCATACCTCCGAAATAGCTATCAAAAGGCAATTGGTCATCAAATAAATGAATTGGAGTATCATTTGGAGTATAGTCCACTGTAACTGGAACCATATCAACATCATGAAACACAACATAAGTACATCCTCTTTTTATAGCATGTATAAATCCTATATTACATAACATTCCTCGATTAAAGGATGTAGCATCGTCTTGTTCAACTACAATAATATTATAGTTTATACCTTGATTGTCTAGATAATGTTTTACTTCTCTAGTCCAAGCTTCAAGATGTTGATATCTATTCCTATATGGAACTATAATTCCAAGTTTACTCATTTTCTTTTCTCAGATCGAATATTTCGTGAAATTCAGAAAGATAGTATTGAATTCTTTCTCCCCATTCGTCTTTATCGATTTCTTCGAACCATAAACTTAGCGCATCTAATGAACTTGCAATGGTTTCTAACGCCTTAGTTTGACGTTCTTCTAAACTTGTCTCCACTTTTTTTGTGCTCATATTGTAACTATTTTTTTAATTAAGGTATTCCAATTAGAATAATCCATATATTCAATATATGAACTTTCTTTTAGTTTCTCAACTAAATATTCACTATTCTTTATATCTATTTTATCTTCTGTAGCTTTAATTGCATCGTACATTATCTTATATTCTTGAGAATACGCATACATCATATTAGTGTTTGCTACTTTTTTAATTCTACTAATACATGTAGAATCCCATTTAAAGTGGTGTACTTGGGTAAATACCTCTTCTATTGGCATTCTTTTTGGATGAGATTTCCCCCAACTGTTTGAACCGTCTTTAAATTGAGCGTAGTGCTGTCCGGGTGTAACATCTTGATAACCTTTCATTAAAGTTACTTTGTTTGGGCATGCCCCAGACATTGGATACCTAAAAAATCCAGCCAAAGGAAATGCTTTGTGTAGATTTGTGTCTCTGTCCACTATTGGAAAAGTGCCATCTATACCTATTCTATCCAAGAAACCTCCTGTGACAAAGTCATAATCGTTTCTCTCACATGTCTCTATTATATCTTCGATCGGTTCAGGGTATATTTGTAATTCATCATCATCTGATACTATCCACCAATCATTTGGTTTGGTTCTTTTAGTTTCGTTATATAAATCTGTAACTTTATTCCAATTATATTTTGGTTCGGTTACAACTTTATATGGTGTGATTCCTAAATCCTCTACCTTTTCTAAAATATCATCTCTATCGGATTGTCTATATACAACTACATATACTTTATCTACCTTATCTTCATAGTGTTTTAGCATATGAGGTAAGATATGTGTATTCTCTCCAACTACTGTAACTAGATTAGGCATTTTGCTCGTTGAAGTAATGTAATACCGGTTGAAGAAGGTTTATTTATTTCCTGCCCAGTATTAAAAAAGTTAAACTGCTTCCATTCCGGTCCAATTTCTTTTATAAACTTAGGTGGGCCATCAAATAAGTCGTAATGTTGTTTTTCGTCTTCTGTTATTATTAGTTCTTTTTGAAACTTCTCATCTGTGTCGTGAATAGCTATCATACCATTAGATGATAGTAACTTAGAGTATAATTCAAAATCTTGCTTGACATCTGCGTAAGAGTGTCCTGCATCGATATGTAAAAAATCTATCTTTATATCTTGCTTAACAAAAAAATTATAATATGCGTCCTTTGTAGTTTCTTTTATAAACCGAGGAGCAAATTGATACCTAAAGTACGAATCATCTTCTAAATAGTCCGGTGTACCGCCTACTCCGTTAGCTGCATCAACAAGATATGTTGCACCGATGTCTCCCCAATTATAACTATCACTCCCTTCAAATATACCTTGCTTATGTAAATCTAACCGAGCTTGGGTCATAATGCGAGGAATAAACCCGCCTCCGGAACCTAAACATACTACAGATTTATACCTCATTAATTGTATGATAGTGTAGATTAGTAATCCGTCTCCTAAATGATTTTCGGTTGCTCCGTGTGTCCACCTGAAGGGGACTGGGGTAAAAGTTAAAGTTTCTTTTCCGTCTTCGTCCTGTTTTGTAACTTTGTTATTTGTAATATGAGTTCTTACAAATTCATTATTAATTATAGACATTTTTTTATCTTTTGCTAAATAGTTTTAAATCTAGATTAGGTATCATTATACAGTTTAAAAGGTGTTTAATATGTTCCTCATAATCATGGCCGTCCTTGTTATTGATATACCATCCTTTTAACGGTCCGTAATGTTTAAAGTACCTTTCTGATTCTTCTATGCTCCATATACCCTTATTGTGAATTTCACCCCAATTCCATTTTGCACAATCCCAATATGTAGATAGTATACTTCTATACGCTACATTCTCTTTATCAAGCATATGTTTTAATAAAAGCTGTTCTGCAAAAATTAAATATTGAGAGTTAGTGGCTTTCATTTCTGTAAATTCTTCCATCATTTTAAGGCTCTCATTAGCGTACCTTCTAGTAAAATCTGAGTCAGGTAAATTTAGAAAGGAAACATTAACAGATTCAGTTTTCCATCTGTTTTTATATGATAGTTTACGTATATATGGGTCTATGGAGGTAGGGTAGTACCCTTTTCCTATTTCTAAATTAGTTACGTATACCTTATTCAAGTCTAGAAAACCCTTTATTGGTTTATATACATGTGTATCATTATCCATTAAGATAATAGGATCTTCTATTTCTGATAGAACCTGTAATTTAGAGGAAGCCCAGAATATTGATTTATTTATTCTTCCGCTTTTTGGGATAGGTTTTACCTGGTCCCATATTTCTAATACTTTTAATTTATCTAAAAAATCTATAGTAATGTCATCAGCATATAAAATACAAATATCCTCTGGATGATTTCTCTTCCAAAGGATAGTTGATGTGAGCATTAATAGTATATTAAATTTACTATAAAAGTTCTTATTCTTTTCTATATTTTCTAAAACCCAAACTACTTTCAAAACTTATTAATTTAAATATATGCAGGCACATTAAGTACCTGCATACTAATTAATTACTTAGCACCCTGTTGAAAGAGTGAATCCTGTTACATCTACGCTTGGTAAATCTCCAGCATTTGCAAGATATTGAGCTTCAGTAGTGGTACTGTACGCGAAGAACTTACTTCCGTAGATAGTTACTGAGGTTGCAGATGCGGTATTTATGTTGGTAAATGTGCTTGTAGTTTTAACTACTCTATCTTGATTTGCAAACTGTGTTCCAGCACATCCTCTTACAAAGTAGTAATTGTATGATGTAGGTGCTGATGCGCTATTATGTGTAGTAGTAAAGTACGCATAAAAGTCTGTTACCGTTGTAGCGGTAGTACCAGTCAGTGTGTACGTTGAACTTGTAGTTAATTGAGTTCCACCTCCGTTATTTGCTGTTCTCCATGAATGGAAAGTATACGGATAAGTAGTAGAAGCAACTAGCGTAAGTGAATAAATATTTAAGTTCAAGTTTTTAACACCAAAACTAGGTGTGGATCCTACACTATAAGGTGCTGATAACCCTACTGAGCCTCCTGTACCTGCTATTACATTCCCGTAAAAGATCTTAGCTCCGGAAAGAATAGATGTACTATATGGTGCAGATTGGGTAGGAAACCAGTCTATCAGTGCGTTGTCGATGCCTGAGTTAACATCACTACTAACGTTATTAGCCCACGTATCAAACGTGCTAAAAGCTATAGGACCGGGATTACTATAAGAATATACTGCCATTTTATTTTATTGTTTCGATTTTGTCTTCTGGAAAAAATTCCATCAATTTAGTTTTCGTAACTTGGTAGCAGAAATCAAATATATTGTTTATTAATTTGGTATCTATTACTTTTTTAATCTCTTTTCTAGTTCCTATCTGTACCTTTTCTTCTCTAGACACTGTTCGGTAAAGTGTTACTTCTTCCCCTTCTTCGTCAAAGCTAGTATAAGGTACTTCTTTGTGTACTGTTTTTATTTCAAATTCCGGTATCTCCACTTCTTCTTCCTTTGCTACCGGTACTTCATAGTGGTGACTTAGTAGGATTTCTTCTCCGTCGCTGGTCTGATCAGGAAAGTAAAGTACTCTTTCCTGAATCAGTCCTACGGCGTTTTTTATATCCTCATCTAAATACTCTCTATTGAAAGATTTAGCATGTTCTTGATCAATCCAGTATGTTAATTGAAACATTACATTAGATGTAACCTTGTTAAATATGAGACTTTCTATTCTAACGTACACCTCATGTGAAGGACCGTTACTTGTCTCTAAATCAACGTTTAATTTAAAACCCATTTTTCTTTATTATTTAGATAATTCGTCTACTTTAGCAGATAATTCTTTTACTGCCTCGATAAGTAAACCTGTAATCTGTGCATAGTTTACTGACTTCATACCTTCATCATCTGTTAATACTAATTCTGGTAATACTGCTTCTAATTCTTGTGCAATAACACCAATTGATTTAGCATCGTCAGATATACGTGTAAATTCTACACCTCTAAGTGCTTTAGTTTTATCTAATGCTCCTTCGATAGTTTTTACATCTTTTTTAAGACGTGAATCAGAATATGCAGTAATATCTCCTGTAGCAGTAAAGTTACCTGAATATGTACCGCTCATTAAGAATGTAGTACCTGATAAAGATAATCCGTTACCGGCTGAATAAGTAGTGTTTGTATCTGTGTTAACTACTGTTTCTGTTGCTGAAGCAATACCTGTTACGTGTCCAAATCCATCTAAAGTAATATCTTGGATGTAAGTACGTCCTGAGTTATTTACAGATCCTTGAGCAGATGTATCAGTATGGCTAAAAACCGTACCTACTAAACTTAATCCTGCACCTGCTGAGTAAGTAGTGTTTGTATCTGTGTATGATGTAATATACCCTGCACCGTTAGCTAACTGGTTGTTATTTGTAATATAGTTTGCATTTGTAGCTCCTGTATATCCTAAATCTCCTAATGTCAATACTCTAGTACCGTGTGATGTAATAACACCGTCGGTCATGTAGATATTATCGATAATTGTTGCACCAGAAGTATTAACATCTGTATCTGTACCGATGATTGTATTATAGGTACCTGCAGCTTGCTTACCGTTAATTTGAGACTGTAATCCTGCTTGTGTAGTTAAGATAGTTGAAATATCACTATCGTTAGCAGTAATTGCATCACCTAACTCTTTTAATGTATCGTAAGCTGTTCCTGCGCCGTTAATTAAGTTATTAACTGCTGTAGTAACGTCTGCTGGTGTTGCTTTAGCATCAAGTGCGCTTTGTAAGCCGTCTACGTTAGCAATAGTATGGTTGTGTGAATCATCTGCAATAGTTAACGTCATTGAAGCGTTACCTAAATTTGTAAATGTTGCTGTACCACTAGCATCTCCTGTTACTGTAAGTACAGGGTCTTTTGCATTAATAGTAGCAATTGCAGAAGCATTAGCTGCTATACCTGATGCGTTAGTAGCAATAGCAGTTGTATTAGAAGATACTGCTGCTGCTGTTGCATAGTATGCAGAAGACTGTCCGTCTAATAAATCAGCATCTAAGCCTGATCCAGCTCCGTCTACAGTTTTTAAAGCTGTTAAGATTTCAGCTGCAGTTTGGTCTCCCGTTGCACCTGCTTCAATTCCAGATAATTTAGAAGTGTTAGCTGCAATAGCAGTTGTATTAGAAGATACTGATGCTGCTGTTGCATAGTATGCTGAAGATTGACCATCTAATAAGTCAGCGTCTAAGCCTGAGCCTGTACCGTCAACTGTTTTTAAAGCTGTTAAAATTTCAGCTGCAGTTTGGTCTCCCGTTGCACCTGCTTCAATTCCTGCAAGTTTAGCTGATGCTGCATCTGTAAATGCATTAGTATCTGCTTCTGCTTCATATAGAGCTTTAATTTCTGCACCAGTTTGGTCTCCAGTTGCACCTGCTTCAATTCCAGATAATTTAGAAGTGTTAGCTGCTACAGCTGTTGCTGTTGCATAGTATGCAGAAGATTGACCGTCTAATAAGTCAGCATCTAAGCCTGATCCAACTCCGTCTACTGTTTTGATAGCCGCTAAAATCTCTGCTGGTGTTTGGTCTGCTGTTGCTCCAGACTCAATTCCGTCTAATTTAGAGTTAATTGCAGCTACATCTGATATTCTAGCTATTTCTTCTGATGCAATAGCTGCTGCATTGTCAGAAATATCAGAAGAATTCTGTGCTACTGCTGCATTGTTAGATACTACGTATCCTGCGAATGCTTGATCGTTAGCTGTATCTACAGTATTGATTAAAGATACAATCTCTGCAAAAGAATCTTTGTCTGCAGATGATGCTGATAAGATTGCATCGATTCTACCTTTTTCGGTTGTTATTTTACCGTCTAATACTCCGTCTGCTGCAATTCTAGCTACCTCTTCAGCGTCAATATTTGCTTGAAGAAGAGTATCTGCTGCAATTCTAGCTGATTCTTCAGCGTCAATATTTGCTTGTAGTGCTGAATCAGCTACTGCTCTTGTTGCTGCTTCTGCATCAATGTTAGCTTGTAGTAAAGTATCAGCTGCTGCTCTTGTAGAAGCCTCTGAATCAATGTTAGACTGCACTGTAGATACATCTGCATCTGAAGCGTAAGTTAAGTCTAGGTCTGCTAATGCTTGAGTGTTTGCTGCTACAGCTGCTGCTGTGGCGTAGTAAGATGAGGATTGTCCGTCTAATAAGTCAGCATCTAAACCAGATCCAGCGCCGTCAACAGTTTTTAAAGCTGTTAAGATTTCTTCTGCTGTTTGGTCTCCTGTTGCACCTTCTTCAATACCTGCTAATTTTGTAGTATTTGCTAATACTGCAGCATCATTTGAAGTAACGTATCCTGCGAATGCTTGATCGTTATCGGTGTCTACTGAGTTGATTAAGGTTACAATTTCTGCAAAAGAATCTTTATCTGCAGATGATGCTGCTAAGATAGCTGATACATCTCCTTCTACTGATGTTACTCTTCCGTCTAAAGCAGAATATCCTACTGTATCGCTTAAAACAATTTGTCCTGAACCAGAAACAACTCCTGCAGGTATGCTTGGGTGCTCGATTCCGGTTAATTGTGAACCATCTCCTTTGAAGGATCCGGTAAAGGAACCGGTGATAATGGCATTGTCTGAAATTGGATTGTCTATTCTCATTTTTTAAATAGGTTGTTTACTGTTTCTGTGTTATTAATAAATATGTTAATGTTATGGTTTCCTTTATTTTTTTACAACCACTGTTCCATTAAAAACAGTGTTAAATTCAATTTGAACTTGATTACTATTACTCGAAGTTATTTCTGCTGGTATAACTTGTTTTTTATCTGTACCATATATCTGAACTATAGGAAAATCTTCATTCAAGTTATGGTTTATACTATATGTAGATGAACCTGTTAGGGTTTCCTTATACGTATACAGTTCCACTGAGCCTGATACTATATGTCCGCCTTTAGCAATAACAACTCTTCCTGATGTTGAAGAATTAAATGTAATGTTTACATTATTCAAATCTATAGTTACTATAGAAGCAGGTATAATCATTTCATCTGTACTATTGAATACAGATACAATTACGTTTTTTGTACTAAAATTATGAGGTACAGTTAATGTAGTTTTATTACTAAATGAATCTACTACTGTAGATGTCTCTACTACTGATGTTTGTACGTTGGTGAGTTGTGAACCGTCTCCTATAAAATAAGAAGCTGTCACATTAGAAACGTTTAAGTCTCCAGTAATTTGTGCGGAAGAAGATATTAATTTAGAGTTTTCAAATACATCTAACCTTGTATCTAAGTTAATTGTTTCAGCTTGTAAGTTACTTATGTCTAAATGTATAGAACTTGAAGCAGCAACAAAAGATCCGCTTATATCACTAGCTATTTGAGTAGATGACGAAACTATACCAGAAGGTATATTTGTTAAGTCGTTATAATCTGTTGAGATATCATCTATTCGGGTATTTACTGAGCTGGAAAGGTCTGTAAGGTTGTTTTCTATTTGAGTAGATCTTATGTTGTTATTCGTTACATAAGTTCCGAATGCAGTATCATTTTCTGTATCTACGCTGTTGATTAGATCTACAATTTCTTTAAATGAATCTTTATCTGCGTCAGATGCTGCTAAGATTGTATCTATTCTACTTTTTTGAGTATCTATAGATGTGTAAAGAGAGGAAGATAATGTTGTAAATCCTTCAGTTTGAGTAATATCTACTTGAGAAGAGCCAGAGATTAGTCCGGCAGGTATATTGATAAGTGTAGAGTACTCTAAAGACCCAGTTATAGATTGGGCATTTAACGAAGTCTCTACAGTTAACGAGTTCAGATTAGCGTCTGAACCGCTTACGATGAGTTTTTTCCAGTTTGGCATATACTTAAATTACGGTTGGCTACTTATTGCTAAGTCCACTCCCCTTTCGGGCCTATAATATCTTTACAATAAATAGTTAGACTTCTTATTAAAAGATAATAAAAAAAGGCCCGAAGGCCTAATTTTATTTTGATTTATTTTCAACTATTTTTTGTAGTTTTGAAATAACTTGGTAGAATGTTTCAAACTCTGTACCTTGGTAAGTTGCTTGTCTCATTTTAGCGATGATGAACCCAGCCTCCTTTTCATTAATGGAGGCCGGATTATCAATCTTATTTGGGGTATTGTCTGTTCTATTTATTCCCATTTTAAAAAACCTTTTTAGCATTGTATTAACTTATTAACTATAGATGTATAATTCTCCTGTTGAAGAATCTACGTGAATAGTACCCGAACCTTGGAATGTTGGAGCTGCTGCTGGTGCTGAAGCAGATACTTCGATGTTACCAATTTTAGATTGGTGAGTCGCTGATGTGTCTGCTGCGCCAATTCCTTGTGCAAATCCAAATACTCCTGCTGGGTTATCAAAGAAGATACCTGAACCAATGTTTGCTGATCCGTTTGATCCTCCAAAGATAATACCTGCATCTCCTGAGTTACTACCTGAGTTAAGTAAGATAAATCTATCCTCAACGTTCAAGTTAGTTACTTGAGCTTCAAAAGTATTTCCTGTTACAGTTAAGTCTCCAGTTACTGTTAAGTTACCAGATACTGTTGGGTTAGTTACAAATCCAACTGATACTGTAGTTCCTGATACTGTAGTTTCTGTTTGACCAGCTACACCTACAATTGATAAATCATCTGTCACTAAGTTTACATCTGCTGCTCCAGTTGAACCAGAGATTGAGATTGTAGAACTTAAGTTAGAGATTGTAGTTGCAATAGAAGAACTTAATGCGTTATCTGCTGCAATTCTAGCTGCCTCTTCAGAATCAATATTACCTTGTAAAACTACATCTGCTGCAATTCTAGCTGCCTCTTCAGAATCAATGTTAGATTGTAAAGTAGTATCTGCAGTAACTCTTGTAGAAGCTTCGCTGTCAATATTACCTTGTAGTACACCTTCTGCTGCTAAAGCTCTAGTTTCTTCTGCAGAAATATCTGATGCTAATTCTGATTTAGCTGATGCTAAAGCTGCTGCTGAAGATCCAGATAGTGAAGAAACTTCTCCTTCTACTCCTAGTTTCACACCGGCTAAAGCTGCTGCTGAAGATCCAGATAAAGCTGTTACGCTTGATTCAATATTTGTAGATCTAGTGTTATTAGAAAGTACATATCCTGCTAATGCATCATCGTTTTCTGTATCAACACTGTTAATTAAACTAACAATTTCTGCAAATGAATCTTTATCAGCATCTGCTGCTAATAGTACTGCATCCATTCTAGCTTTCTCAGCTGCAATTGATGCTGCTACTGAAGAGCTTAATGCTAAGTCAGCTGCTGCGTATCCAGACTCGATTGTTGATTTAGCTGATGCTAAAGCTGTAGCAGAAGATCCAGATAGTGAAGAAATTTCTCCTTGTAGACTAGTTTCTAAAGCTGAATCTGCTGCAATGTATGCAGAAGATTGTGCTGCTTTTAGAGCTTCTCTAGCAGTATGTGCTGAAGAGCTTAATGCTAAGTCAGCTGCTGCGTATCCAGACTCGATTGTTGATTTAGCTGATGCTAAAGCTGTGGCAGAAGATCCAGATAAAGCTGCTACACTTGATTCAATTGCTGTTTGACGAGCATTAGAAGAAGTTACATATCCAGCAAATGCTTGATCGTTAGCTGTATCTACAGAGTTTATTAATGATACAATTTCTGCAAATGAATCTTTATCAGCATCTGCTGCTAATAATACTGCATCCATTCTAGCTTTCTCAGCTGCAATAGAAACTGCTAATGAGCTAGATAACGCTGTATCAGCTGCTGCTCTAGCTGTTGCTTCAGAATCAATATTTCCTTGAAGTACAGTATCTGCTGCTGCTCTAGCTGTTGCTTCAGAATCAATGTTAGACTGTAAAGTAGTATCTGCAGTAGCTCTTGTAGAAGCTTCACTATCGATATTACCTTGAAGTACACCTTCTGCTGCTAAAGCTCTAGTTTCCTCTGCAGAGATATCTGCGGATAAGCTAGATTCTAATGAAGCATTGGCTGCTGCTGCTGAAGAAGATAGAGCTGCTACATCTGCATCTGTTGCGAATGTACCGTCTAATGCATCTATTCTTGCATCAACTGAAGAGCTGAATGCTGTTAAGCCTAGTACGTTGTTAAATTCAATTGAACCAGATACTACGTGACCACCTTTTCCTACTACTACTCTACCTGAAGTGTTTTCTCCAAACTCAACAGTAACTTGATTGTCGCTTGATAAAGTAATTGACGCTGGGATAATCATTCTATCACTGTCGTCGTATACTGTAACGGTAACGTTCTTACTGTTAAAGTTATGAGTTACTACTGTAGATATAACATTAGAGAAGGTAGAAGCTACTGTTGCAGCTTGGTCTATTGTAATGTTGGTTAACTGTGAACCGTCTCCAGCAAATGAATTTGCTACTACATCTTGACCTACTAAGTTAGCTAATTGCTGTTCTGATCCAGAAACGATACCTGCTGGTATGTTAATTAATTCAGTATAGTCATTAGTTAAGTTAGCAATAGTACTTGCAAAAGAAGCTGAGATTGAAGCATCTGCTGCTTGGTAAGCAGAAGTTAATGCTGTATCTGCTGCTGCTCTAGCTGTTGCTTCAGCATCGATATTACCTTGTAAAGTTGTATCTGCTGCAGATCTTGTAGCTGCCTCAGCATCAATGTTACCTTGTAAAGTTGTATCTGCTGCTGCTCTAGCTGTAGCTTCAGATGAAATATTTCCTTGTAGAACAGAATCAGCTGCTTGGTAAGCAGAAGTTACATCTGATTTCAAGTTATCATTAGCGACTGCTGCTGAAGAAGATAAAGCTGATACGCTTCCTTCAATAGTTGTTGATCTACTATCGTTAGAAAGTACATAGCTAGCAAATGCTTGATCATTAGTAGTATCTACGCTGTTAATTAAAGATACAATCTCTGCGAAGGTATCTGCATCTGCTGTAGAAGCTGATAAGATAGCATCGATTCTTCCTTTTTCAGTTCCAATTTTTCCGTCTAAAGAAGTTTCAATTGCTACTCTTTGAGAATGAGCTGAAGATGATAAAGCAGAATCAGCTGCGATATATGCAGAAGATTGTGCTGCTACTGCATCTGCTAATGCTTGAGCTGTTGAAGAAGATAGTGCTGAATCAGCTGCTTGGAAAGCAGAAGTTAAAGCAGATCCTTTAGATGCTAAAGCAGAAGCTACTGAGCTAGATAACGCTGTATCTGCTGCTGCATATCCTGATTCGATAGTTGACTTAGCTGATGCTAAAGCTGTTGCTGAAGAACCAGATAATGAAGTAATGTTAGATTGTAATGTATTGTCATTAGCCAATCTTGTAGCTGCTTCACTGTCAATGTTTCCTTGAAGTACAGTATCTGCTGCTGCTCTTGCTGATGCTTCAGAATCAATGTTAGACTGTAAAGTGGAATCTGCAGAAGTTCTAGCAGAAGCCTCAGCGTCTATATTTGATTGTAATGTAGTATCTGCAGTAGCTCTAGAAGATGCTTCAGCGTCAATGTTAGATTGTAATGTATTGTCATTAGCTAATCTTGTAGCTGCTTCAGAATCAATATTACCTTGTAAAGCTACATCTGCTGCTGCTCTTGTAGAAGCTTCAGAAGAAATATCAGAAGATAATCCTGATTCGATAGCTAATCTCTGAGTATGTGCAGAAGAACTTAATGCTGAATCAGCTGCAATGTAGGCAGAAGATTGTGCTGCTACTGCGTCTGCTAATGCTTGTGCTGCAGAAGAAGATAATGCACTATCAGCTGCTTGGTATGCAGAAGTTAAAGCAGACCCTTTAGATGCTAAAGCTGTAGCTGAAGAACCGGATAAGCTATTAATTGCTGATTGTAAAGTTGCATCAGCTGCTTGGAAAGCAGAAGTTACATCTGATTTTAGGTTAGCGTTAGCTGTATGAGCTGAACCAGATAAAGAAACTACACTAGCTTCGATATTTGTTGCTCTAGCGTTAGAAGAAGTAACAAATCCAGCAAATGCCTGGTCGTTAGCTGTATCTACACTGTTAATTAAACTAACAATCTCTGCAAATGAATCTTTATCAGCGTCTGAAGCTAATAAGATTGCATCTACTCTATCCTTCTCAGTTGTTATTTTACCATCTAAAGATGATTCAATAGCAAGTCTTTGAGAGTGAGCTGATGAACTTAATGCATTGTCTGCTGCAATATAAGCTGTTGATTGAGCTGCTACTGCTGCTGCTAATGCAGAGGCTACAGAAGAACTTAATGCTGAATCAGCTGCTTGGAAGTCAGAAGTTAAATCTGATTTTAAGTTAGCGTTAGCTACTGCTGCTGAAGAAGATAGTGCTGAATCAGCTGCTTGGAAAGCAGAAGTTAAAGCAGATCCTTTAGAAGCTAAAGCTGCTGCTGAAGATCCAGATAAACTGTTGATGTTAGATTGTAATGTTGAATCAGCTGCTGCTCTTGAAGTAGCCTCTGCGTCTATATTACCTTGTAGTATATTATCATTAGCTAATCTTGTAGCTGCTTCACTATCGATATTACCTTGTAAGGTTGTATCAGCAGTTGCTCTTGTAGCTGCTTCACTATCGATATTACCTTGTAAAGTTAAATCTGCAGATGTTCTAGCAGATGCTTCAGAAGAGATATCAGAAGATAATCCAGATTTGATAGCTTCTCTCTGTACGTGAGCTGAAGATGATAAAGCAGAATCAGCTGCAATGTATGCAGAAGATTGTGCTGCTACTGCGTCTGCTAATGCTTGAGCTGCTGAAGAAGATAATGCACTGTCTGCTGCAGATCTTGCAGATGCTTCAGAATCAATGTTACCTTGTAATACTGTATCAGCTGCTGCTCTAGAAGATGCTTCAGTATTGATGTTACCCTGTAATGTAGAGTCTGCTGCTTGGAAAGCTGCTGTTAAATCAGATGATAGGTTACCGTTAGCTACTGCTGCTGAAGAAGATAAAGCTGTTACGCTTCCTTCAATTGCTGTTGCTCTTGCATTAGATGAAGTAACGAATCCTGCAAATGCTGTATCGTTAGCTGTATCTACTGAGTTAATTAACGATACAATTTCAGCAAATGAATCTTTGTCAGCGTCAGATGCTAATAAGATAGCGTCAACTCTTTCTTTCTCAGTAGTAATTTTACCATCTAAAGAAGATTCGATTGCTAAACGTTGTGTGTGTGCTGAAGAACTTAATGCTGTATCAGCTGCAATGTATGCAGAAGATTGAGCTGCTGCTACTCCGGCTAACGCTGCTGCTGCAGATGCAGATAAAGCAGAATCAGCTGCTGTGTAAGCAGAAGTTAAATCAGATTTTAAGTTAGCGTTAGCTGTATGAGCAGAACCAGATAAACTAGTAATGTTGCTCTGTAATACAGAGTCTGCAGAAGTTCTAGCAGATGCTTCAGCGTCGATATTAGACTGTAATGTCGTATCAGCTGCTGATCTTGCAGATGCTTCAGAATCAATACTAGATTGTAATGCAGTTCCTTTAGAAGCTAAGGCTGCTGCAGAAGATCCAGATAAACTGTTTATACTGTTTTGTAATGCAGTATCTGCTGTAGCTCTTGTAGAAGCTTCGCTGTTAATGTTACCTTGTAAGGTTAAATCTGCTGCTTCTCTAGCTGATGCTTCAGAATCAATGTTACCTTGTAAGGTAGTATCTGCTGCTGCTCTAGAAGAAGCTTCTGCATCGATATTTCCTTGTAAGGTTAAATCTGCTGCAGATCTTGCAGATGCTTCAGAATCAATATTACCTTGAAGTACACCTTCCGCTGCTAAAGCTCTAGTTTCTTCAGCTGAAATATCAGAAGATAGGCTAGATTCAATTGCCTTACGTTGAGTGTGAGCTGATCCAGATAAACCTGCAGCATCGATAGTAATCTTATTATCGGTTACTGAGGTTGCAATTCCAGATGCACCATCAATGGTTAATGTTTCTGTTTTTAGGTTTAACGTATCGGTTCCTGAATCTCCGCTGAAAGCAAGAGTAGAAGCGATGCCGGTAAGACCTGAACCGTCCCCTGTAAAGGAACCAGTAAAGGAACCTGTAAGGATCGCACCAGTCTGTGCGTCAATTAAATAATTTGCGTCATTAGCTAGTTGGGAGACCCCACTACCTGAAACGACGACCTTCTTCCATGTTGGCATGTTATTCGAGTTTTTAAGTTAATGCTTATTAATAAATATAGTTAAAATGTTATTCCTGACCTATAAAAAGGTTGTAATTCTCATCTAAGTACATCCCTCCTTTTTGTACAGTCGGTGTGGCAGACTGTGTAGCCATTAATATGATACCTTCGTTTGATATTCCAAACGTTTTTGTATCTCCATTATATATGGATAAAGCGTCTCCAGATTCATCTTTCCTTAGAGTTAAAGATCCTGTGACTTGTAATTCATTTGTAGTTGAGTAATACGATCCCATATCCTGAAATATGTTAAGATCTATTACTCCTGTGATAAAATGGTTTGAACCTGTATCTAATGATACGTTAACATTTCCAGAAGATCCACCTCCTGTCAATCCGTTTCCTGCTGCTATACCTGCTAGAGCTGCTCCTTCTTGTGCTGCAGAGATTAATGCCCAGCTAATATTGTCTCCAGGGTTAAGAGAATCGGTTAATACATATAACTGGTTTGTATCTCTCTGGAATACAACTAAACCTTCATATACGTTCGCTATTGAGAATGATAAACGTGCAGTTTGATCCGCAACGGTTATCCTTGCATCAACAGGATCGTTGTTAGTTATGTTAAATCCACCAGGTATTATAATTGCCATATATGCTCTAAGTTAAGTTATAAGTTATACTGCTACTAGCTCCTCCAGCTTGTAAAGTGTTAGACTTATAAATTTTATAATCTCCGACTGTTGTAACTGAGAACGAACCTAATACTCCAAACCCACTTGTGGTTATGTTACTAAGGTTACTTCTTGAACTGTCAAAAACTATATAATGGTACTTATCACCACTCCAGACAATAGTTACACTTTGTCCATTTGGGTTAGTTGTACCTTTATTGATAGTACCAATTCCTCCTCCTAAAGTAGTATCCCAGTTTGATAGGGTTTCTAATTCAGCTTGTGTGAAACTAACTGCAGCCGAAGCTCCAAAACGAAGACTTCTTATTTTACTGTAGTTTGTACTAGTAGTTCTTGACGTAGTGATTTGTGGATCATTTGAACCTATTGGAGATTCATAGTTGGCTACTGTTGTTATTGTTTCTAAGGAAGAATCTCTTGATACTGTAAATGGAGAGGTGTTTGGAGTATCTACTAATGATACTTCTGTCCATCCGTTTGCACTTCCATACGCTGATGTAAAAGATATATTTCCTACTGCACCTTGTTCTATCTGATTTGAACTAGCTCCTAACTCTACTGTAGCGGTTGAACTAATAGAAGGAGAAGTAGGTTGTGATTTACTTAAGTTTCCAGAAATATAATCTGTGTTGGTATGTATATTTCCGTCTAATGGTGAACTTGCTGTATAGTATAAGGTATATGAATGTGATCCGCTTGTGTTTTGATCAAAGCTAAGAGATGTTCCTGTCCCTACCTTAGTAAGTAATGTAGAACCTTCATATAATGAAGCAGAAATGAGCGTATACCCTCCGTTACTCCAAGAAGCGTTAACCGAATAGCTATCTAATTGCTTATTAAATCTATCAGTACTAAATCCACCTATACTTGCATTTAAAGACGTAGGTAAAGCTGGTTCTCCAAATATAAATTTAAGTTTTCCATCTTGAAAAACTGTTGCTACGTTATTATCGTAATCTAATACCTCTATTTGTGAAAGTAATGTAGTATTCGATCCAGAAACATAGTCAATACCTTTAGGTATGGAGCTTATTGTTGCTGCTAAAGAAGCAGAAACGTTGGATAGTTCTGCATTACTAGCTTTATCTGCTATAGAAGTAACTAACGATGAAGAAATATTTTGATCATCTCCAATTGCTGCTGCTAATTCATTTAATGTATCTAGTAATTCTGGTGCTCCATCTACTAATGATGCAAATTTAGCATCTGTATAGTCCTTTAATGAACTACTTAGTGCTAATCTTTGAATATGTGCAGATCCAGATAAATCTAGGTTAGCTTGTGCTGTAGAGGATGATAATGATGCTGTTGCTAATTTTAATTCTACTTCTGTTACAAAAGATGTATCTAATGATGCAGAAAAAGTTTCTAATGAAGATATTCTTACATCTGCTGAACTAGTAAATAGGTCTAATGCAGAAATATCTGTATGAATTATATTTGATAGCTGTGTAGCAATAGATGCTGATAAAATGTTAATATGGGTGTTAACCCCTGCTATAAAGTGTGCAGATCCTGTATCTAAATGTACTCCTTGATTATTTGCAATAATTCCATTACCGGGTGTAACTTCTAAAGCTACTACTCCTGAGGTTCCTCCTCCATTTAGTCCAACTCCAGAATATACTGCTGTAATATCTCCTTGACCGGCAGAGGTTGGTTCAAATAAACCTGTTTGAGAATTATAAGCAAGTATTTGACCGTTAACTATATTAGTTATGTCTACATTAGCAAGATCTTGTATATTTGATCCGCTTATACTTGTTAAATAAGTAGAGCTACTTAGTATTAAAGAAGTAATAGAAGCTTGTAAAGCATCAACTGAAGAGCTATAAGCAAATCCTTGTGCTTCTATTTGTTTGGAACCAGATACTACTCCACTAGGAAGTACTCCTCCACCGCCTCCTTGTGCTGCTGAAAGGTTTACTCCGTTAAGTATTATGGATCCTGATACTTCTAGTGAACCTGTAAGTCGGCCATTTCCTAAAAGTTCAGGATTTATCTGTTTCCACTGTATTAATGCCATCTATTATGCAAATTTCCCGGTTATCATGAACTCATCTGTACCTTCTATCTCAAAGTTAAGTCCAGCGTTTAGTGTAACCTTGGTAGCGGTACCATTTTGAACAATAGAATCAATAGCATCTGTTTCAACTAAGACCCCGTTAATAAATAGGTTGAAATCTGTCTTTGTTAGGTCAGGGAAACCTGCTGGAGGTGTAGCGAAAGTAAGATCTGCGAACTCTACAATTGCGTTTTGTTCTGATGTTGCTGGTATTACTGTAGCTGTTTTATTGTTACTGCTGTAAGCCTTATTTAGACCTAGATATAGTTTTTGTTCTGCTGTCATAGATTCTTCTATATTGATAGTATTAAGTTTTGTCATCGCTTGATCATAAAACCTAACTGTTGTTGTATTGATTCTAGTAGTTGAGTATCTATTTGCCATTTTATTCTAAGTCGTTTATATTATTAACTGCTTCTACTCCAAATAAAACTGCTGCCTTACTAAAGAACTTCATATTACCTTGCGGCAATGTATTTATTCCATCTGGAATTATATGTCCAAGTAGGTTAATTTGAAAAGTTGTCTTAACTGTTCTGTCTTGACCTTGTGTTAACTCAGTAGATGTAGTATAGTTATTAATCATCGCTCTAAAGTTAAACTTTTCTGGGTCACCCCAGTAAGCGTCTGATGCATAGTTAACTGCCTCTACTAACTTATTCATTTGTTCTACATACTCTGTAAAGATTGTACAGGAATATACTAGGTTTACATAGTCTGGTATAACGACTCCTTGGTATTCTTTAACTATTGACCTAGTATTTAATACTGAGAATCTATCATATGTGTTTTTCTTCGAAAACTTCTTTTCAAATATACCAAATTGTGTAGGATTATTAGCGTCCATCTTGTTACCAAGTGTTCTATTTTTTTCTACACTATCTCTTTTTATCATTATCAACGGAACTTGTATCTTTCCGTTCTTATCTCTATAAAATCCGTCTTTCTGTACTGAAGCCCATCTTTCTGGTGAACCGTATAGTACAGGAACAGGTTTTTGTACTCCATTCTGTATAACAGATGGTTTAATTACGTTGTTAAAATAGTAGAATATGGCTTCATCTAAGTCTCTTAGCCCTATACTGAGTCTTTTTGTATCATCTCCTTTAACAGAACGTTGATCTACTCGTCTTTTAGGGTCAGGGGCAGGGACCTTACCTTGATTGGTATAGGTTTCAATAGTATTTTGGGAAAGTTCTACCTGAGATTTAGGTACAACCTGGTTTGTCTCTTTACTATTTGCCATATTTACGGTTTACATGTGTTCTATACGCCTTTTTAAAAGAACTGAAGATATTGAACAACTGTTCCAGCTTTTGATCTTCCGGATACTTCTTTAACACCGCTTTATAGTCTTGGTACGCATCTTCTATAGCGTCATCTACACCTTTTAACGGTGTATACTCAATATCCCAAGATATAGTACCGGTTACCGGGTCAACTCCTGTCTTTTTTGATTTGAAATCAGGATCATCTTGTTTCCAGTCTTGTTCTTTAAGTATATCTTGTATTTTCATAGTATTAGTATGTTGTACCTTCAAATTCGATACCTGTTCTTTCTCTTCTTGTGATATGACAATCAACTATTATAGATACTGATGAACCGAACTGTTGACCGTACGGTGTTAAGTTATAAGACGTGTCTCTACCTACGAATAATTGGTTCTCCCTAACTGTATCTACTTCATAGTAATCTTCTTGCCAGTTAAGTATATCTCCTACCTCAGGTACCATATTAGTATCAACTAAATCTTGTCTTAAAAACGCAAATGATACATCTCTTGACATATCTGGTCCAAATTCATCGTTAGTAACTACTTGATCACCTCTTGTTATTAAACAATTGAGTTTTAATGGTGACCAATATGATTTTGAAGTGGCTTCTCCATATATATTGGCTTCTGTATCCTCTAAACTAAGTTTATAGTATAGTACCTCCTGTTCTACTACATCTGATAGTAGTTCTCGGTTAATACCTACTAGTAAATTAAAGTCTCTATTGGATCCAAATATCATTACTTCTTCTCTATGGTGTTTGTACCTATATTCACCACTTTAATAGGCGGATACTTCTTAATAGCATTTTGTTTTAACGCTTGAAACGCTTCTTCACCAGTTTTCTGTGTAATTAACTTAATCTTTAACGTTTCTCTGTTCTTTCCTTCATCAGAAGCAAGTGTTACCGTAGTTACACCAGGTAAAGCCCTCATCAAAGCGGCTACTTGGGTAGAATTCGTGGTATCGTCATAGATTACCTGTACCATACCTTCGTATGTATTGAATTGTACCTCTGATATGATGTCTATTAGTTTCATTATCCTATATAAATGACCATTGGAACCTCTTTTAATGTTTTACTAAGGTTTTCTCCTTCATTAGCCTTACGTTCTAACTGTGCCTGGCGAGAAGTTTGGTCTAACATCTCTCTTAAGTTAGTTAAAAGCTCTGTTTTCTCTGCTCTTGAGTCAGCTAATAGATCTGCTTGGTTTAGAGTAGCTTCTGAACCAGGAACTGGTACTGTTTGGTACTTTCCTCTAACATAAGCAAGTAGTTCTTTAGCTAAAGCTAATGTATATTTAAAGATCCATTGTCTACCTACACTGTTTATACCTGTATATAATGGATTTTCATAAGGAACTTCCCCTACATTAGTGATTAAGTTAGTTCCATCTATAAAAGTAGCTGCTTTTTTATCATCTACTTTGTAATATTCAAATCTTAATAAGTGATCGTTCTTAGGAACTGGGAATATCTTAAGTCTATTATTAACCATTTCAAAAGAATACGCCGATCTTCTTATTTGATCGTTGAATTCAATAGCCTGTACCTTCATTACATCAAAAGAGGCTGGCATTAATAAGAAGTTTACACCAGGACTGAATGATCCGAAGTCAAAAGCATCCATTAATGATTGAATACCTGTTCCAGTACCTGCATATGGGTCAAAATAACGTAAGATAGCAGGAGGTGCTTCGTAAAATACTTTTCTAACCTCAATACTACCTGTTATACCTTGGTCTACAGCCCATTGTTCAAGGTTATATTCCTGTACTCCACTAGTCATAGCGATAGACCCTGAGTATCTAGTTACAAATCCTCCAGCATCGGCTTCAGTACCGTAGTTCTTACTAATATTAATAATCCTCTCTAATGTAGGGTTAATAATTTTATTGTTAGCTGATGTTACATTGCTTGATCCTTCTAAAGATAAGTAGTTTTCTCTTATTTTATATTGAAATACTTCGTTACCGTAAGTAGAAACAGCTTCTTCAAAGCAAGCAAAGAAGTTTTCATCTTGTAACTCAACATCCATCATAGGATATCCTAGTCGAGTACCACAAAATTTAGCTACTTTCTCAGCATCTGTTTGAAATTGGGTATCGCTATCGTAGAATCCAAAAGGGGTAGAACCTGTTACAAAGGTAGCACTACCATCCCATATAGTTACATTAGCCATTTATATATAGTTTACTTATAAATAGTAATTAATCTCTAAAGGTCTGGTATACCTTAAGTATCGGTGCTACTATCTGATGTCTGTGATTATGTTCAAGATTTATTGTTTTAAACCCTTCTACTTGTTCTTCTATTCGGCTTAGGAAGGAAAAACCGGTTTCTCTTTTATCTTTTAGGTCAATTTGTGCCATATCCCCGCAAATTACCATCTTGGATCCTCTTCCTAGACGTCCTACTACTGTTTCCATTTGAGAATGGGTAACATTCTGTGCTTCATCTACTATTACAAAAGAATCTACGAAAGTTCTACCTCTCATGAACGCAAAAGGAACAATTTCTATTCTACCTTCTTCTAATTCCTTCTTTACTTTCTCTTCGTTGTACAACATATAAAGATTGTGGTAGATAGGAGCTAACCAGGGGTCCATTTTAGCCTGAAGATCGCCTGGTAGGAAGCCTATCTCTTCTTTAGAGACTGTTGGACGTGTGATGACAATCTTGTCTACCTGTTTGGTAAATAACATATCTAAAGCTACTTGAGTAGCTACTAAGGTTTTACCGGATCCAGCCATTCCTCTTATGACTGTAATCGGTGATTCTAATATTAATTGTTTGGCTTGTTTTTGTTCGTCGTTGAGTTGAACGTTAAACTTAATTGGATTCTTTGGTCTTCTCTTTTGAACGAATACATCGTCCGTGTGGTGGTTTGAAGGCATCTATAATAACGTTTTAGTTTGTTATTATAAATATATGAATATTAACTATCCTACCCTACTTATTGAAGCTATTACAGATGGAGTTTCAGGTACTTCGCCAAATGCTGGTGTTTCTGTTAGCTGTATAGTAGTACTATTACCTGTCCAGTATAATTCAATAAAGTCGTTATCATTTAGTGCACGGCCGATTATATTCATTGTCATTAACTGTGCTGAAGGCTCAGATGCACTTTTTCTAGGCTTAAGTGTAATTAGAGAAGTCGAGTTTGGAAAATTATTTCCATTGTATTTTATCCAAAACCAGGTACTATGTACTGCGTTATCTGAATTAGATACTTGAGCTACAAAGTTAAATTGGTATACTCCAGCTTCTTGAAATGTAATTTTTGTATTCTCTACTACACTTATTTTATCTTGAGTCCATACATCTGTAAATGTTACGGGCTGTATAGAACCTGAGGTTGAAAGTGCTTGCGATTGAGTAGAATAGGTAGAGAGGTGGGCTGAATGATGTCCTGTTACATTATCTAGGGTTGTGTACTTAGTAATACCTCCCTGTACATTAACAAATAATTCGTCTCCTTGTAAAGTGGTCGACTGCGGTAATTGCGATATAGGTAGATTAGGCATAGCTTGTTATATAAATTCCTGAACCATTTTCTTGCTGTATTAAAAATAAGTCTTCTTGAAGTAGAAATCCTGTTATCTGTAATCTTAGCTGTTTCGGTCCTTTATTTTGATTTACTATTTGGTTTGCAACTGTATCTAAGTAAAAACGATACTGTCGTATCTGTTCGTTTTCATTTAAAATACGAATATGATTTTGATTTACAAACTGTATCCAGGTTAATTCTTGTAATATCATTCAAAAAATCTTTATTATAAATAGTAATTTTATATTAAAATAGAAAGAGCAGGCTACTTACAACCTACTCTTCTAAGTAAAAAACCAACTTAAGGTGCCGTTAACATGACACATGTCCACATATATAAATAGCTTTTATAAAACAGGTTATTGTAAAATACTACTAAAATAATTCTATTATTATATTAATAGTACTTTTCGAACATAAAAAAAGAGGCCCGAAGGCCTCTCTTAATATTGAATCTATTTCTAAGATTAGATAGTAGCGATGTCGCTTACATAAATCTTTCCGTAGAATTCTGGACGAATCATTTTCTTAGCATAACGAGTCATCAAACCTTTTCTTGGAGTGAAGGTTTCTGGATCGTATACTAATGGAGTCATCATTAATGGAACATAAGGAGCATAAACTGCACCAGTTTCCAAGAACTGAGAACCTCTGTAACCCATAAGGATTGTGTTTTCAGTCATGTATGGGTTTTTGTATACTTTGAAGCGGTTAGCCAAGCTACCTACTTTAGATACTCCCATGTTGAATTCCATAGAATCACCATCTGTGTTAGCTGCATATCCTGGGATACTTTCTAATACAGTTGCAACTGTTGGAGATACTACTACGAAGTTAGCACCACCTCTTAAAGTTTTCTGGTGAATTTTGTTAGATACTTTTTGGATTTTAGTTCCTAAAGTCTGGAACCATTGTCCTTGTGTGTTGTAGAAATCTGAAGTAGATACTGACCAGTTAGATCCGTCCCATACTTTGTTGTTCTCAGCTGACCAGTGCTCAGTTGTAACAGCTCCTGCGATCAACATATCTAAAATTTCCATGTCAATCTCCATAGAGATGTACTCAGATAATAAAGAAGTTAATTCAGCTTCTGCATCAATTGAATGGTAAGCGTTAAGATCTTGTGCGAACTCTGGAGTCCATTGTGCTTTTAACTTTCTAGTCTTAGCAACAATCGCCTCAGAAGCAAGTTTAACGTCGATTTCTGGGATAGTGATTGAAGTATCAACAGCAGCACCTGATGCAGCTTCGAAGTCACCTCTATCGTTATCAGCTGGAGCTACGTGGTATTTAACATCATCAGCAACACCTGTTCCTACAGATCCTGAAGCCAATACGAATTGGATGTTTCCTCCAACTACTTGAGTGTACTGAGCTAATACTGAACCTGAAGATAATCTAAATGCTCTAACTCCTGTTAGGTCTGGGCTAGATAAAGATGCTGTTGCTACAGAAACTAATTCTAAAGCAGCTAAGTTTACACCAACTTCGTGGTTTACTGAAGCAGAAGTAGCAGCAGAAACTGTTACTGCAGCGTTAGCAGTGTTTTGGTTGATTGAGTAACCGAATTGACCAGCGCCGTAAAGACCACCAGCTACTTCTACGTCAACTCCCATTTTAGAGTTAGCTGTAGATACGTTACCGTACATATTATCTCCGTCACCTCTACCGTTAGTTGCTGTTCCGTATTTGAAATCTAGATAGAAAACAAGGCCAGAAGGCAAGTTCATTGGTTGTACAGATACGAAGTCTTGAGCTACGATTTGAGCGAATACTTTACGTACTAAAGGTAAAGCTACTCCAGCCCATTGCTCACCAGCACCAGCAGAGAAAGATCCTCCACCAATGTTAGTTGAGTTAGCCTCAGCTACGATTTGTTTTGCTTGGTTCTCAAGGATCATTGCCATGTTTCCAGCAACTCTCTCATCCTTGATACCTTCTAATAAGCCAGACTGAGCCCATTTCTGAGACAATTTAGCTGCGTCAGCTTGAACACTTTTATATTGGTTCGAGCTTTCTAATAGGGTATTTAATTCCATTTTATTTAATTTAATTTAATTATTTAATAATTCCTGCAAGTTTTTGCATTCTTTTAACAGCATCAGATACTTCTGCGATTACTTCTGGTTTAGAAGCAGTAACTCCAGTAGCTTTAGATGCCATTCCTCTCATTTTTGATTCCGTAACTGTTTCTTTTTTAGTAGTAACTACATTTTCAGAAACTGTTTCGAATACTAACTTAACTTCTTTTACTGTTTCAGCTTTGTCGAAAGCAGCAATTACGTTAACTTTTTGTGACTCTGTAAGGTTATTAGCCTTAAAGATTTTATTTACATAAAGTAATTTAGAATTTAGAAGATTAACTTCTTGAAGATCTTTTCTTAAAGATTCAATAGTTTCTAAAGCTTCAGCTAATTCTGTAGATTCTTCTATCTCTTCTTCAACTGCTTCTTCCATTGGTTCTTCTTCTTCCTTATCTTCACCTTCTTCTACTGTTTCTTCTGTAGTAGCTTCTAGTTCTCTAAGTAACTCATCCAAGTCGATTTCTTCTTCGTCTTCAGCTCCCATTTCTGGTTCAGCTTCCATTCCAGGTTCTTCGATTGGTGCTTCGTCTCCCATTCCTTCGATATCACCAGCATCCATATCAGCTCCCATTTCAGCGCCTCCGCCTACTTCTTGAGCAATAATGTCTCTAATCATGTCTTTGAATTGGTCAACTGAAAGTTTAGATAAATCTTCGTCTCCGTCAATTTCTTCTTCACCTTCCATTTCTCCAGCTTCGTCTTCACCGGCTTCTTCGCCAGCTTCCTCTTCGCCTTCTTCTCCGGCTTCGTCTTCAGATTCTTCTGAATCATCCTCTGCCTCTTCTTCTTCAGCTTCTTTTACTGCAATAAATCCTGATGCGTTTTCCTCTACAGCTTCTTCTACTTCCTCTTCAACTTCGTTTACTACTTCTTCTTCGTTTTGAGAATCTTCCATCTCTTGAAGTTTAGCAGCTAACATGTCTTTAAGGTGTGGTGTTAGAGTTTCCTCTAATGCCTCTTTAGCGTTAGCAATAGCGGCTTCACGTACAGACTTTGCTTCAGCAATAGCTTGCTTGAATAAATCTTTGTTTGCCATTTTAAAAATAAATTGTTGTGTGATTTTCCTACAACTATGGTTAAGTTGTAAATGTGGAAAGAGTTTTAAATACTATATAGGATAGTACATTATATACAATAAATAGTATATAAATATATAAAAAAGAAACCCCCATATTTCTATGGAGGAATCGACACCTGCCTTCGGTAGCGTCCGAGGGAATTATTGTTACGCTCTTAATATATCGTTTATGATTGAATCTAAATTAGAATATTTAGAGGCTTTAACTTTACCTTCATTTAATGATACTGGGTTCATAAATGCTCCATGTGTGGATGGATTAGATACAAAATCCCAACATACTAATTCAAAGTCATCTTGTACTTCTAAAGTTCCTTCGTTTGTTTGTTGTACTGAACCGGTACCTCTAGATGAGATTCCGATTGTATGTCCTGCCTTACATATCTCTTTTACGATATTACCGGCCGGGGTATTTAATAATTCTATACGTCCCATAAGGTCGTCTCCATCCCACCATAACTCTTTTACTACATGGGATGCGTTCTTTAGAGAGACAACAGGAGATTCAGGGTGATCAAGTTCTCCAAAGGCGTTTCCGACTTTAACAAACTCATCTGTATATCTCTTAGATTCTCTCATTAGAATCTCTTTACTATATGTTCTGCCATTTTGGTTTTTAGCAACTGCACGCTGTAAAACACCTTCTACTTCAAAGACTCCAGGTTTTGTTTTGGATTCTCTTAATAGAGGTCTAAATGGTGTTACGTCTACTAATAATGATTGTGACATATTACTTCTTTTTGGTTTCCATTACCGGAGTAAACATCGTTTGTTTCTCTTCCATTTCTTCTTCTCCTAGAGGTCTTTCTCCTGAGTTATGTGCATCTATATCTGCTTGAGAGATTGCCTTTATGGTTGGGATTTGAACTGAGTTCATAAATCCTTTTTTGACTACTGGCTGAATATCTTTTCTGAAAGCTGTTTCAATAGATGGTGCGATAAATCCTCCAACTTTTAATCCTTCTTCATTAGTTACATTTCCAACTGCATCAAATATCTTTTGTAATTTTTCTGATGTCTTAGCATAGTACCCTTCTACATCGGTAACTAAATTTTCAAGCTGGTTGATGATTTGAGTCATTCCTTCGAAGTCTGCATAATCATCTGAGAATTTAGATAAGTTTCCGGTAGCTGCTTCATTGATAGATTCTTCTGTTAAAGCCTTTCTGATTAAAGTCTTAACTGCTTCTTTTATTTGAGCTTCTTCGGACATTGCATTCTTAATAGCTTTGTCTTTTGCTGCCATATAATCATCACTATCAATGTCTCCATCTCCGTCGTGATCTTTTCCTTTCTTTTCTTCTACTGAACTTCCTTTCGGTTTCAAAAGTCTAAAAACTTTCATAGGTAATGTATCATCAGAAAGTGCTTCTAAAAACTCTTCTACATCATATCCTTTTGTATTATGAGCTAAATTAAAAGCTGTATAAAGAGAGTCAATACTGTATTTAACAATAGACGGAAAATCCTCTTCATATCCCATTTCAGGATCAAGTAACATCTCTTTGAAATCCTCAATTGAAAATTCATCTACCTCTCCTTCTTTCATTGGAGCTCCTTGACCAGAAAAAGTTTTTCCAGCATCTCTTAAGAACTTAGCTACTGCTTTTCCTTTGTCTCCAAATTTACCATCTTCTAAAGAATCCATTAACTTACTTAAAGCTACTGCTCCTCCTACTAATCCTCCAGCTCCAATTATTGCTGTTAAAGCATCTACTGTTCCGGTACCGTCTAATTCAGAAATTGTTTCCTCTGTTTCTGATAAAGAATCGTAGTTTGCATCAACATAGTTTTCAAATTCATCTAATGGATCTGCTCCATCAGCTAAATCGTCTATATGTGTTTTTAAGAAGTCTCTGATGATACCTGTAATACCGGGCATCTCTCCGTATTTACCTTTAATAGCTGCTATTGCATTATTCATAGTTTGAATAAGAGCGGTTTTACCTGCTTCTTTAACTATGTCTTTCTTTTCTTCTTTTACTTTTTCGTAGATGTCAAGTTCATAGCCAATTCCGTCCATATATTCTATAAATGGATTGATATCATCAGGCCATTGCTTAGCTGCAGCATCTATTATATCTTTACGTAGTAAGTGCGGATCATTATCTTCAATATACCCTAACCATTTTTTATGTTTCCATTCACGGGAAATCATATCACCAGTAAGTTCAATAAAATCATATACTGCATCTTCAAAAGAAAGTTCTTCTCCATCTACATAAACAGGTTCACCTGCTTCATCCATAGATGTAGCTCCTTTTCTCTCTTTAATTCTTTGAATAGCAGCTTCGATTTGTTCTTCTGTATACCCTTCTTTTAATGTAGCTTTCTTCATAGCATTAAAAGTATCGGCATCTTTAGCGCCTCTCTTTGTTTCTTTCATTTTGTCGTGTTTATCTACTTTTTTAGATTCACCTGACATTAAGTCTAAGTAATGTGTTGGATTCTTTTCTAAGTTTTTCTTAGCTTTCTTTTCAGCTTTTTTAAAGTCAGCTGAAGAGATATTCTCTCCTGGTTCTAATCCAAGTGTTTGAATCTCTATTCTGATAGCTCTATCTAAAGCATCTAAAGAATAGTTTAAAGCAGGTCTTTCGTCATATACGTGTGCTTCAACTACTTCTTTTTTTGTTTCGAATAAAAGACCTCTATTCTTTAAGATTTGAACTGAATCGTCAAATCCGTTGAATTGGGTTACGTGCATAGGGTATTGCTGTCTCATTTGACGAACAAACTCTTTTTTGCTCATAGTGCCTTCATTTACGGCTCTATATCTCTCTGTTACTGATTTTACTCTCATAATTTTATAAGTAATCGAATCCTTTAGTATGTGATGGCCGTTTTGGACGACTTTGTTTTTTGAATCCTAATTTAGTTAATGTTTTAACTGCTCTATTGCCTTTTCCAAAAGCTTTAGGAGTAGCATACTGTGCTCCGTCACCGGGTGTAAATGATGCTCCTCCTACATTTGTAACGTTTGCTTCTTGAAGCTCATGCATTACCTCTTTTACGAGTCCTACTAGCTCTGATCTTTTCATTAGATAGATCTAAGTTCGTTAACTAAATCGTAATATTGCATTAAGTTTACTAAATGACTGTCTGTTATCTTCTCTGTCTTAGAGATAGGTACAATAGCTTTAGCAACCTCTTCTAATTTAATTTTAACTACTTCGTCTTTAACTTTCTTAACTAAGTCTCTTACATCTGAAGATATTTTGTTTAGTTCCTCGTTAACTATATTACGTAAACGTGCATTTGAGTTAACTGATGTAATAAATTCTTTAAGAATGTTCTTTTGTTCTGGAAGTAAATCTTTGTATTTATCGTTAAATTTCTCTAACAATATTTTGAAAGTAAGTAAACGTAAGTCTTTATCGTATTTAGCGTAGTCTTCTATTAAAGTATCTTTAACGTCTGCTTCTTTTTGTGGAGAAGAGGTTAAATGTTCTAAAATAGTAGTTTTGTTATCTACTAATACAGTCGGATCAACTAAATCTGCATTATTCTGTGCTTCTAATAAGCAATATAAGGCAGCTAAAGCTTTATAATCTCTAACCTGAATACTAAAAAACTCTTCTACGTTGTAGTTCTCTTTAATATCGGATATAAGGTTATATTTAGACTCTTTTAATTGTTTTTGATCTAATCTACGGGATATCTCAGTAATAGTAGAAACAATTGCTTCTGCTTTAGACTGAGATATATTCTTATTCTTAGCTATAAATTCATATAGTTTGAATTCTTTTGCTAAGGCTGTTTTTCCTGTAAAGTACTTCTTAAGTATCTTAACAGCAGCAGAGTCTCTATTGTTTAAAGTATCTGATGCTATTTGTTTTACAAGCAGCTCAAAAATAAGACCTGTGTTTCTAAATTTTGAGTGTTTTACTTTCATTATACACGTTTACGATTATAAATATCTACTAATTACCTAAATCTCTAATGTTCCCTTCATTCAACATATCAGGTTCATTAGCATTCTCTTTAGTAAAAACGATATTTTTTAATGAGTCTTTTGTTCTATGGTATATTGCTTGGGTGGTTAGGTTCTCCATTACATTATCATTATCTGATGGATAACCGCCTTTCATACCATGCTGCCCTAATGGATCTCTACCGCCCATCGCAGCTGTTGTTCCGTAAACTGATGCTTTTTCTCTTGGTCTACCTCCTTCTTCTCCTGGTTCTCCCCATTTAGGTTCCATTTCTGAATATCCTGTTGGTACTTCTCCAGGTGCTCCTCCTTTTGGTGTAGCAGTAGAACGTCTACCGTACATAGAAGCAAGATCGTGTGGTGTTCCGTAAGTTGTTCCTGATTTAGCAGGATCATTACCTTCATTTTCAATTTGAGCTATTCTAAATAAACGTTTAGAATCTTCTCTAACTAAATCTCTCATCTCCATGTAAGTATCTTCAGACATATCGAATAAGTTCTCATAGATATAGTCTGATGAGAATAATTTAGTATCTTTCATTTGATTAGCAAGATCAATCTTCTCTTTTAATAGAGCAATCTTCTCTTGTTCAAATATAATAGATGGAGTAGATAACTTGATTTCGAAGTTAGTTAAACTTTCTCCTGTAAATCCTTGAGTGTATAGGTGAACTAATGCTATTTTAGTTAACTCTGATTCTAATATCTTCTGTATTCTTTCTACTGTACGTGCAAATCTAATATCTTCTGCAGCAAGTGTTGCTTTACCAGATAAGTCTCCTTCAAATCCGAAGTATGCTTTTGGAATTTTTAATGCTGCAAACATTTTAGCTTGAAGGTACTGTACATCTGTTACTCCGTCATACTGTAGACCAGGAGTAGTTTCAATACGAGTAGAAGTATCTCCACCCCTTACCGGGATATAGAAATCTTCCATCATGTTCTGCATATTAAAACGTAAGTTATACTGACCATCTTCTCCTACATAAGGAGTCTTTTTCATTGTATTAACAGTCTTTTGCATAAACTGCTCTACTTCGTTAGGAGGAATAGATCCAACGTTAACAAAGAAAGTTCTCTTTTCTGGAGCTCTCATGATTCTATGAATCAACATTGCATCCTCCATTAAAGTAACTTGTTTGAAGATCTTTCTAGCTGGTTCTAAATAAGAACGGCCATAAGGTAAGTAATGTGTATCTGATATCAATCTAAAGTGTGCTACTTCGTAGTTGTCAAATTCAACTATTTTAGATTGTTCTCTTTTAGGAAGGTAGTTAGGATTCTGTGAAGAAGCTAATCCGTCTGGATCTAATTGGAAAACAACTTTTCCTGGTTGGGTAGGATCTTCTCCCTCTCGTCTAACCATATGGTAGACTGTGTATGGTAGAACATTATAAACTCCAAACTTCTCTGCTATTTCAAGCTTTAAGAAAAAGTCTCCGTATTTACACATGTTCCTAGTCCATGACCATAAATTAAATTCGATGTTAAGTACATCGTAAAATAAGTTATAAAGGACTTTTTGTATATTTTCATCAGATGATTTAATCGATAATATTTCGTTATTATCGTTTTTAACCGTAGCTTCATCAGCTACAATATCTAATGCAGAAGCAATAATTGGATCAGTATCCATTGCCTCGTAATCTGAGTATAGTTGAATCCTTAATGTCTGATAGTTCAGGTTAGGATTAAATACGTTTTTATTATTATAGATGTAGAGTCTACTAAATCTATCTACTAACGAGTTAGTCTGATATCTACCCGTGGATTGAATCTGATTAACGTCGGCAATTTTTAACTCATCACCTCCTACGTTTCTAACAATAATGTCAGAAGCAAAGAGTGTTTTAAGTCTACCAAATAAGGATTTATCCGCCATTGTAAATTTACTTTATATATAAATAGTATTATTTAAATAACCATGAGACATCTTCGTCACCATGGTTTGTCTTAACAATATAAGGATTATCTTGATAGGAACCAACTGAACTCATAACTGCTCTGTTCTGAGAGTTTAAATTACCAAAAGAAGATAGCTGTGCTCTTGCTAAATCCATACCTTGCTGTCTTAACCTCAATGCTGTATCTCTAACATATAATGCTGTTGCACAGGCCATGAGTAAATCATCGTTGTAGTTCGTCTGTGCTTGAGGTTTACCATTCTTCCATACAAATACTCTCATCTCGGCCATTAACCTCTTAGATTGTAGGGTAACCGCTCTTTCCCTTACGTATTCAATTATCTTAGCTATGACTAAAGGTCTAGTTCTAGCAGACATTGTAAACCCGGGAACGAGTTTATCTCTTTCGTATTTGTTCATATATGATTCTACTGTCTCCATATTGGATGTAGAACTATAGTACATATTTCTATATTCTCTTTCGAGTATCTGTTCTATTGTAGCCCACCCTATATTTGCATTTTCACAGACAAGTAAGGCTTCATTATATTCTGATGCTATACCTACAAGTACATTTCCAAAGTCTTTTGGAGATATCTTACCTTTATATTCGGCTACTTGGGTACATGATTCTATTTCAAATACATGGAATGCAGAGTAATCGGCAGAATCTCCTCTAGCGACATCGGCTACAACCATATAGTCTTTTGTATAGTCAGCAGGTTCCCATATCCATAAATTACTATCAACTCCTCTTCTTTCTACAGGGTCTTTCTGATAAGTCTCTTCATAGAAAATAAGGTCGGTTGGTTCAAATACAGTATCCCCTGAAGCTAAGAAGTCACAGTCACATTCCTGTCCTGCCATTCTAGGGCCAAGATCTCTATCCTGCATATCTCTCCAATCCTGATTTCTTTCAGGGTGAACAGTCCAGGGGAGTCTTACTGGGCAGAATGAATTCTCTCCTGTTTCAGCTTTTTCCCATGTTTGGTGAAACCAGTTACCAATACCGTTAGGTGTAGATAAGGCCATACATTGACCCCCGGTAGCTAGTGTTTGTTGGGCTGCTGCAAAGGTCTCCTCAATGTTGTCAATAAAGGCCGCCTCATCTATTAATAAGAGAGATACCGCTTCCGATCGGGCAGCGTCTGCATTAGATGATTTAGCTTGTATTTTAGATCCGTTTCTAAGTCTTAAAGATAATTTGTTTTTTTCAACGGCTGGTAGTTTTAACCACTTTGGTAACTCGTCATACATAAAAGTAGTCTTAGTTACAAGGTTACGTGCTGTAGCTTGTGTGGTTGCTAATGCCAAGACGTTTTTATCTTTATGAAATAACATTAACCATAGAGAATATCCTGCAGCTAAAGTTGATATACCTAACTGTCTTGATTTAAGAGTTATAATAAACTGCTCGTCTCTAAATAAATGTAGTACCTTTTCTTGAAATGGGTAAAGGTTAAAGAGTATACGCCCTCTTTTAGGGTGCTGAATATAGCAATACTTTCTCATAAAGTATGCTGGATCCTTTGCACACTTGAGGTATTCTTGTGCAATTATCTTTTTTATGTCTTGTGCCATAACTCATTTTTATAGCCCTAATTCATCGTACTGAAGTACAAGGTTATTGGCTCTTTCTGTTGCTTTTTTCATTCTCTTCTTAGGTCCTGTTCTTACGACAATACCTCTATTGAAGGGTCCTTCTGTAGCAGTTGCTTTAGAAGCATTTCTTTCAAATTCAATTATCGGTAGATCATCATCTGTAAAGTCTGATAGGTCTTTCATAGTTCTACTAGCTTTAATAGTTAAGGTATCTCCTTCTAAATTAAAGTCTGCGTCAGTAAAAGATCTTTGAACTATTTGTGCATGGTCTTGACCAAAAGCCATATCATATGTATCTTTCTCTACTTGTGGATGATTTAGTATGAATATTCTTCCGTATGGTTTACCGTTATCTGGGTTCATCATTTGTAGAACTCTAGGGTTACTTTCTAAAGGAGTTAATTTTAAGAAGGGGTAATCTCCGTTATAAGCTTTTGTAATAAATTTTTGATAAAATTCTTTATACCTTCCCATTACAGATGCCCACCTATAGGGTCCATCTTCTTTTATAGAGATAAACTCAAGACCTTTTGATGTCTCTAGAGATATATCTCCTTTCCATCCTTTTCTTTCACCTTCTTTCCCTACGTGGTTAACTCCTACTACTCCTCGATATTCTAACGTAGGTCCATTACTAGAATCGATTTTTACATTTATTGGGGAATTTGATTCTAATACGTTCTTAATTTTTTCGTATATAAAGGTTTCATTACCGACTCCTGCTCCTCCAATTTGTGTAAGAGATTTTGGTTTATGAATTATTTCTATTCCAGAATCAGTACGGTACCCTCCTCCACTGGAACCTCTTGTGGTGCTGTCTCTTTCAAATCCCATTTCACCTAATGCACTAAATACTTGCTGTCTAGGTATGTCTGTAAGTACTATTATTCTGTTCTTAGAGTGTGATGCAATCTCGTCTTCAGGAATGTTTAATTTTGCCATTATGGCTTTTCCTACTTCTTGAGCTTCTGGGGAAAGGAAACTAAATGGTTTTTTTGCCATTTCTTCTAAGTTGAAACCAAACAGAGATTCAAATATCCTTAAATCTTGTTTATTATTAAGATCAGGATATCCTTTCTCGGTCTTATATGACCATTCTAATATGATTCTATCTATTAAATTCATTAAGCTTCTGGTTCTGCTCCGTCTTCGAAGTCTATTGGTTCGTCAGTTAAATCTGCTCCTCCGCCTTCTTCTCCTCCAGCTCCTAAATCTTCTCCTCCTGCTGCTGGTTCTTCACCTCCGGTTGCTCCTCCTTCTTCTCCTGGGAAGTCTCCTCCTCCAGTGTCTGCTGAATCAATACCTTCTGCTGCTTCTCCTTCCCCAGCTCCTTTCATCGGTGATTCTGAGTAAAGAATAGCTAGTTTATCTAGTGCTTGTTGGTAATCTGCAATATTAGAAAGGAAATATCTCTTACCTAATATTTTAGCTACAAAAGTTTTACCTGTCCATTTTAATTCATAATCCTGTCCATTCTTTAGATTAATTCTAAAAGCGGTAGGACGGGGTGAAATCCAGTCAATTGAGTCTACAAATTCTGTAAAGTCTTCTGTCTGTAATTTTATAATTGCAGCTTTAAGGGTAGGAAATCTACCTAATATAGTATCTGTAGCGTCGGCAAGTTCTGCTTCATCTCCAGGTTCTGATTCTGGTACTTCCTCTCCTTCTGGTGCTCCAGCATCTTCCGGTGCAGGTTCTTCAGTTGGTTCTTCGTCTCCTTCAGCCTCTTCTAGTTCATCTAAAAGTCCTTCTATGAGTACTTCTTGATATGCTTCTAGAATAATATTTTTAAGATCTGCTTTTTTCATATTATCTTGTTCTACAGTGATCTTTACCTTTTAAGTAAGGAGTCTTACATTTAGTTCCTTTAACGTGTTTTCTACCGCATTTACCACAGCAGGTTGATTCACCTTCGTTTAAACCTTGTTCTTTATTTTGCTTATCAGCATATGCCTGGGCATCTTTCTTTTCAGCAAATCCTTTTACTCTGGTTTCACCTTCCCATACCGCCCAAGGTTCTTTTTTATTCTTACATGGACGAACAACGTATTTATCGTTTGGGTTTTTAGAATGATCTTCATCTAAATTGGTAGCAGTGCTTTTGCCAATTCCTGCAACCTTATTGTTTAGTTGTATTTCTAATTCTCTTTTCTTAGCGGTTAGATCTTTAAGAGTACTAACTACTGATTTATCACCATCTTTGTATAGTTTAGCTAATTCTTTCATACGCTGTACTATGCCGCTATGGTCTTTTTGTAAGCTAGCAATACCTTTACTCCCAACGCCTGCTTTTTTATTTGCTTTATTATCAATTGATTGGTCGTCAAATGGATCCTTACCGCTAAATCCTACTCTATGAGATTTAAACTTTTCTTTCTTATCATACTTATTAATCGCCATGTCTCCCTTAGGTACGTGAACATTTTGATAAGTCTGTTCTCCAAAGTTAGAATGATCTTCATCTATATGATGACCTTTTCCTTGTCCAAAAGCATCGGGTCCAATACCGGCTTTTTTACCTGTATTTATTTTTCCTCCAAAAGATACTGTAGAAGTATCTCCGTTTGGACGTATTACTTTAGCTATGTTACCTTCTATATGTTTTACTAAGGTATATGTTTTACCATTAAATTCAAACTTATCTCCAGGTTTTAAATCTGAGATTGATTGTCCTTCTGCTGCTTCGTTCTGCTGTCCTTTACTAGCATTATTCATCCAAGCATTAGCCTCTCCTTCACTTCCTTTAACGGTTTTTACTTTTTTACCGTGTTTGAAAATATCATAGACATTTTTACTTACGTACTTTTTAGTGTAGGTAGGTGTTTCTGGTTTGCTTTTCTCATACCCTACCGGATCGTGAAACATTCCAATTTCGCTAACATCTCCGTCTTTATATTTTTTAATAGCTTTCTTTACACTATCTAAAGAAATGTCTCCTGTCTCATCTCCAAGCTTCTTAACTGCTTGTAATGCTCCATATCCAGATCCCATTAGTATAATAAACTGTGCTAACATATCAGCATAGGAAGGATCTACCATTTCGTTTAGATCTCCTTCTTGGAGTGCAGCAAATTTAGCTTTAATTATACTTTTAAATTCTGCTTCTGCCTCTTTACCGAAGTTATTAGAAACTAGTCTAAATGCTTTACGGTACTGACTCATAAAATCTTCAGCAGCTATTTTAGCTTTTAGTGTCGGTGATTCATTATCTTTAACCACTCTTTCTAAAGCAAGCTGATCTAATGCAGGTTGTTTTTCTTCTGCTTCTAAATAGTGTTGTGCAGATGAAATATATTCTCTGGCTAAGGTAACTTTCTTCTGCCACCAATGTGGAAAGTCTACCTCGCCATCATGTTTGTCGTATTTGTCTAACTGCTTATATAACTTAGCTGCATATGTTGCAATATCGTATAAATCTTTTTTAAGCATGTTTGGTTCATCATCTTGATGTCCAACATCTAAGTCTCCTCCTTGATCCATTCCACCTTCTGGTGTTTCATTCTCTCTAACTCCTTCTTCTATATTTGTATCTACAATTTCAATACCTTGAGCTCCTAGATCCATCATAGCATCATAAGCCATAGAATCATCATTAAAATAATAAACGTTAGAACCGTTCATTTCAAACTGTCCTCTAAACCGGTCATCCATTATAGCCATTGCCTTTCTAGCATCTCTTACGGATACTTCAAGATATGACATTCCTTCTGGAGCTTCATTTACCTGTGATTCACTAAACATCTGAATCATTTTATTAAACGTTTCTTTAAAGTAAGCTCTAAAATATGCTTTTTTAGCATGTTCAATTAAACCTTCTCTATCAGTGTCATATTCTTCCCAATCGTTCCAATAGTTATCTACTGCATCTTCAACTGCTGATTCCAGTTCTTGACTAAATGGAGAGGGCATGGATGTAGGTTCTCCTAGATCTTTATGAATAGATTGATTCATTATGTTCTGATCTGAGCTGCCCCATTCTTTCAATTCCTCTTCTTCGCTTGCTCCTTCTCCTTCTTTTATTTTCTTTTCTTTTGCAATAAGAGCTTGTATCTTTTTAATCATATCCTTTTCAGGATGATCTTCTAATCTACCTTTTTCTTCTGCGTTGGCCCATTCTTCATCAGACATTCCTTCTTTCATTTGAGACTTCCAGTGTTTGGTAAGTTCATTTGCTATTACATCAACGTGTACGATTGGTTCTCCCGAAGGTTTAACACCAACACCGCCAATTACTTTATCGAATGAAAAATCTACTAGGTGTAAGTCGTCTCCTGTAATATAAAAAGAGAAATCATCTGTGGAAGTATCTTTTTTGTACTGTACATGAATATCAAAAGATCCTTCTTCTATATTTTTAACTTTCATAGAAGCTAATTCATCTCCCATTGATTTAAGTCCTTTTGCTACTGCTTTTCCTATTTCTCTAGCAATAGCTTTAGTTTCTTCTAATGAAAATTGAAGTCCAGCTTCTTCCTTAATTTTTTTACCACCAGCTGTCTTAATAGATTTAACATCTTGGTTATCTTTAAGTTTCTGAAGTTCTTTTTCGTCTGTGTATTCAGTAGCTTGGCCATTTACAAAAGCTGTTTTTTCAGCTTCTGATAAAACAAGTAATTGTTCTTGTAATTTTGCCTCTACCTCTTGAAGTTGTGAGGTCATTTGCGGAACGTTTATGCCAGTAGAATTTGCATAAGAACCATCCTGTAAAGACTGTAATGCAGTTTGGACCCTTGTTAAACGGTCGTTTACTTCTTGGTATGTCATTTTATTAGTGTTTATAGCTATATAAATAAATAGTGTAGAGTTATTTTACCACCCCCAATATGGGTTATCTTGATTCTCCCACCAGAAGGTTAATCCGCCGTCTTTTCTGAGATTAAACCTCTGTACATAGAAGTCTGGTTCAAATATTGAATCATCTTGAATGTACATACATCCAAATTTAATTCTTTCACTTTCTATTGAACCTTCTAATACTTTATCTAATATAGTAAAATTTTTACCACGAAGTGTACCAGAATCAATAAAAAGTAGTTTATTATCTTTATTAATGTATTTAGATACTAAAGTATCTATATCTTCTATATATTCATCAATAGAGTATAATTCATTACCAGGATATGGCATTTCTAAGAAATCCAAATCAAACGGTACATGATTATTTAAATGAGAAAGTTTGTGTGAAAGTAGTTGACATATACCTGAACTGTATTCAGGAGAACATATAACGATTGTTACTTTTGAGTCTATCCAGTTACTTTTTTCGATTTGATCGATAAGTCTGTGGGCGTCTCTATATTCTTTTAACGAGTCTATATAAAACTGTTTTGACATACATAACTTATTTTTTACCACCTTTCATGTTCGCACACCAGTGGTACATTTTAGCTTTTTCCCCGGATGCATTTTTAGCTTTTCTCCTAAGATCGGTAACTGAACCTTTACAGCTTGCTCCAGATTTTTTAACTCTACCGGGTCTAGATTTACCTTTTACTTTACCGTCGGCGTAGTTTTCATCATATAGTTCCCAATCTCTTTTTTCCCAATCTACCGGAGTATTTCCTTGGGTATTGTAAAAGTCTTGTAGTACTTCTTTAATTAGGGTTATGAGTTGAGATTTTTTCATTATCTAGACTCTTTAGTGATAGTCGTATCGGCTAGTACTTTAGATTTAACGCTACTAAAAATTAATTTAAGGAACATCTCTTTAGTACCTTTTACAAACTCTTCAGGACTTAGACCTGATTTATATTTTCTCTGGTGAGGTTCTTTTCTTAGTACTTTATTTGCTTTGAAAAAATCTAATATTATGTCAGACAGATCACTACTTAGTCCATCCAGTGCTCTTTGGCCAAAAGCTTCAGAAATTTCTTCATAACCGAAACCATGTGAATCTGCTGCACCATCTTGTAAATTAGCAGCTTCTTCAGACATTTTATTAATCTTTTTACCGGCTTTAACTGCATCTTTATGTGCCTTAGAGTTTTTATGGGAAGGTTTTTCTCCTCTTTTTCTTTTAGCATTTATATTAGCCCAAAGTCCTGGTCTTTTCTTTTCTTCAACTTCTTGTTTTCCAACCAACGAATCATAATCATCCATTGAAAGAGCTGTATTTTGAACTGAACCTAATTGAATAGCTTTTTCTGCTACATCATGAAGATCCATGTCTGTTTTTGCATCTTCTTTAGCGTATTCTAAAAGTCTAATGAATAAAGGAATATCAAGAGTAATTCTGTCTACTGGATTATCTATTTCAGATACTTCGTCTTCTGTATCATCAGCAATCTTTTTCAAGATTTTATTTAACGTATCAGGGGTAAGACCTTTTGTCTTTCCTATTTGAGGAGAGTATCCTTGTAACTCTTCCTTGATTAATTTTAGTAACTCTGATTTTTTCATTATAGTGGGATGTCTTTTGCCATCATTAACATTCTTATTACTATGGCTGCAATTGAACCGAACACAATCCACAGAGCTTTATTAACTCCTGACTGCCATCTTGTTAGGTTATCTAACTGTTGAATTTTAGTTTCGTAATATTCAATTCTCCTTTCTCTATCAAGGCGAAAATCTGTGTTTTTATTTGTATTTACAATAACTCCGTTTTCGGGATTAAGCAATGTATACTTCATATCCGACATATCGTCTTTTAATGATTCCATATCCTTTTGCATTTGTTTTAACTCACCATTAGGCATGTGAGATTTAATATGCTTGATTTCGGACAGGAGCGCGTCAAGTACTTCTTTCTGGGTCATGTTAGTAGGCTTGTGGTGGTTTTAGTTATAAATATCACTCAATATGCTTACGCAACAGTTTTACATAACCCTGTAAATCGTTCATGATTTTTTCTTTATAACTACTACTAGTCTTACCCCAGTCTTCCACAACTCCATCTTCTGTAACAAAGGAATTATCCTCATTTAATGATTCAAATACCCAAGCTTCAATATCTTTTATAAAACCGGCTATATTACCAGACATCATTTGTTTTTCATATTGTTCATATAGACCTGCTTTCTGTAATTCAGCTTCATAATCTACTGTACATTCAAAACAGAATCCATGTATCTTATACATCTTCTGAGCTAGGTGATGTTTCATTGACCCGTTACATTTAGGGCAGCTTAATGGGACTCTCACAGCTTTTTTTGCTGCATCTAATCTAGTAACGTTCTGTTTAAGTCCGTTCTTTATAGTCCATTGTCTACCTTTTTCCTCCCATACATCACCTTCCTCATGCCTTTCATGGGCTTTTTGGTAACCGGTTTGAGATTTAGTAGAGGCTGTAAAATCCTTATTAACTAAGTTTCTTACTCTCTGTACATCTGATTGTTTGAATTCTTTCTTAAGTAAACTTTCGTTACTCATAACCTAGTTCTTTTAATTTCTCTATAACGTGATCAACATTACCATCTTTACATTTAATCGCAATACCGCCTTTGGCTGCCCATTGGTCAATGTTAGATGGTTTGTCGTCTATTAATATACTATTTTCGTTTGCGTATCTCTGTTTATCAGCCGAATACGCCATTATTACTTTTGGTTTAGGGTTCAAATGATTCTTAGCCCATAGTTGTTTTCCTAATCTTGAACCATTATCTCTTGATGGAGAAGTTAAAAGGTCTGGTTTGTATGGAGATATAAAGTCCCATAGTCTCTGACCTTGCGGCATCCATTTCATACCTACCCAGAACTTTAATCCTATCTTAACATCTATTAGTTCCCAAAAGGCTGGAGTACCAAATTTGTTTTCATACTCTTTTGGTTTCATACCGGAGTAGTGTTCAAATCTTTCTTCAAAGTCTGTTAATACCCCATCCATATCGCAGTAAATTTTATACGGCGGTACTTCTTTTTTTTCTTTGAGAGGATACCCCTCTCCTAATAACTCATTTAGTGATTTCATATAACCTATTTGTTTTCTTTTTTAACTTTGTCTTCCCAGTTTCTAAAAGTAATATTACCGTTAAGGTACGCTTCTTTTTCTAACTCAAGTAAATTATCATCAGCGTTAGTGTCAGAAGTCTGTACTTCTGATAGTCTTCCTTCTAGGTTTTGTATATGGTGAATCATTTCATGTGTGAATGATCTCATAACATCTTTAGGATGTCTACCTTCCGTATATAGTACAATTTCTTTTAGGTTAGGATCATAGTAAGCTGTTCTTCCAAAAAAGTCTGACGCTTCTACTAAGTCTCTTTTAATTTTAATTTCCGGTAACGGAGTAATATTCATTTTTTGATCTAACATGTACTCTAGGATTGAACCCATATACGGTGTAAAATCAAAGTTATGTTTATCCGCCGGTCCATTTACTGCCACTCTTACGTGGTCATTTTGGAAAGTAACGCTGAATTCCTCTTTGTCTAGAATTTGAGATAATTCATCATACACTCTATTTAGTTTGGCTCTATCATCTGATCTAACTATAGACTGTGGGGCTGTTGGGGAGCCGCTTGAACCTTCTTTTACTTCTTCGGTTATAAACCAACTATCCATCAGTTTGTCCATATCCTCACCCATCATTTCGGCTATAATACTTTGTTTTAACATGTTTACTATTTTAAGTATTTCTTCTCTCTTTAATTCAGCAGGGAAGAAATCAACTATCATGTCTAGGTTTCCTGATAGTATTGCGTTTCTAAAATCTGTAGCTCTAACTTTACTGTCAGCGTTTGCTGCCATAACAAGTCCATCTACATTTTCTGTGTTCTTATATACCGTAACTCTTCTTAAATCTACAAAATCTTCTTCTCCTCTAACCCCTGTTACGGCATAAAATTGCTGTTCAGGATGTTCTTTAGCGAAGTCTTTTGCTGCAAACATTGGATTTTTTTGGCCATCTAATATTTCGACTCCGGGTAAATACTTTGCATATATCTTCCAAACAGCCATTGACTCTTCTTTGGTGAGACCATTTCTTTCTCCTCCTCCAATAAAAATGTATACCTTATCTATTTGGTCTACTTTTGAATCTTTTCCTGATAAGGCTGAAGCTCCTGCTTCTTTATGAGAGTCTATATCATAAGGTTGGCCACCATGAGTATTATTTAAAAGTCTTTTTACAACTTCAAAATGTCCTCTATGGGGTGGTTTGAAAGCTCCTGAATATAGAACTGATCTCATTATGCTAAGAAGTTTTGTACATTAGAATCTATTTCTGCTGAAGTAGAATGTTTAAGTAATTCTTGGAAGACTGGGCTATATACCATATCTGCAATATTATCTAATACTTCTTTCTCTCTTTGATTCTGTTTATCTTTATTGTCTCTATATTTTACAATAGCAGCTTTTAATTTATCAGCTCCTGGTCCTACTCCGTTCTTTTCGTATGCTTTTAACCAGGTATCTTTTATAGCTCTATCTTCACCGTACGACTCTTTATCCCAATCCATCCCTTGAGTATCTTTTAGAAACTCTTGTTCTTGATCTTGTGCAAGTTCGATAGGTTTTCTAAATGTAGATGCTCCTACATCGTTCTTTTTATTATATGCCTGTAAGTAATCTGCTATTCCCTCTGCTCCATTTTTAGCAGCAACATTAAAGCCTTTTACTTCCTGATCATATTCTCCTCCTCTATCATTAACAAAAATAGAAAGGTTGCCTTTTAACATTTTGTTATAATCGGCAATTAACTGATATACATTTCTCCAGGTCTGAAATACAGCAGCACCGGGTATGTTTCTTTCTCTTTTAAAATTAGAAATATAAGAAATCATAGGATGAGTGTAGACCATAACCATGTATACATCATATCCTGCTGCTAATAATTCTTTTACTTTAGCAGGATTAGAAGCGGTAGTATCCCAAACAAAACTACTCCTGCTGTCTATTGCCTGAGCTACGTCTTGATTGGTCTGTGCTGTTGCTTTTGATAGATTTTTGTACCCTGGGTGGTTGGGATCCTCTACGTAGTTGTCCGGATTGAATGACTGGATCCCTCTTAGATCTAACTGGTTGAGTAGATAAGACTTCCCTGCTCCTGCTCCTCCCGCCATTATTACGGCTTTGGGTTGGTCCTTGGCTTCTAATATTAAGTCCGTTAATTTGATCATTTGTTAATATATTATTTACTCTTGTTCTTGGTCTTGGTTGTTGTCTTCTAATTCTAGGCCTTGGTAACGGTTGAACCAGCGGTCTAACATACGGCCTATAAATCCTAGGAGTAATATTGAAACTCCAACCGTTATACCATCCACTATATTGGGGATATCTCCAATTGTAGTCGTAGTTCCAACTGTTCCAGTAGTAACCGTTTCTAAATAAAAAAGTATTGTAATTAAAGTCATAATAATTTGTAAATACGTTTACTCTTGGCTGTTGGATTTGATTTAAACTAGCTCTAGAAGAGACATGGTTTAACGTAGCTAACCTAAACTGCAATGAATTACAGCTTACTAAAGATAAGAATAATACCGTTAATATACAAGCTTTTTTCATAATAGTTTATTATAAATAGTTAAATTTTTATGGTTGTTGGATATGACTGGTAAATAGGCTCAGTTGTAGGGTTATCTAATTTATAAAGTTTGTATATTGTCTGAAATAAGTCGAAATTTTTTTCTATCTCATCTATGACTTTAATTTGCCATCCTTTACCCTGGTATACGCCTTTCTTCTTAGATTTAGATCTTGAATTGGCTTTTAACCAGATAATTCCTGTTCTCTCGATCTTCTGTCCTCTTACTTCTTCCATACCTTTTGCATAAGCAGCTAACTGTAAGTCATATGCTCTATGAAGTGAATTAGATGTCTTTATATCTAATAACCAAATTTCTCCGTCCATTTTTACAACTAAGTCTGCTGTACCGGCATACTTATGTTCGTCTGACCAGACAAATTGTTCGGTTGATATAAGCTCTGGTTTATGGGTTTTCCAAAAGTCGGCAAACTTTAAAATCATTTCCCATACTACTTGAGAATATTTAGCGTTACCGTAATCATCCATCCAAGAAATCTCTTCTCCTAAAACTAGCTTTTCAGCTGCTTCATGTACTTGAGTTCCTTCTTTACCTGCTTTTCTTAAAATAAGATCGGCATTATGCCCAACATCTTTCAACCAGTTGTCGAAAAACTTATTCTTGGGCATATACTGGAGTATAGTAGTTACGGACGGGTAATATACTCCTTCGCCTCTCTTGTAAACTCTTCTATCTAAAAAGTTAATCTGTTTTAATTCAGGGTTGTAATCTAACCTGTCTTTTGCATTCTCTTTTAAAATGTTTGTACCTTGTCTTATCATAGGTCTAATTTGTGCATCATTAGACTACTTAAGTCTAATTCTTCTGCTGATTGTACTAACTCGGTAAAAGCTCTAAAGCCCATTTCACTTGGATCTTTTTGTTTAAGATCTACAAAGTAAACTCTTTTACCAAGGTTTAAAAATTGTTCTGCTATCTTTATTGCAGCTTTTCTTGCATCGGTATCTAGTGCGATGTAGATATCATTAGTTGGGCTGGTTAATATTTTTTTATATAGGGAGTCTGAAATTGCTTTACCTAAAATTGGTATAGCGTTTCTTCGTATTGCTATTGCATCAAATACACCTTCACATAAAATAATAGGTGCATTCCAGTTTATTAAATTTTCGTAGAATATTATGTCTTTGGAGGCTTCGGGATTTTTGTACTTATAGTAGTTACCGTCAAAGCTTCTTGCAACAAAAAAATTGAGTTGTCCCGATCCAGTATAACTTGGAAAAATAATTCGTCCCCCAAAGAGTCCATTTGTTGCGTATCCAATACCATATTTAATAAAATCATTATCGGTAAGTCCTCTGTCATATAAATACTTTCTTACTTGATTAGCTACTACTGAGGTTCTCGAAGCACTATATAGAGGTTGAAATTCGGCAGGTAATTCTACTGCTTTGACTTTATTATACTCTATATAGGTACCTTTAGGTAGGTACTTTAATACTTCTTGTGCTTGGTCTCTTGGTGTTTTTAATTGTTTGAGTAAGGAACGGATTGTAGTTCCACGAGTTTGACATACCCAACATTCCCAGAAGTTCTTACCTTCCTCGTTGGTAGCCATATTGATCTCTAACTTAGGTTTGCGGTGATTGCAAAATGGGCAATGGAAAGCGTAGTTATCTCTAGCTCTCTTATTACTCTTCCCTAATAAATTCTCAATGGATCCTAATAAAAATGTATAGTCCATAATTCGTCCGTAACTTATATACTAAGATAAGAACTATTATTTAAACTACCAACTAAACGTCAATCATTTTTAGTTTACCGGACTTTGGGTGAACCATTACGTTATCACCAACGAAATCTAATTCGTCTGGGTCTATACCGAATCTTTCAGCTTCTGCTTCAGTAGCATCTTTAAATTCATCAGGAACTTCTCCTTTGAATCTACCTAAAACCTCCATTTCTATAATACCGAGTTTAGGATTTAATACCTTTACGTCGTATATGTAAACAAAATTGTTAGTCTTCTTACCTTTAAGTATCTGTGCGTGTTCTAATTCTACCTCATCAGTAGTTACCTTAACTGCTTTTCCGTTTAATAGGTACGCAGAACCGTAATCTCCAGCACCAAGGTGTGTTCCGCCCATATCTACTATCTTATCTATCTCCCTATCAAATTCTGGAGTAGATTGTAATATTTCTGATAGTAGTATTCTGGCTAGTTTCATTTTATAAGTCTAATTCAAATTTAATACCAGGGTAGTATCTTCTGTCGTCGTCATCTTCTGCCCAATTTGAAGCATCTGTAACTTTATATCCTTTAGATTCAATCCACTTTTTAGCTTTATCAAAATCTTCATCAGGTAGTTCTTGTCTTACCATGAATGAAAGTTTACCGAATCCTTTTCCTTTTAATGGGTCTCCTTCTTCTCTGTCTTTAGTATATTCCCCCATTGAAATACGAGGATCATATTCACTAAAGTTTTGGTCAAGTTCTTTTTGAAAATTAACTTCTAATTCTTTTACGTTAGTAACTCCGTTAGAACCTTCTTGTAACCCTAAATGAGAATGTAATTCTTTCATAAAAGGTTCGATGATATGGGTACCGTATTCATCTTTAATTACTTCGGCTACTGCTTGAGCAAAATCTGTATAGTTAAGATTTGGGTCAATAGCTTCTATGGCACTATTAATTCCCATAGCCAGTCTATTTCCTGATGTCTCTTCTTGAAGTAATACGTTAATAAGTTTCATTATCCTTGTCCTTTAGAAAGCTTCTTATAAAGTTTAGAACTTTTTAGCTTTGATGTTTTTGATTTTGAATGAACTCCGGGACGAGATGTTTTACTTTTTTGAAACACTCCTCCGGTTGAAATAACTTTAGCCACTATTCTTTAATTTTTAATGTTAAACTGCCAGTACCTTTTATTAATCTATGATAGGTTCCTGCCTTTATAAATATACGATTTAATTCCTTTGGTATTTCGTTATCTAGTTGAAATTTCCAATCAGTTTTGTGAAGAGGTTCTATAACTCTATCTTCTCTATCTCTATGCCAAACAAATTCCATAGAAGAAGTCTTATCAGAGAACTCTCTAATAATATAACCATCTTTTAATTCTTCTATGTAAGGTCTGTTCATATATAGTATTCTTATTTAACAAGTACCTGTTGAAGTAACCTGTTGTAACGTATGATCCCAATACGCCCAATTACCGGAGGTTCCTATAAAGTATCTAGATGCTGGGAATGGACTAAATGAGCCATCATTGTTACGTATCAAGAAGTTTTCTACCGAGTGTACATTATTAGGATTGTTAGTTCCAGTTATATAGGTACCACTATAGGTACTTGTACTACCACAAGGATCTGTCCAGCTTCCGTTAGTTGTGAAAGGTCCGTACACTAATCCGTAACTAACAGCAGGAGTAGGAGTAGGAGTTGGGGTTTGAGTTGGTGTCGGTGTCGGTGTAGGGCAAGGACCTAGAGTTGTAGTAGTTATTACTCCGTTAGCGTCTGTTGTTACTAGTATCCAATCTTTCAATCCAGTATCTGCCTGTTCAATTAAATCGGATGGTGCATATACCCTTCTTGCGTTGTCTACTACACTACCGTCAAATTCATGGTATAGTATACTTCCATTAACTGGTTCAGAATCTCTGTTTGAGGTATAATAGTTGAAAGTATTTCCGTCAGCAAATCCTGGATCATCTGATCGGTTACACATGAAGTCTTGTATTTCCTCAAAAGTACTAAAAGATACGTTTAGACCGTTTAGACTTGTACCGCCTTGAATATTATACCAGAGTTTAAATACTGGTGTACTAATAGGTGTGTTGCTAGGTGTGTTTGTAGGAGTTGGTGTAGGAGGTATTGGTGTACTAGTAGGTGTAGGAGTTAAGGTAGCTGTACTAGTAGGTGTGCTATTAGGAGTTGATGCTGGTGTACTAGTTGGTGTTCCGGTAGGGGTACTAGAAGGTGCCGGAGCTGGTGTGCTAGCTGGTGTGCTAGCTGGTGTGCTAGCTGGTGTGCTAGCTGGTGTGCTATTAGGTGTTGAAGCTGGTGTGCTATTAGGTGTTGAAGCTGGTGTACTGTTTGGTGTGCTAGCTGG